CCTTTGATTGCCAGAGGGGACGCAAACAAGCGCTTCGTGGGAACGGGTGCTGTATCGTAGAAGCGCTGCTTGGTGCTCGGGTCGTATTCGATCGAGGGAGACTTCTCGTTTACGTCGGACTGGGTCTTGGCGTCCTGTGCGGACGCGACGCGCGTCAGCCCGATCCCCATCACCTCAGTCGAATCGTTGTTGTTGGGAGGGTTAGCCATGGACCTTCTCCACGTGCTCGATGAGCTTCGCCTTGGCGTAGCTGTATTGGCCCTGCGTCATGTTGAGCTTCTTCTGGATCTCTTGATTCGAGAGTTGCTCAGCACCCCCGTACCCCGTCAGGTGTTCGAAGATTGCCTTCTGCTGTGGAGACAAGTCGTGGTGGATGAAGTCGACGACGTGCTCTTGCTTGTCCGCATCGTAGAGCCCTGCGTCGCCCGTCTCGAAGAGCCCACCCGACTCGAGCAGCTCCTTGCGTCCGATCGACTTGCGGTACTCCTCGACGCGATGCATCGGCCACCCGAGTTGATCCGCCAGCTCGTCCGTCGTCGGTGCGCGTCCGAGGGCATCCGCCAGATCCGAGTGGGCGACGTTGTAGCTGTGGTAGAGCAACATCTTGTTCTCGGGTAGCCGTGCGACGTTCTGGTTCGCGTAGCTGAGCCGAGACAGCCGCTGGAGCTGGTTGACGACGTGTGTGCCAAGCGCCGCACCCTTGTTCGGGTCGTAGCTGTGGAACGCCTCCATCGCGAGGCGCTTACCCTCCGACTCGAGCAACGGCCGTGCGAGGGTACCTGCCCACTTGTTGGCTTCACGGTGGATGAGCGGGTTGACCTGCGCGAGGAGCGCGCTGGCGTTCGCATCCGTCGGGCTCTTCTTCCACGCGTGCCACGCGTCGATGTCCTGCGTTTGGCGGCTCGTGGCAGCCAACTTCGCAAAACGGGCGAGCGTGTTCGGCATGGGTCGCATGGTACTAGGTTCTCGGTGTCTTGATGGCCAAGACGTTGTTGCGATAGGCCAGAAGGATCGCGTCCCAATCGCTTCGGGATTGGGAGAAGCTGGTCGAGGTCAGCCCCGTCACCGCAGGTGAGTCGAGCCCCGTGATGTTGGGCGGCACTGCGTCCGGGAGGTCCTGATACACGATGCGGCGGATGCGCGAGAAGTACCGTGCGCCCACGCTATGTGCATGCCCGAATGCGGGGACCTCTCCCTCACCTGCGGAGTTGTAGAACACGATGTATTCATCGAGCGTGCAGATAGGCCGCCAGTTGTAGCGCATGGCTGCGTCTCGACTCTCGAAACAGGCGCTAGAGAACGCGGTTGGAACTAGCTCTCGGTTAGCGTTGTTTCCGCCCAGGTTATGGGCCACGCGTGTCACAGAGCCGACCGACGTTTGGTTCTTGATGGCCAACACAGACAAAATCTGTGCGTCAAGGTCTGCCAGCGCCGCCTTGGCGATCGTCAACGGTGGTGTGAGTGTTGCGATAGCCGCTTCCGCTTCCGCGGTCGAGATTTCCTTGACCAGAGACTGCAGTGCATTGGGATTGAGATTGTCGTCCAACGGCGAGTTCAGCGTGGTAGACGACGCACCAAACGAAGACGTGTTCTGTTTGATGATTCCTAGATGAACATCAATCTGCGTTTGTAGCGTCGTGACCTGTATGGCCAACGGGGTCCGTTTGGCTAGCAGTGTCGCGTAGTCCTGTGTCGCTTGCACTACAGCGTCATCCGTCGCGGCGTCCGGCCCGTTGACGTAGATAGGTTCGGGTGATGCGCCGGGGACCTTGGCAGCGAATGCCAAGATCTTCCGGAAGTCGAAGGATGCGTCCTTACCGTAGAGCGGCTGGGCCCCGTAGAACAAGTTCTGGTAGTAGGCCTCGGCCTTGGGAAACGACTGCAGGATCTTGCTGACGTCGCGAATGGGTTCTTCAGGCGCTGCGCCGCGCGCTGTCGCGTCATTCCTCGAGAACTCTTCGTTCAAGAGTTGAAACATCTCCTGAATCTGACGTCCGTAAGAGAAGGAGAGCGTAGTGCCGCGCCGACCGTCGTGTGACATCGACTGCTGAACCGTCGTGACGTAGACGAACAGGTCCACGCGAGACGCGCGTTGATCCAGAATCACCGCTGGAAAGCCGGGGACGACGTAGGGGTTCCACGAGATGGAAGCGGAACCCGTTCGCTTGGCGTAGCGTTCGCGGAAGTACTCGAACTTCGCGTAGAGCTTGTAGACGGTGTCGGTATCCGTCTGCGTGGCGTCGAAGGCTGCAGGCGTCGGCGTCGGGGGTGTCGGAGCTGCCGGTGCCGGTTGGTTGGATGTTGCGGCTTGTGGTGTTGCAGGCGCAGGCGCTGCAGGAGGCAATGCTTGCCCCGCGGTCACATACTCCCACGGGCCCGCCTTCATGTAGGGCGCAGGATTAACGAAGTTGGTAGGTCCCGGAAACCAGAGTTCGAAGTGCAAGTGCATCAACTTGGCTTCGTCGCGTGGGGAGTACCCGACGATCCCGAGTGGTGTACCTGCGGTGACACGCTGTCCCGATGCAGCCCTTTGCGTGGGCTCCATATACATGGAAGACATGTGTGTATAGTACGTGCAGCACTTCAACGGACCGTGGTCGATAACAATCGTGTAACCGACCGGCGTTTGACCAGCAGACCATACAACACCATCATGTGCTGCCACGACGGTCACGCCGTTGGGCATGACGAAGCCGCCACCCTTGGACCGATTGGGCGTATTCTTCGTCCACGGGTCTGTCGCTTTGTGTTCGAAAAAAAGGTCGAGCCCGGGGTGAACCACACCACGTTCTTTGCCGGGTGTCGGGTCAAACTCGTGCCCGATAACCGGCTTCCGTCCTTCGAACATCGCGACGGGCCACACCCAACGTCCCGGTAGCGGCAGCGTCGGGTTGGTGTTGGCCGTCTCGCCAGGCGTTCGAATCGCAGGCGTCGGGAAGTGTGGCTGCGGTGCGGGCGTTGCCCCGGTCTGCGCCGGCGCTGGCGGTGTTGGAGGAATCCCGCCCACAGGTGTTGGGTTGATGTGGTTCTCCTGGGCACTCAGGAAGAACATCCACGGCGGGATGTCGCGACGGTCCATCACCGGACCCTTGAAGAACTCCTCGGGGTAGAGGAGGAAGTTCTTCGAGTTGTAGGCGGGGGACGCGTGACGCTCCTTCTCGTAGAGGTCGACCTCCTCGGGGTATCCGATGGCCAGCGCATCCAGGATGGTCTGCTTCATCGCGGCGCCCTGCGTGTTCAGGAGCCGGTTGACGGTGCCGTCATTGAAGTAGAGGCGCGTGGGCTGCGTCGCATAGTTCTCCTCGTACGTCATGTTGAGGAGCTGTGACGGGAAGACGGTGTTGCACGCTGGCGGGATGCTGAACAAGCTCTGTGGCTTGACGAAGTAGTTGGGGATGCGCTTGGGCTTGGTCTTGCGGCTGTCGAGGCTCAGCGTCGGGACCCACTTCTTCGCGTTCGCCTTGGCCGTCGCGCTCTCGAGCGTGTCTCCGTACTTGATCGGCGCCTTCGTGACGCTGTCGATGGCAACACCGTTGACGAGCGCGATCTGGTGACCGTTCACGAGGCCCGTGATCAACGTGCCATCGAACGTACGAAGCTGGTTCCCGGTGACCGTGAGAAGTTGGTCCGTCCAGCCGGGTGCCGGGGCGAGCGTGTGCTCGTTGAAGTTCGTGGGCTGGATGAGGCTCGTTGCCAGGTCGACGGTGACCAGCGGCATCGACGGGATCATCGCGATCTCGGTCAAGAGCGTCTGAATGACGGTCTCGAGCATGTCCCAGATCGAGCCTGCGTTTTGAACCGGAGGGATGAGGTTCTTGACGATCGTGCTGACGGCCGAGACGCTTTGAATCGCCTTGAGCGCGGGGAAGATGTTGTCGCTGAACGCAGAAACTTCGTCGAAGAACGGCGACGCGACGAACTTGTTGAGGAAGTTGGTCAGCCGTGCCCAGCGTGCAAAGAAGTTGGATGCGGGGATGGCTTGGTGATCGGCGGGGACGCGCACGTCGAGCATTCCGCGCACGGTGTTGTAGAGGAAGTCAAAGGGGCGCTTGATGAAGTCGACCTTCGCGTCTCCGACCTCGAGCAACCCTTGGGTGAACAGCGCGAGGGGATAGACCAGGTGTGAGGAGGGCGTCGACAGGTTGGTGACGCCCTGGGCGGGGTTGGTCGCATCTCCAACGAGATCATCGAACGTGTTCAGGAAGTGAACCGTCAGCTGTGTGTAGATTGCAATCTGGTTCACGGCTGTGAACATGATCGACCGGCCTGCACCAGTGTTGCGGTAGCCCCACCCGGTGATCTCCCCTTCGCCGAACAGACGGAACGCCGGCGCGACGCCGGGTACGACGTCACAGTCATCGAGGTAGAACACAGCGACCTGCACACGGTCTTCAGCCCCGAGACGCGTCAACGTCGGGTCTGCGGTCATCTCGATCTGCATCTCGGGGACTTGCCAGACGCCATAACGCATCGAGACGGACTTCGCCGGCACTTCGATGCCGTTGATATAGACGATGAATGCAGCCTGACGCGGCGCACTGGCAGAGAACGTGGTCTTGGAAGCAGTGGTCATGCGATCAACATCTGGGTTGCGAGACACACGGTCGCGGCCAACGCGCACGTACGGTATCGAGGATATGGCGCCATTGCGTAGAGCCGGATCAATTCGACATAAGACTGTGGAATAGCGGGGACCTCACCGAGCGCATCGATTGCGGGCCCGATCAAGTAGCGCTGCAAACGCATGCTTCCATCGATGTCAAGAAAGCGACGACGCTCACACACGTTCGACTCAGGAACGTCTGCAGGAAGCGTGATCAGTTTGTTCAGCACCGCGCTGAGTTCGGTCTCGAAGGCCATCTGAAAGACGATCCGTGCGCCTTTCTTCAGGTCGTTCGGATCCACGACGGCATACAAGAACCGCTGCCGCAGTTGCTCGAGCGGGTAGGACGGAAGCGGCAACAGGAGCTGCTTCTCGAAGAGGGACGCGGTTCCGTTCCAACAGGTGGTCATGGGTCACGGCACCGTGCGGAAAGAGGAGTTGGGCGTGGGCGTCAAGACGTTGTTGGCCGGGTTGATCGTTGCGAAGGATTGCTGCGGTGCTGGGGCCGGCGTTTGAATCGTGCCCTTGGTGTTCGCCGTTGGGTCCAAGCCCGGGCGGTACTGTGCAGCCGCGCCGTCCGTTTGCACCATCGAGTTCTGGCTCGTGTCGATCACAGTCGTGGGTGCGGGAGTGCCTGCGGCTGACTGACCTGCAGGGATGGGCGGTGTCACCGAGACCGTGCGCACACGCTGGTCGTTGGCTACGCCCGTCGGCGCCAGCTTGGCGATCTCCGCCTGCGCGGCGAGCTGCACGTATTGCTCGGGACGCATCTTGGTGAACTTGGCGTTGGGCAGGATGACGTACTCCTTCACGAGGAAGGAGAACGAGAACTGAACAGCCAGCTCGTTGTCAGCCACCAGAACTTGTTGGTGCGCGTTCATCGTGCCGGACACGATGACGGAGTCGTAGCGCAGGCGGGCAAGAGCACCGCGACGTGCGAGCTGTGTGCCTCGGAGCAGCTCGAGGTACGCGCGGGCGAATCCCGAGCGGTGATCGTCCTGCATCGAGTTGAGCAGGACGCCCGAGTACTGGAACATCGGCGGGCTTTGTCCGTAGTAGAACGCGACGTAGTCGTCTGCGAGAACCTTGTCGACCTGCATCACTTCTTGGAACGACTCGTTGGCTGACGTCAAGAAGAAGTCGATGAAGCCGGTACCTGCGGAGCCGCCCTTCCCGCTCGAGAGCAGGACCTGCGCGAGCGCTTTCGTCTCCTGGTTGGGCAGGCTCGCAAGGTAGGCGTCGATGGCCGGGTTGCCTGCGTCGGCAAGCGAGATGTACAGCCGCGCCATCGTGTCGCGGAACTCCGCGTCACGCAGCCTGCCGTCGTTCCGCGCGTACTTCGGCGTCATCAACGGGTTCGCCCCGAAGACGCCTTGCTGGCCGCGGTTGTACATGTCCGGCTTGGACGCTGCTGCCGTCACCGCGTTGACTCGCCCTTGCGAGAGCACCGCAAACAGCGTCCCGTCTAGCGTCGAGACGTCCTGCCCCTTGTTGTTCGCAGGTTCGAACAGACCGAAATCAAGTGGGTTGGCCATGGCTAAAATCTCGACTGTTGGCTGGAGTTGTTGAGTACTTGCTTGAGGGTGGTGACCGACTCTTGGAAGTCCTTCACCGACGACGAGAACAACACCGTGCTGTCCGCCGTGAGTTGTCCGATGTCCGACGAGCTGGCGTCGCCCTTGGCAACCTTGTCACGCATCTCCTCGACTGCGGAGATCTGATCGTCGATAGCCTGTGCGGAGCGGTCGGTGCCGCCGCCGGAGATCTCTTTTGTCTTGGTGACGCCACCAACTTCCGAGATGACTTTCTGGATTGCTGCGTCTCGATCAGCACCCTTGGGCTTGGCCCTCGCCGCCAGCAGCTTCTTGTGGAGCGCCGGAGATGTGTCTTCGAGGTTTTTCATCTGCGTGTCCGTCAACCCTTCGACGGCGTCGACCGCGAACTTAGCGTCAGCAAGCCCCTTGTCCCCCACCTTCTCCGACAATGTCTGGAGGAACTTCTTCTGGGTGGCACCTTCGAGCGTCATCTCCAGCGCGCCTTCGATTGCTTCGACGCCTTCTCCCGCTTCCTTCGGACTCGCGCCTGTCGTCACGGTCTTGATGAGGGCTTTACGCGTGTCCTCATCCATATGGCCCATCTTCTCTTCAGCGTCTTCTTTGAGTGCGCTGAACTTGTCACCGTATTCCCCTTGCATGGCCGTGATGATCGCGTTGGCCTTGTCTTTCTCTGCCGGGGTCGAATTGGCTGCAACGGTGGCGTACGCAGCCGCAAGTGTAAGCATGTCCTTGCCGCGCTTGGCGAGGTTGCCGTCCTTGTCACGCTCAACGTCTGCCGCACCGAACGTCGCCTTCAGACTCGCCCGCGTCTTCTCGTCGATGGAGATTTCCTCAGAGGTCTTGTTGAACCACCCGTACTTGGTACCCGTGAGTCCGGCCTTGCGGTACAGCGCCTTGATAGCCTTCTCGTGACCTTCTCGAGAGCGCTTCCAGTCCACACCGCCGATCGCCTCTTGCACGTCCTTTGCCTTCATCAGTGTTTCGATGTGGCCCTTGTTACCGCCGCGCATGATCTCACGCGTCAGCATGGCGTTGACGGTGGGCTTGTTGGCCTCGTACTTCTGCGCCGCGTCGCTATCGGAAAAGCCCTGCGACTTGTACATCTCGATGCCCGCTTTACGTAGTTCGCTAGCGCCTACCGCCGACGCACTGTCTACACCGCTAGCCTTCAGATCGTCGAGGCTCGAACGCAACGTGGTCACAGCCGCCTGCAGGCCCTTGTGTACGTTGAAGTCCTTGTGTTGGGTGTCTTGCCCCGAGGTCTGAAGCTCGGAGTAGGCTGCCATCGCCTTCTCGCGCGTCATCGCCTCACCGCGTGTGACCGCTTGACCCGCCTCGCTCACGTCACGCACGCGTGTAACGGCGTCGCCGACGTTGCCGAACGACGCAAACGGGTGCCAGCCGCCGAAGCTGCCCCGTGAATGGCTTGCGATCTCGACGAACCGGTTCTCATCACTCTCGCCCGTGAGGCCAAGCCAGCTAACCATGCGGTTCATCTGCCGGTCCGCGTGCCCGCCAAGACCCTGGGTCGTGCCGATACGGTCCATGGGGCTCTCGCCAGCGCCTTCGCCGTATTGTCGTCCGAAGCGACGGAGGCCCGCTCGTGCCATGCCACGTTCGCCTTCGGTACGCGCCATCTCACCTTCGCTGTAGCGATCGATAAGCTCGCCGCGCCCTGCAGCCGCCTCGTCTTCGTGAACCCGCTCGAAGTGTTCCGAGATCGACCGGAAGGGTGATGAGATGGCCTCACTCACGCCCGCACCAAACCGCCCGATCGCACGGCGTGCTCGCGTACCGAGCCCAGGCGTCCGGTACTGCTCGCGACGCGCACGATCTTCATCGGCGGCATCGCGACGACGGACCTTGAGCTGATCGACCTGTGCGTCCCAGAACTCACGGCTCTCACCCATCTTCGCCATCGTGCGCGATTCGGTCTCCGACATCCCCATCGCACGGAAGCCTACCGCGAGGTCCGCACCATGGCCGATCTTCTGCTGGAGCGCCTGCGCTTGGCGGTACGACATCAGCTGCATCTCGAGCGGGCTGAGCTTCTGAGCGATCTGGTCCGTGAACTCCTGGGTGCGGTTGGCGAACTCGAGGTTGCCCGAGACGCCGATCTCGCGCCGCTTGGTCGCCGCCATCTGCGAGACCTCCTGCATCGAAAGGCCCTGTGCGCGCCGATAGAGGTTCGGATCGACGGTCAGTGCGCCGTGTTTGTCCCGTGTGAGTGACGCCGCGAGGTAACGACCGTCGTCCATCGCACCGAGCTGCGCCTTCGCCAGGATCTGTGCGACGCCTTGGTGACCGCCAGCGCGCGCCATCTGCAGATCGTTGAGCGCTCCCGTCGACCCCGCGATGTTTGCTAGACCTGCGCCTGCCTGTCCCGCCATCACACCCGTCGCACCTGCAAGGCCCATCTGTTGGGCCATGCCTGCGCCCATCTGACCGTACTGACCCATCTCCGCCTGGGAAACACCGGCCATGCGTGCGAACGCCGCACGGTTCGCAACAGCGCCTGCTTGCGCCGCGAGGCCTTGGAAGCCCATCGTCCGCATCTCGCCGAGCGAATGGATGGCGTCACGCACATCCGGGTCGCCGGTGATCTTCATCAGCACCTTGACCGCCTTGGAGATCTCCTTGACCTTCGCAACGAGCTGGTCCGGTGACTGCGCGCCCGTCAGGAGTCCTTGCTGCCCGGATAGCTGCATGATCTTCATCGCGTCCTGGGAGTTGAACCCCGTGCGCTCGAAGTCATAGTCACGCTGCATGTGTCGGAGACCTGTCGCAGTCTGACGTGCCGCTGTCGGGTCCATCCCTTGACCCGTCATCATGTTCAAGTTCGAACCTGACACCATGAACGGTGACGTCATCTGCTGAATCTGTCGTCCACGTGCAAAGTCCTGTGTGACGTTGCCCGTCATCACGCCCGACACAGCTCCGCCAATCTTGCCGCCGAGCCACGACCCTGCCATCGTGCCAAGCGGACCCAGTGCCGACCCCAATGCGCCGCCGATCACACTGCCGCCAACACCCATCACGCCTTCGGTGACGCCTGCCGCCATACTCATCGCGCTTGATTGCGCGTGTTGCATCATTTGCAAGTTGCGCATTGCAGGCGATGCGAAGTGTGCCTGCGGCATCGTGGGTGCGAACGGGTTGAAGATCGAAGGCATCCGCGGAGCGCCGCCGCCTGCGAAGCCGCCACCAGCAAACGCGCCGCCGCCTGCGAATCCACCGCCTCCATAGCCGCCCCCGCCGTTCCCGCCACTGAACCCGCCGCCGACCGGCGGTGCCATGAAGGGGTTCATCGCGCCCATGCCGACCATCGCGCTCACCGACGGCGTCGGAGCTGACGGTGGCGGCTGGTAGCGCGTGACCTGTGCAGCCTGCAGCGTCTGCTGCACCATGTTGTCGTGGCGTTGCAACGCCTGGAGTGCCGCCTCACCGGGGTGCATCACGGGCGGTGGTGGGGGTGGTGCTTGGAACTGCTGACCCGCGCCGCCCATCGCTTGGGCTTGCGGCATCGGCAGCAATCCAAGGTTGAATTGCATCGCCGAGAAGCCCGACATCATCTGGCGGATGGTGTCGTTCGACTGCTGGTCTGCCATTTGGGGTTATTGTAGCGTATTCCAGCAGTTACTTGGCATTCTTCGGGTTTTGGCGATCGTAGAACTCACCCATCCGGTTCAGCCGCTCGATCAGCCGCTCGTCATGCTCACGCTTCGCGACGATCTCTGCTTGGGCAGCACGGCGCCGCGCGACCTTTCGCTTGAGGACTTCGGGGTCGTACGTCTCTTGGAAGACCTCGGCTGCGTACTCCGCAACGATCCCGCCGAACGCTTTTCCAGCATCCACATTGAACACGCGCGCGATCATTTTGGCGATCGCATCGACATGAGACACGCGCTCCTGGCGCTCCCGGAAGACCATCTCGCGCATCACGCGATCCTCAATAGAACCGTAGGGCGCCAGATGCATGCCGCGCGAGAACAACACCGCGCGTGCGTTGCCTCCCGGGCGACCTAGAAATTTTCGATGGCGCCCTCCTCGAGGACGGTGCTGATCATACGGTCGAACTTGGTGAGCTTGGTGATGAGCAGCCGCATCGCCGGATCCGACAGGTTCTCGACGTAGCTCAAGCGGTCGAAGAAGGACTTTTCGATGGCGTCGTGCTTGCTGCCCCGGGGCAGGTGAGTGAACGCGTCGTCGGCGAAGCGCTCGAGCGACGCCGCCAACAGCAAGCGTGCCAGCAGCTCGCTGTAGTGCACCTCGTACGTCAGGCGCTGGGCTTCGATCTGCTCTTGGGCGCGCTTCGTGTCGCGCGAGTTGCGCGTGCGAAAGCGGGCCTTGATGGACTTCGTGATCGCGACGTCCTCAGCGTAGTAGCCCTTGAGAAGGACGGCGTCGATGATCTCGGCAGCCTTGACCTTGGTGACGCCGATCTCCTTGAGACGCTCTTCGTAGGAGACCATCGGCTTGAGGGTCGCCTCGTCTTGCTGGACGGCCTCCTCGAGCTTTTGCTCGGCGTGGTCGAGCGCGTCCTTGGTCGGAGAGGTGCCTGCCTTGGGCAGATCGACCACGGGGCGCGAGAAGTCACCGATGCGAGCGTCATCCGTAGTTGGCATGGAATCTTGGTACAAGGAACGGACTAGGAAAGCAACCTATCGTCTTGATGTTTATCCCATGAGCAAGGCAGACTCACCCAGCATGCGCACGGTAACCGACTACTTGACCGATCCCGCGCACGGCTTGGTGCGTGAAGCGCGGCCTCCCCAGATCATCATGGCGAACTCCATCGAGGAGGTTCTTCGAGACGGGGGAGCCTACTTCTGCGAGGCCCCGGTGGCCACCGGCAAGACCTATGCGTACCTCCTGCCGGCGCTTCTGGCTGCGGGGCGTCGGGTCGTGGTGGCAACGGCCAAAAAAGGGCTTCAGGACCAGATCGTCGGCAAAGACTTCCCGACGTTGAAGCGTGTGCTGAACCAGCCCTCCGCGACCGCGATCCCCTTGAAGGGGAAGGGCAACTACGCCTGCGAGTTGTCCGCGATGACGATCCTCGCCAAGAACCCCGACGACGGCGCGCCGTACATGGACTTCCTCCGGCGTAACCTCTACGGCGATCGGGCCGAGTACCCTGGAATGCCCCCGCGATGGTGGGGCTCTGCGTCCGCCGAAGACTGTGTTGGCAAGCGCTGCGACTACTTCGACAACTGCGGCTACGTCCGTCTCAAGCGGGACGTCTCCCAGTCCAAGCTCATCGTGATCAACCACCACGTGTTGGGGGCCGAGATGTACTTCGGTCACGGCAAGCTGGTGGGCGGGCCGTACGACGTCCTCATCATCGACGAGGCGCACACGCTCGCGGCAGGGATCCGCTCGGCGTTCACGCACCGGGTGAGCGAAGATTCGATCACCGCGCTGAACGACTTGCTCAAGCGTACGAGCAGCACGTTCCCTTCGATCGGCAAGCTGCTCGAGCCTTGGAAGGCGATGTTCGAGGCGGTGCCCAACCGGCACTACCAAGAGGCCAACGCCAAGGAGATCCCGGTCTTCCAACCCGTGCTCGCGCTCGCCGCCATCGACGGGCTGCGCGCCTTGGCGGTCGAGCTGGCCAAGTCCACCGAGGTGTTCTCCAAGGAAGACGAGTCCGAAGAACCGCGCGAGTACGCGCCGATCGACGATGGGCTGTCGGAGTTCGACGAAGAGATGCGCGGCATCGAAGTCGACCTGGCACACGAGGCGGTGCGAAAGGAAGAAGGCAACGCCCGCGACCTCGCGTTCCTCGCGCAAGCCACGCGGCGTGTCGATTCGTTGCTACGCGGCCTACAGACGGCCCAAGGTGTCGTCGACCCAGACCTCGAGGTCACCAATCCCGAAGAGCAGGCGATGCGCCGGGAACGCATCCTCGCGAACACCGCGATCTACGCGACGCAGGATGACCGTGGTCGATTCGGCATCAACTGTGCGCCGGTGAGCGTGGGCGGTATTGCGGGCAAGTACTTCAGCGCCATCAAGACGATCGTGGTCTGCAGCGCGACGCTGGCGGTCAACGACGCCTTCGACCACGTGACCAGCATGACAGGCTTGTCGCCGGCAAAGGCGGAGGTGCTCCCGACGTCGTTCAACTACGACGCGCAGGGCTTCGTGTTCGTGCCTCGCGAGCTGCCTGCGATCGGACGGAACAACCCTGACTACGCCGTCGTCATGCAGCGCCGTGTCGACATGGCAGTCAAGCTCGTCGAGCTGTCCGACGGTGGCGCGTTCATCTTGACCACCGCGAACGATGAACTCGATGCGTTCGCTGTCGCGCTCAAGCAACGCTTCCCCGGACGGACGTTCGTGCAGGGGCATCGCAAGAACCCGTGGGACGGCGATCCGAACGCTGCGCTCAAGTTGTTCAAGGCGACACCCGATTCGATCCTGGTGGGTTCGAAGTCCTTCTGGGAAGGCGTGGATGTGCCTGGCGGCGCGTTGCGACTCGTCATCATGGCGAAGCTCCCGTTCCCGCAGTTCAACGACCCCATCATCAAGGCGCGAGAACGTCTGGCAGGCAAGGACGCCTTCCGTGACGTCCAGATGGTCGACATGTTGATCGACTTGCGCCAAGGCGTGGGGCGCCTGATTCGTAGCAAAGACGACCGCGGATGCGTCGCCATTCTCGACAGCCGCATCTGGGACAAGACCTACGGAGGCGCTGTTCGACGTGCATTGCCGTGGTCGAACGCTGCGATCACGTCGGACATGAAAGTATGCGAGCGCTTCATCCCGCGGTTCGTCGCGCACTTCCGGCGCACGCCCGCCGCGTGAGTTTGCGTAATAAACCCATAAGACCTATCATTCCGTCGCCATGAGTCGTGACCCTTACGTATCGCTGCTGAAGGAACTCAAAGACAAACGCCTGTCAAAGAACTTGACGCAGGCGGAGGTCGCCGCGGGTATCCAGCTCAGTCGCGCGCAGTACACCGCCATCGAACAAGGGCGGAGCCTTCTGAACTGGCGCCACCTGCACAAGCTGGCCAAGTTCCTCAAGACCAGCTGGACCATCGGCGCATGAAGGCGGGCCGCCCCAAAGGCACAAAGGTCGTCGTGTGCCCTTGTGGGTGGCGCGTGACTGGGAAGGGCAAATCGGCGAGTTGTACTTCGTGTGGGCGGCGCGTATCTCTCAACAAGAAACAGCCTCGCATCAAGGCGGTCGCATGACGCACAAGTACGTGGTGGGTGTGGATGAATCCGGGTGCGGCGCTCTGATCGGACCGTTGGTCGTCGTCGCAGTGGCATTCCCTGTCGACGCCGAACGTGTCACATCGATGTGGAAGGGTGTGTACGACGACAAGACCTTGGTGGCAGGAGACTCGAAGGGCATCAAGAACCCCGCACACCGGGCGGCACTCTCGATTGCGGTGCAGGCGACCTGTTCCGCCGTGACCATCATCGAGAAGACGTCCGCCGAGATCGACGCGCGGCTCTTGGGGTCCGTCTTCCCCGAGGCGATCAAGCTGGCGGCCTCGCGGTGTCTCGAGCGCCTGAAGACGCTCGACCCTTCGCTCGAGCCAGATGACTTTCTGGTCTTGATCGACGGGGACCTCGAACGCCCTGACCTCCCATGTCAGGTCAAGTGCATCCCCAACGGCGACAAGCTCGACTGGCACATCGGCGCGGCATCGATCGTCGCGAAGGCAACGCATGACAAGCGGATCGACGAGCTACACAAGGAGTACCCCAACTGGGGTTTCGACAAGAGCCGCGGGTACCCAACACGCGAGCACAAGGCGCTCTTGGTCAAGCGCGGCCCGACCGTCGCACATCGCAAATCCTACCGTCCCGTGCGTGCGGTGATGCCTCGTTCTGAAGGGATCGAGGACTGATGGACTTCGACATCCTCAAGCAGCGGGTTCCCCACACGACGTGTGCGCGTTGCCGCAAGAAGTTCAAAGCTGGCGATCGCGTCCTGCCGGCACACATCATCTTCAACCCCAACGCGCGGGATCCTCAGACGCAGGAGATGGGGATCCACATGTCGGGCGAGTTCGAGTTCGTTCACGCGTCGTGTGTGGACCCGTGTTTGGATGGACGTGTTCTGGTGGTGGCGTGAGCGACAAGAAGCCGAAGGGGATCGTAGATCCGTGGCGCACAGTCGAACCCCTAAGGCCCGCACCACGCCTGACACCCCCGTCATCAACACGCAAGCGGATCAACCTAGATGAGGTCGACCGAGACGCAGACCTCGCCATCCCCAACAAGCAGGTACTGCGGTTCACGCACGTGTGCTTCGACGTAACGTCAACGCGTGTACAGACGGCGAGTGATGCACTCGATGCTTTGGCGGACTGTACTGCGGACCTGTTCTCTGTACGCGATGTCAGCACCATGTTGACTGCGACAGGAATCGGCGTTCGTTGCAAGGACCGCATGTTCAACGTTCCGACGGAAGACGAAGTGGCCTCGACGCTCAAGAACGCGACATCCTGTTTCTGGTTCGTACAGAAACCGCTCGACCAGGGCGTGTTGGTGCTTGCACGCATCCTCCGCTCTCCCTACGCAGCACCAACCTTGCACCGCTATGGCATCACGGTCATGATGACCGCCAGCTAGGAGACTTCTGTGGCCGACAAACCCTGCAAAGACTGTCAGAACTACGACCCCATCATCCGCGGTGCCAAAGAAGGCCGTCACGGTCGTTGCGCCGTGCAGTCGGTCTATCCGGCCGCCGAACAGAAGGGTCAGATCTTCCCGCCTGGCGTGGCGCGCGCAGAGCCCGGCGAGCTGGCCAAGCCGGCCATCGTCGTCGGTTCAGAGATCGTGCGGGGCTGCTTGCAGTTCCGGGCCAAGCCCGCGACCAAGGTGAAGCGATGAGTGAAGAAGAATTCGCCCGGAACGTCTCGAAGTCGCCTGCGAACGTCGAGAAGGCCCGGCAGACGATCGCAGCGGGCGCGATGAACGAGCATTCGCTCGAGGCAGCGGGCAACGCGGAAGAGATCATCCGCTACCTGGGCGAGCTGTGGGGCGACCGAGGGTTCACGCCCGAACAGTGCGTGTTCGCACTCGCGCTCGTGACCATCAACTACCGCGAGAGCCTCCCCGAGAAGTACGGCGGCAAGGCCATGTTCGACCGCATCGCTGCCGAGGCGAGGAAGTACTACGATGCCAACCGCTGACGCGGCGAACCAGTACTTGGCCTACCAGAAGGGCTGGAGCGCCGGCGCTGCGATGCGTGCGATGGATGGGCTGATCACCAGCCACCACGACCTGAAGATCGCGGCAGCGTACGACCAGGGCTACAGCGACGGGCGCCTCGCACGCAGCAAGGCGATGCAGGCCGCTGCCGACCGCTACAAGCATCAGGTCAACATCCTGCGCCTGTGCGACGGCGACGGCGCTGCTGCCGAAGCCTAGGCACGCGCGCGGAGGAACTCGCCGAGGCCCTCGACGGCCTTGGCACGCAGCACCTCGAGCGACGCGTTGTTGTTGATGACGTAGCTGAACTCGCTGTCCGGGATGGCATCCATCTCCGTCTCGGATGCGTGTCCTGCGAAGCCTTGTGTACTGTTGTCGGTCGAGGGACGGCGGATGCGCCAGATCTCGCCTCCGGCTTTCTTGATCGCCACCATCTCGGACTTGAATCGGCAGTCGGTGATGGCGATGAAGAGCTTCTGGCCATCGAGCATCGCGCTCGCACGCTTGATCGCGTGCTTCACCCACGCGTCCTTGTCGACGCGGCGAACGCCTTCGGTGCCGATGAACTGCAGGATCATGCGGTTCGTCCAGAACGACGCGAACGCGGCTGGCGCACCCACCGCCGTGCAGCCGTTGCAGAGGACCTGTGACGTTGCGACGAGCATGCAGTTGATCGAGCCGCACGCGGGACACTTGAAGAGCGGCAGGTCGGTCACCTTCGCCTTACCCTCCTCGGTGTAGCAGTCGTCGTGGGTGAGTCCGAAGAGGTCCATGCAGACCTCCTTGAGCTTGTCGGCGAATGCGAACGTCGCTCCCTTCGAGTTGTGCTCGACGAGCATCTGTCCGACGGTGTCCTTACCCGAGTGTGCTTTGCCGCATAAACCAATCAGACGCATACAGTCTCCTTGTTCCGATGTAACCGGCGATTAGGACACGCCGGGATGTTTAGACGTACGCGCCGGGCACGTACAGCTACTTTAGTAAGGCCCCATTCCTTCGCGAGCGAATAGTCGCTTTGTATCCCCAGCCGACGTAATTCCTTTGCTGAAATGGACGTCTTGTTCCAAGGCACACCGCCTAACGGGCGCCCTTTACGTGACGGGTCATAAGATGCACGTATGCCAAGACGTACGCGGTGATACCGAATAGCCTCACGTGTCAGACTGCATTGTTCAGCAATGCGCGCGTCGGATATTTGGCCGAGTAATCGAACTAATTTCGCAGGGAGGGTTGTCCGTGTATGTGCACCGTTTCCACCGTCGCTCGAATTCAGCAAACGACAACCACGTCGCCGAAGCCGTTTGATCCAAGCTCTCTCCATTTTCTGCCAATCAATGGTACCAACGCACAAAACTATCACCACCGGCTGAAGCCCTCTAACCAGAAGACCGCGTATCCAATCACCAACGCGCGTCTTGTTGCGTCCCGATCGGGCCTTGTACAAGTGATTGTTTCGGCGTGATGGTACGGATGTCGTCTTTCCAATATAACGAATGCGCTTTGTAAGCGGATGCGCAAGCCCGTAGATGGTGAAGGACTTCATTCTAGGTACATGACCCGCACAGGCCAGAACGGCTGTGGCGGCACACGCCATCCAAAGTCGTCGTCAAACAGGTCTACGAACTGGCGTATCAGGTCGAGGTGTTCCTTGTCGATGCGCCAGCCTGGGTCTTCTGTCCCACGCCAGAACTTGTCATAACCCTCACGCCCACATGCGGGTCCATCGAACACGATGGCGCGAATCTGTGGGTTGGCGAGGATGTCTCGCACGATGTCACGCAAGTAACTGCTCGAGTCGCCGATCGCTACTGCTGCCCGTTCGGACCAGCGTTCACGAAGTACGTCGTTTGACCTGAGCATCGGGCAGGCAACCACGATGACTTGACCCTTGGGGTTCAACGTCACGTAGTTGAGCTTGCTCTGTGGTTTCCACACGCCCAACGTTTATCACACAATCACCCTACGAACGAAAGAACCACCATGGCCAAGATCCCGCTCGGAATCGACAAGAACTACTGCAGCGGCTGGGGCGTTTTCGCGGGCGTGCGCGAACTGCTTCAGAACACCAAGGACGCGGACGAAGACGGCTACAAGATGACGATCGAGCACTTCCCGCGCTCGGCGCGGCTGGTGATCTCCAACGCTAACATCTACGTCGATCCCGCCAAGCTGCTCATCCTAGGGAAGTCCGACAAGGTCCCTGGGCAGAAGCGGGGACAGTACGGCGAGGGCTTCGTCTTGGGGGTGCTCGCGCTCATGCGAAAGGGTCACGACGTCAAGTTCACCAACGGGGACCTGTCCTGGACCGTCTCGTTCGAGCAACCAGACGTCGGGCATCCGTTCGAGGGTCAGGAGCTGCTGACGTTCAAGAGCCGGAAGGTCTCGATCCGAGAGTCCGACTTCAAGATCGAGATCGACAACATCCCCACGGAGGTCTGGACCGAGCTGAAGAAGTTGTTCCTGTTCCTCGACCCGCCCAAGGCAGCTGACACCCTCGAGATGTCGACGGGCACACTGCTGTTGGCACCTGCCCGCAAGGGCCAGGTGTTCTCTCGTGGCATCTTCGTCAAGGTGTTCGAGGATCTCGCGTGCGGCTATGACATGAAGTTTCTCGAGCTGGATCGCGATCGCAACGCGCTTGACGAATGGTCTCTCCACTACAAGCTCGGCCACCTGTGGCAGGAGGCGTGCTCGCAGAAGCCCGAGCTGGCCGCGCCTCGCGTCTACGAGATGGCGAAGGCCGATGCCGCCGAGGTCCGACAGCTGAAGTACCACGCCGACGCCAAGCTCCTGAAGCACGTGCGCGAACGTTTCGAGGAGGAGCAAGGCCCAGACGCCTCGCCGGTGACCACGATGTCAGCCGCGAAGGAAGCCGAGAGCGTGGGCGCCAAGCCTGTGGTGGTCTCGAACACCCTGCAGGAGCTGCTCGAGAAGGGCGGGCTGTCGGCAGCGACGGTGGCTGCCCGGATGGAAGGGACGATCGAAGAACGCTTTGCGCCAGCCGATCTGACGCCGGCAGAGTGGGCAGTCCTCGATCGAGTCACGCCCTTCCTACCGTCGATGTCCGTGGTGGCGTTCCGCGGGACCAAAGCAGCCTGCCGGCTCATCGACTCGGACAAGATCGTGGGCGTCGAACGACGGCTTCTGGCGGCGCCATTCAAGGAACTGCTGACGTCGGCGCTGAATGCCGAGGCCAAGCGTCGGAACGTTCAGCCGCTGGACCTCCTCCTCGAGCATGTGGCACGTGAGGTGGAGCCTCCGGCGCAACCCGAGGCCCCCGCTTTCGAGATGTGCGACGAGTGCGGGAAGGCTATCCCAGACGGGGAACCTTCGATGATGAACTGCGACCACCATCACTCGTGCTCGTTGTACGAAGTGTGTCATGCCCCGGCGGAAACCTCGCCCATCTGAACCGTCGTGCGCACGCTGCGGGAACGAGACGGACCTCGTTCAGTGGCACGACGGCAAGGTCTATTGCCCGAGCTGTCTTGACTGCGGTTGTGACGACAGCTTCCAGAAGATCAACGGCACGTGCATCAAGTGCCTACGGGACTTGCACACGATCATGACGTTCGAGGGCCCACGACTGCGGGACCCTGAGGTCTACGTGTTCGACGCTTTCAAGGAGTACGGCGTCCGCGCGCACGAGCTGATGACTTGGACCTTCGAGGAAGAAGAGATCCTCGAGTCCGTGTGGGATGGGGAGAAGCGAAAAGACAGCAAGGACGGACCGAAGTTGGCCCCACCCCATCACCGGACTGAACGCCAACCGCGTTGACGCGCAACGATACTAATTGTCGATTGCGCCACGTTGAAACGTTTAGCGAGCTGTGTTTGTGACACATCCCCGCGTTTGAACGCGCGTCGAATCGCAGCGACTTTGCGGGGCGTGAGCTTCGCGTTCCAGTGGCGGGTTCCGCGTGGCACGCGCCCCTTTGTAGCCGCGTCCCGCATGTTGACGTCTTGGTCACTGCGAAAAAGATGGCTCGGACGAACACATCGAGGATTGTCACACTTGTGAAGAATGCCGATGCCGCGCGGTGGAAGGCTTCCGTGGTGAAGTAGCCAAGAGAAACGATGGGCGGCGACCGTGCCTTCCCCCGCGCGCCCTTTGCCGAGATGTCCGTAGCCTTCACCGTTCGTTGACGCGGTCCATAACCAACACCTCCGCGTCTTTTTGACCTTGGCCCAAAAACGGGTCTTGATGGAGGTAGTTTGGCGCGGTCTCACGGTAAACGCCCCCCAAAGTGTTCAGTCTCGAATTCCTTGCGGTACTGCCGGAAGCCGATGAAGTTGCCACTGCGGTCGGGCGTCGCAAGCGCCTGGGCGACGTGCTCGAACGGGGACCAGTGGCCCGGGTCGCCTGTTGCGGGGCCCGCACAGAGCCGGTCGTGGAGCTTGATGTCCTCGACAGGGTCACGCTTGCCCTCGTGTGTCAAATACGACACACGTGCACAACGTCCGACCGAGATCTTCTTTAAGACATCCATGGAGACGTCGTCGGATCCGTCGGTGAGGGGCAGATGCCATTCACCTGCGGCAAGTTCCTGCGGCAGGTTCGACGGTGCGTGGAACTTCTCCCACATGTCCTTGGCTACCCACGCGATCTCGGGCTGGGCCATGCGGTGGTTCCGCAGGTGGAACCAGTTGTCGAACTCCGTTGCCGAGAGAATGACAGTGATGAACATCCACGGCTCGATGATGCGGTTGGCGAGCTGTTTGTGGACGCCCAGGCCTGCGAGGTTCCGGCACTGTTGCACCGCAAGGTCTCGCGCATAAAGCCACTGGGCTTCGGCTTTCTGCCGTTCGGCAGGCGACATCTCGACCTCGGCCTGCATCCCCTTCTGGTTCTTGCCCCAGAAGACCGGCATCGCTGGATCCTGTTCGACGCGCTCGATGAGCTTCTCGATCGGGATGGCCCGGCTCGACGCGGCGTTGCGACTGAACAGTCGATGGGTCATCAGCTCGGCGTGCACGAAGCGTGGGTAGGTCAACTCCCAGGTGGTGAGACGTTTGCCGCACGGAGCAATCGAGTCCTTGAGAATGCGTGTGGAGTACATCCATAACCTCCGGTTAAATTTGGTATCAGTATCCGATGGAGGAGACGCTATGGCATTAGATGATCTGGAGCAAGCACTCTTCGAAGCGAAGTGGGGAGACGCGGAAGAAGACGTGATCGAAGTGATCGCCCGGATGCTCGAGCAGCCCCGCGAGGTAGTCGAGCGCGTCCTCTTTCTCGTTGAGGAGGTCAAGGGCGACATCAGTCATCGTCTCGTCAATGCGTGTCCAACGCTCAGCACCGACTTGCAGCACGCCCTACGGACCGTTGTACAAGAGGGCGTGGCACGGGTACTCGTGCGCTACGCTATCAACAACGACAAGCCGATGTTGGCGCCGTTGCACAAACTCATCAAGGACCCCTATGAGGTCTGCTCGGGGTGTTCCTACTCCATCGACTGCATCGCGAAGAACTACAGCACGCCGGATCACTGCTTTCGTCAGGGGCCGCCAGTAGGGGTGCGCCCCATGTCGAGGCCCGGCGACTCAACGCATTTGATACGTCTGCGCGATGGTGCCGCGCTCGTGCATCCCGTCAAGATCAGGAAAGACACCGTCACGGTGACCTGTGCGCACCCTCGCGGTACGTACAAAATCGCAGCAAAGGATCTATCGGCATGATGGCGTTGAAGATCCTCGACGTGCTCACCACGTCCGAGAAGAAGATCAAGGAAGGCACAGTCGACTGTGGGACCTGCCCCGTCAGCATGGCTTGCGCGATCAGCGCGGGCGGTAACGGTTGGAAGTTCGGCTGTTGCGGTTCAACGGCAGTTGAAGTGGGCGTTGACGGCGCGTTGCTCTACATCATGGACTGTAGCAACAACCACTTCGAGCAGAACAACAAGACGCCTGCGATGCGATGCCCTCTGTGTACGGGGGACATCATCGAGTGGGCTGAGCGGGGCAACGCGGAAAAGTACCGCTACGTGCGTACGGTACACTCCACAGTCCCAGTCAAGACGCGACTGGACCTATGGCGTAAACGCCTGCTCATCGCGCAGGAGAAGATCCGCAAGGAGACCTCGCGCCTGAAAGGAGCCTGATGGGGTTCGCAAGGCGAAATTCACTGAATCGCCACAACGAACAACTAGATAAAGCCCTTCGCAACGGAGGCGTACGACACAAGGGCACGAATACGGAGATCGTCTTCGAGGGCAAGGCTGAGCGCTTCGTTACGTTCGAAGGCCTTCTTTGGACCGCGACTGGTCGCATGGTCTTCAAGCACCACGATACCCGTGTAATGGCGGTTGATTTCAGCCGTGACATGATCACGGATTTTGGATACACCGGGTACAGCATGACCACGGACAAGAACCTGAGGGGCTGGCGCCGTGCGCTCGGCGATGCGGGGTTCCAGGACATGATTAGCTTGGCGTCCGAGACCAACCCGTTTCGTTGGACGAGCAACCACAATCGCTGGCCCCGGGGTGCTGGATACGCCGAGGACATGTTCAAGCGCTTCTGCGCACGCGTTCCCTGGACCACCCGGATCGACGGGGAAACCTGGTTCGTCGGGGCGAAGTACGCCCCCGTGCTCGAAGACCACTTCGACATGTTGCGCCGCGAGATCCTGAGCGATGGGGTGAGCTGGCACTGGTTCACCGCCGACTGGAACGAGCGGGGGCAGTGGGAGAAGCGGTTCATCGATGATGTCGCCAAGAAGCGCTGGGAGAAACGGGAGGCCAGGAGGTTGCGCGCCGAAGCGCGGCAAGCGATCTATGATGCCTCTGTGGAGGCCGCTGCAACATGAAGTACTTTAACCTGTATCTCGCCGCGCTCTACGACGCCCTCGAGGCAGGCGGCAAGCAAGACGTCGTCGACCGCGCGATCGAAGAGATCAACAACCCGACACAGACAGGGCTCGACGCCTATCTGAAAGCACGGAGTGTTGTTCCGTGCGGGGTCTGCGGAGAGTCGTTCAATCTCGAAGAAGACAAGCCCACGCTCAACGAGGAAGTTCTGTGCCCAAGCTGCAAAAAGACAACGAGCCCATCGTGAAGGATAACCTGTTGCCGTTCCCTTCGCTGCAGGCTGCGCCCCGGGACCCGCCACGCTCCACGGTGTGGCGGGGCCTCCTGTCGTTGGCCCTCATCGGCGCCGGTCTGGGCTTGTTTGCGTTGACGCTTTGGGCTCTGTTCATGTGACGCCATGCCCGTGCTGACCATCAACGTCTTCGTCTCACCGCGCGCCGCCATCTTGGCAGGCAAGGTCACGGTGGGGTCCCAGAGCTTCACCCTCACGGAAGAGGCGCTCGCAACCCTCTCTCCAGAGCTACGCCTCGAGCTGGCGATGGCCTACGAGAACAACGAAGCCATCGGGACCAGCACAGCCGAACCGCCGGTCGTGGAAGCAACGCTGGACGCCATCCGTCCGATTCTCGAAGTCCGTGCACTGCAGCGCAAGCACCTCGAAAAGGCACAGCAGGTCGAGAGCGCGCGCAAGGCCGAGATGGCCGCCGTGACCTCGCGCGATGCCACCGCCAAGGACAACGCTCGCTCCAAGGCTCTGCGCCTCTGGATCGAGAAGAATGGCGACGACGAACAGAGGGCTCGGATGGCCGAGGGCTTCCTGCCCGAGGACGAGATTCTCGATGCCGTGACCGACGAGATGTTGGACCTGTCGGGCTTCACGGTCTACGAACAGCTTCGTCGCGGCGACGCGTGTGACTGTGGATGTGCTCACTGTGTGACGTTCGAAGTCGGACCTCCGAAGTACATGGACGCGTTCCAGTTCTCGAAGCTACAAGCAGTTCGTGAAGCAGCGCCCGACGGTGCGACGGTGAACCCCGTCGAACACCGCGCGGCGTGCCCGGACTGCAAGTGCGTCCCAATCGCAAGAATCTCCGCGCTCATCACCCTGCCGTGGCACGGCTGGGAGCTGGTGCGCGAATTCTTGCTCGCCTAGAAATTGTCACGCTGCGTATCGCTACGGCAATACGTGAAGTTAGGGAGAATGGCTACCAAGCAATGGTGGACGGTCTTCGCCGTCTATGATGACAACGAACAATCCTACGTAGACCATTTCGAAGCCAAGACCTGGCAAGAGGCGCGTTCCAAGGCGCTGCGCAAAGCTGACGCGGTCATCCTGATCGCCGGCATCGTCCCAGGCAAAGTTGACTCGGTCGACGTCGACTCCGTCGAGAACGTCGTGCCCATTCGTGGAAAGGGCCACGCGATAGACGTGGCCCACGTCCGCATTTCAACGCGACAGCTGGTCGTCCCGGCGCGTTGTCCCAAGTGCAAGAAGGACCTTCGGCGTGCGAACGCGATCGTCGAGACCTATTTGACCGCGCACCTGTGGAAGGCGCACCTGTCGCACAACGACAAGGACCTCTCTGGAGAGCGGGACGGCGCGATGAACCGCGTGCCCAAACAGGTCATCGATGCAGCGCGCCTCGAGTGCGGGGCTTGCAGCACCACAATCTGGGATGGTTTCCATGTCGACTAAAGAATGGCGAGTTCTTCGATTGTTTTGACCGCGTATCTTTTAGCGTGTTTAGCGACACGTACACACCGTGCAATGTAGTCAGACGCGGTAGATGCGCCCTTCCCCATGTTACACGCGCGACACGAGATCGTCAGATTACTCGGGCAATCACCTGCACACGGGTCCATGTGTTCAATGATCGAACCATTCAATACATCACCGCAATACTGACATGTTTTAGCTACACGTAACGCTAAAATCACGATGCGACGGTCACGGTCTGACAAATCAAGGTCGCTTGTTCGCGTGCGCAAATACCTTTGACAAGGTTTACAACGGTGTTGTAAAGGCGACCCGGGCATGTAATCGTTTCCACATACATCGCACTGTTTAACGATGTAGGGCCCGCCCGGAGATCGCGCCCGTTTGAAAACGGGTTTGTTTTTGCGCTTTTCAAGCGTCCAGCGCTGTTGGTAATCCGCGACGCACGCGCTGCAGCGCCATGACCTTCCTTTAACGGAAGACAGTTCAACAGGAAACGCCTGTAAGGGTTTTCGTTTAGTGCAAACCCGACACGTTCGTGTACCGGTTGTGGTGGTTTTCCGGGATTTTCGCCACGTACGCAAATACTCTGCGACGCAGGCACGGCAACGGGTTTCAGGACCTCGTGTCGTCGTGTGAAATGCTGAAAGCGGACGGCACTGTTCACATGTAGAACACTTCTTCGTTTCCCGCATCGAGGAACCTTGACATGAAACTGCTACGGCATGCCTCCGCAATATAAACTCAAGAAACTGAGAGAGAAAACGCCCGAAATCCTCGTCGAGGATGTTCCCGATCGTCTGTTCCTTTCGAAGAACGACAAGACAGGCGTTTCGATCAACACCAGCATCGCGCTTACTTGCACCGGGATGACGCGCGCATGTAGTGTATACTGCTACGGCCTGGGCGGCCGTATCGCTATGCCAGCGGCGCTGCGACGGCAGGCCGAGAACGCGGCGCTGTTCGGGATCGACACCCAGGAGTGGGGTCAGCTCGCTGACGAGGCGATGGACATCGCGCACGTCGTGTCGCGTCAGCAGGACTTCCTCCGGATGTTTGGCGTGGGAGATCTGCAGCTCGGCAGTGTTTATTTCATAAACCAGCTTGCAGCGTACGCCAAGGCCGTGAAACCTAAGTTTCGGATTTGGGTTTCGACCCGCAAATTCGACATGGCCGCCAAGCTCGTGGAATCCCCCAACCTACACGTGATGCTCAGCTTCGATGCAACAACGCTCGCGCGACACCGCGCTGCAGGGCTAAAGCTCTTGGCCAAACGGCGCCCGCAGTTCTTCGCAGCGTGGGTTCGCTGCACGGATGACGAAGTCATTCCGAAGTGGGTCAACGTCGTGTTCGAGGAGCACGCGATCGGACGTGGACGTGCCAAGCGCGCGCCTGATGCTCGGACGTGTCCCGCGACGATTCATGAAGGCCACCCTGACGCGGTTCCGTTGGAATCCGCCTGTCAAAACTGCATGTACTGCTTCGACACCAAGAAGCGTGCAACCAACACCCCACTCGTAGTCCTACGGAAGAGGAAATGACGATGACGACCGAGACGGCCAAGTCCAAGTCCAAGAAGCAGGCGTTCGACTTTGCACGCAACTCCATGTGGTCGGTCGACCCTGATGACTTGTGCATCGTCGGCGGCAAGTGCTTGCCCAAGGACGAGCAGGGGCCCAACGACACCGAGGAGGATGAGGAGAATTCGCTCTACGACGTCCGACTCCACGAGCCGCTGACGCCCGAGTTCATCAACAACATCTACGCCGTGGGCGTCGACACTCCCATCATCATCGCCAAGCTCGACGATTTCGCGACGGTCGTCGTGGGGCGGTCGCGTGTGCGCGCAGCCCGCGTGGCGAACAAGCGTCGCAAGGCCAACGGCGAGCCGCTCATCAAGGTCGACTGCAAGATGAAGCGCGATACCGACGTCGGCCTCATGGGCACAATGATCTCCGAGAACGAAGCGCGGCGCGACGACGACATGATGACGAAGATCGGCAAGCTCAAGCGCTTCATGAACAAGGGCGTCTCGCCCGAGGACGCGGCCATCCGCTTCAACGTGACCCTGGCCACCATCAAGAACTGGCTCGCGTTCGACGACAACGCGCTGGCCGTGACGAAGAAGGCGGTCGAGCAGGGCAAGATCTCGCCGAGCGCGGCAACGACGCTGGCGCGGATCAAGGAGCCCGAGAAGCAGAAGGAGGCGCTCGAGGCGCTGCTCGAACATGCGCCCGCTGGCAGCAAGGGCTCGACGCGTGCGGCACGCATCGCTGCGAACAATGCGGGCGCGGGCAACGTCACGGGCGTGACCGACAAGAAGACGCTCAAGACGTTCTTGGCAGCGGTGCAAGACACCTCCCACCCCAACGCCAGCGAGAAGACGTTGGCGTGGTGGGAAGGGGTCGAAGATACGCTCAAGCTGGTGATCGGCGAGGCCGCCGATCAACGCTTGCGTACGATTCTCATCGGCGTCTACGCCAAGATCAAGGCGGAGGCGAAGAGCAAGGAGAAGAAGTAGCCGTGGCCAACACCCTCTCGAGCGGCGTCAGAACGCGTGACAGTGTCATCAAGGGATCGTTCGACCCGCCCTATCGAGTCAACCGTAGCTTCATGCAGCACCACGACGGCGATGGCTTGGTGCACGTGTGTGGCTGGTGCTACGGCGCCGACGCCTACGTGACGTGCTGCAAGACACGCTTCGGACCTCAGTTCGTCGTCTACAAAGGTCCGACGTGCCTGCAGTGCATGCTCTGCAAGGGCTGCCCGGCGTGCGTCGACGGTTACGTCCGCGAGGAGACGATGCAGCTGGGGAAGTGGGTCACCAAGGATGCTCGGCAGCTGTACCCGTTCGAAATGGACGATCAGCACTTGGTCAACTCGATCAAGAAGCTCATCCGCGACGAAGAGCACTTCAAGGACGACTGGCGTGAGTGGCTCGAGGTTCTTGGTGCTGAAGCGCAGTTGCGAGGAATGAAATGACGACCAAGAAGATCACGGGCCTGTTCGCGTTCTGGAAGTACCGCTCGTTCCCGTTCGTGCTCGGTGGCACCGTCGTCGAGATGCGTCCCGACGGGGTCGTGCGCACCAAGGAGTACGGGCACATGTGGTTCGTGCCCATCAAGATCATGCCGATCGAGGCGGGGAAGAAACTCCTCGCGCAGCTCGAGAAGGTGCGGGCCGACGAACACACCGCGCAAGCACGATTCAACGCCGAGTGGGCCGCGAAGATTCACGCCCTGCTTCCCGAAGTCAAAGGCTAGGTTTATCGCGTTGACGAAGCAGGATACAGGCATGGTATCAACGGACGATGACGCCAAACGAATTTCAGAAGCTCTGCCTACGGACCGAGGTCACGCCTGCCTTCGTGAACATGCCCGCCGCGACGTCTCAGACGCCTGGTGACCATGACCGCCGAGTGGCGCGGCTGCTTCACGGCATGATTGGGGTGTGCACCGAAGCCGGTGAGCTTCAGGACATGGTGAAGAAGCACCTGGTGTACGGAAAATCACTGGACCTCACGAACGTGATGGAGGAGTGCTTCGACGTCATGTGGTACGTGTCCCTCTGCTTGGACGCGGCGGGCTTCTCGATGGAAGAAGCAATGGAACGCGGGATCGCCAAGCTCCGTGCACGCTACCCGAATGGCTTCACCGAAGAAGCCGCGCTCAATCGTGACCTGGTCAAGGAGCGAACTGAACTCGAGCGACGCTGATGCGTGGACGGCGTCCCAACTACGCGTGGGTAGACATCGCCCCTGCGGAACGCCTTGCCCGCCTCATGCAGAAGGTGAAAAAGCGCCCTGACGGTTGCTGGGAATGGACCGGCAAACGTTTCAAGAACGGGTATGGCCAGATCTGCATCTCGTTCGCACCGCGCGAGCACAGGTACTGCCTGGCGCATCGGGTGATGTGGGAACTGCACTGTGGCCCATTGGGCAAGAAGAAAGCGCTCCACAAATGTGACCGTCCGTGGTGCGTGCGCCCCGCACATCTATTCAAGGGAACAACTCTAGACAACTGTCTAGACATGCACCGCAAAGGGCGCGGTAACCCTCCCAAGGGTGAAGCACACGTCCGTTCAAAGCTCACGGTTAAAAAGGTGTTGGCTATCCGTGCTGCGGGTGTACGCGGCGACTTGCACCGTGTCATCGCTAAGCGTTTTGGTGTCAGTACCAAACAGGTCACCGTCATCATTCAACGTCAACAATGGAAACACGTATGAACAGCGTCACTGACAGACCAGACATGTTGCGTGTCCGCCTCCGCGACACGGGGGCCTGGTTCAATCCACGGAGGTAGCGGGAACGACTTCGCGACCGCCCTCGTCGTGGCGGAGCACGCGGACCGGGCCGCGTTTGCGCGGCAGGCGCTTGCCGTGAAGCTCCGTGAGCTGGATGCCGCGAGCGCTGAACGTGACCGGTACGGCCTGCTGGCCCACAACCTCGCCAAGGAGTGCCGCGACCTCGCCAACCACTGTGCGCAGTTCGACGCGGACCTCGACATGGCGATCAACGGACAGCTGCGGAGGGCGCGGTGACGGTCCGCGGCAACTTCTGGGACGGTGAGACGTTCGTCATCATCGAGAACGACAAGAACCGTGTGACCGGCGACAAGGGCGACAACCTGTTCACACAGGTCAACGTTTACGAGCGGAACAGCTCTGACTGGGATTGGGTCGAAATCCTCGTCTGGGACTGCCTCGAGTGGCGTGAGCTGGGCAACTGTGCATTCGAGGCCATCATGGGTGTCATCGCAAAGGTCGCTGCGGGTGCCCCGATCGAGCTGACGTGAAGAAGCCGTCACATCACAAACCCAATGACGCCGCCATCATCGTGGCAGTGTTGTTCGCTATCGCGGCACTCGCGCAGTGCCTTTCTCCAACCCATGGGCAGTCTGTACAAGACGCCTGCGGCGGTTCCGGAAGCCATCCCGTCACGATCGGCGGTGCGATGGTCGTCGGATGCAAATGACATCTCAAAGGACCAAACATGTACAGATTTCTGGGCTTCGATTTCTTGGTCGACCCTAAGACGCGCGCGTACCAAGACAAACTCCGCGACAAGGTGATGACGGAGCGTATGGCGACCGCGGTCGACTGGACGCCGACGACCCCGTGGAAGAAGAGCCTGACGCTCAAGGCGGCGTCGTGGCCCGCGTGGAACCTCTTCGACGTGCAGCCGACGCTGCGCAACAACGCCAACCACGAGACGGAGCCCGAGGGCAAGTTCATGCCCTCGCCGAGCGGGCAGTTCCTCTACTGTCTGCGGACCCTCCCGTACAAGACGGGCCTGGCCACGCTGCGGGGCTCCAAGCGCGGAAACGTCTACTTCGATGGGCTGGTGAGCTTCCCGACCCTGCACGAGAAGCGGCCTGACGGCCTGTGGCGCGAGGAGCCGTGGATGTCCATCACGCCGATGGAGATCATCACGCAGCGCCCCGGAACACGTCTCGCGAAGGGACACACCGTAGTGGCCGGACTTGGCCTGGGCTGGGGCCTCATGGAAGCGCTCAAGAAGCGCACGGTCAAGAAGGTCACGCTGGTCGAGCGCTCGCAGGAGCTGGTCGACTGGATTCTGCCGCGCGTGCCGGGCATCGATGCCTACCGCCACAAGCTCGAGGTCATCGTCGGTGATGCTCGCGACGTGCTGTGGACCCTCGAAGCCGACGTCGCCCTCATCGACATCTTCAAGAACTACGGCAGCAACGAGTTCCACGTCAGCGGCGGCGGGAAATACTTCGGCGGTAAGCCGATGCACATCCCGACAGTGTGGTGTTGGGGATCGGCGATCCTGGGCGACACCAGGAGTCGGTTCTGAACGTCAAGCGCTGGGACATGGTCCACATCGTCGCGAAGGACGAGCAGCAGGCACGGCAAGTCAACATGTACGGTGACGAGATGCCAACCGCACACGTCGTCATTGCGGTGTGTGGTCGTCGCGCCAAGATCTATCCCTATGGCCGCAACAAGCTCACAGAAGACGCGCCCACGTGCATCGTGTGCATCGCAGGAGGTTACCGAGATGGACAAGACTGAGGTCGTGAAGAAGTTCGCTGAACAGGTGCGCCGCTCGCTCGACGTCGAGCGCATCAAGGGCTACGAGTTCCCCGACAAGTGCGACGTCGGGACTCTCGTGCTCTCGTACACACCGACGAGCTACAAGGTCAAAGCACGCATCGACAACATGTCCATCGAAGCGACGATCAAGAAGGAGAGCGAGGCCAAGGACATCATGGAGACGGTGGGGCATCTCGTGGAGCCCTGGCTGATCAGCTACGCTACCAAGAAGCCCTGACATGCCGCGCGTCAAACTGTGCTCGAACAGCAAGCACGTCTGGACGAAGTTGCGCGACGACAAGTTCGAGAAGTGCAACTTCTGCGGAACGTTCTTTCCGTGCAAGGGAAAACGCTGCGGGCACGGTGATTGCGACGCGGCTCGAAAGCTGGGCATCACTGCCTGGTACAAGGAGTGGATGTGAAGTCCAAGAACGCATACACGCCGCTCAAGGCGCTGCAGATGGTCTATGACCGTGCCATGGCATCGATGATGTGCATCGACCCCAAGACGGAAGCCGCGCTCGAGAAGGTCCGGCTCCACTACGGGCTCAAAGAGTACAAAGGACCATGACGCTGACGCTCGGCGACATCTATGAACTAGCGGTCGCGTGGTGTCCAAAGAAAGCCCGTTGGCCGCACCTGATAGAGTGCGCAGATACATGGGGCCCTGCTCATGAGCTAGGGCATGCGCTCATCGAGACCTCGGATCGTTGGCGAAAAGACGGCTACGGTCGCTGACCCGGCATGGCTCGAGAAGTGGAACGCCGGCAGCGTCGGCAACACGTGCGCAGGTGTGTTGATTTTGAGCGCGAACATGTGCAAGCGTTCACGTGACCGAGCCTTCCCGACGATGGAGCAGGACAAGAAGACCGTGTTCGAAACACACAAGACGTTCCTCGACCACCATAACAACGCGCAGGTGAAGTCGTGGGAGATGGTCACTGGGCGTTGGAAGAAGCCGCAATGAAGGCCCTCCTGAGCGTCTGGCTTGGCGTCAGCACCGGAATCGGCATCGCTGCACTGGCGCTCAAGGCAGGTCCGTGGCATCGGGCGATCCCGGGTGCGCTTGCCTGGCCGATGTATCCGTTCTTGATCGCAGGCTCCTGGGTCCGCTATACCCTCCGCCGGAGGGGTCTTGAGCAATGATCGAACAGTTGTTGAAGAAGCTGGTGGTCCACCTGCCACTGCAAACGGTGCAGGGGTGCGCCCGCTTCTTCCTGTGGAAACGCAGCCTCTACATCCAACTGGACCCACGCGCGACAACACGCCGGTGGTCGCTACACCGCCGCGACGAAAACCCTCTCGGAAACTAGATATGTCCCGTCGCCCCGGATCTGCACGTGAGATCGACCTGCAGTCGTTGAAGCAGGCGAGCGCATGTGTGTCCCGGGCGATGGAGCTGTTCATCAAGAACACGAAGTTCGATGACCCTGAGGCGGTCGCGCAAGCGGAGCTTGCGTGGCGGTTCTTGGACGAGTTCATCGACCGACACGGCGACAAGTAACAGGGGACATGCCCCATTTTCGTGCGTCGGCAACGACGCGCAGGAGAGCATCGCTATGATCACAATGAAGGACGTCGCGAACAGGCCTGGTGTCTGTTGGCGCTACGCGGACAGGGATGCGCCTGACCACGACCCGACGTACAACCGGGTACCCAGCGAAAGTGTCCAGACCCCCGACAAGTGGACGACCTGGGCGATGGAGCCTGCGGACGCGCCCAGCCTCTACACGAAGGAGCACGGCCATCGCCGCGTCGAGCTGCTCGAGCACTGGTCGACGCATCCGACGCCGACGCCGCGGAAGGCCCAGTCGTTCGACGTGAAGTACATGACCGTGCGAACCAACGAGGTCCACGCGGGGCAGTGGTATCTCGGCATCTGGTCGAGGTCGGGCGAAGCGACCAACATCTGCCGGGGCCTGAACAACGGCGCGCTGAACACCTGCGGCTACCGCGCTGATCGAGGACCCATCCAGGACCCGGGCTTCGTGATCGTGCTGGTCAACACGGTAGGCAAGACCCTGCGGGTGCCCGCAGCCGCGGTGCGGTCGTGCGTCGACCCGATCGACAAGCTGCTCAAGCAGCGAGTCGACGGCATGGCAGGCGCGATCTGCTTCACGAACTACGAAGGTGCGCAGCGCACCGAATCGCTCGTGCGCACCAACCACGGCTTCGTGAGCACGAACGCCGAGTTCCCTCTCAACGAGGACCAGTGCGCGCTCGCGCGGGAGATCTGGCCGTACGCGCTGCGGCTGCGGGTCGCGCGTGCGGAGTACCAGGAGCGGCATCGCGTCGTCTGCGACGACGTCGATGAGATGCCGAACATGGTCGATGGCTGACTACTACTGCCAGTTCTCGATCGAAGTGTTGCTTCGCAAAGGCAAGCAGCCCGCTGTTCGGGAGCTGATGGACGAAGGCATGCGCGTCCGCGGTGAGCTGGACGTGCTGCAACGCTACGACGACCTCGAGGCTCACGGCTTCGACTTCGACTTCATCTGGGAGGACGCTACCAAGCTCACGATCTACAGCGAGGGACACGGGAGTGTCGACCACGCGGTCCAGTTTATCGAGGAGCTGGTTCACCGTAACCTTGCAGTTGAGCCGGTGGCGGTTTACTGGGCCAACACGTGCTCCAAGCCTCGCTGGGATTCGTGCGATGGAGGTGGCGCGTTGATCACGAAGCAGAAGACGCACTGGTTCATTCCTCGACAGCTCATCGACAACAAGTGGATGCGCATCAAGGCCGAAAGGAAGCGCGGTCGATGAAACTTCCGAAGAACCGCATCAAGCGGATCCACGTCAACCAGAAGAACCTGCGCGCCAACCGCAAAGACGGTGGACATAGACCACTGACCACGATCCAGACGAGCACCGGGCCGGTCTATGCCGACCACGTCGACATCAAAGGTGTTTCGGCGCTGGTGAGCCGGCCCGACAAGCCGTTGCCGTGCGGGGCACGGATCTGGATCGAGACACGCGCACAGGTCAACTACACCCGGAGGAAGTCCCATGGCTAAAGCCGCGCTCGAGTACGTCCACGTCATCGACAAGAAGACGCGCAAGTCCATCCACGCTGTCGGACCCACGACGAGCCCCGAGCGAACCGCACGCGGCATGTCGATCAACCTCGACCACGACAAGTACGAGTTGGCCGTCAGTCCCGAGAAAGAGTGGATCGAGTGACCCTCGGCGAAGTCCTCGCGCGCGCTCGTACACCGCCCCAACTCGGTGACCACGAGATCGTGCAGGGCCCTGACGGCCTTGCACACCTGCTCATCGTCACCCGCAACGAGAACAAGGACTACCGAGCAAGCCTCGAGTTCATGTGTCACTGCGGCGCGTTGAAGGGGAGCCAGGTCAACGATCTCGAAGTCGCGCCCGAGATCACGTGCATGCAGTGCATCCAGTGGTGACCTGCGGCTGGTGCGGGTCAATCGACACGGACGCGGAGTTCGTCGACAACGGCGTGGGGATGCAGCAGGTGTCAGCTGGCATGTGCAACCATTGTGGGGCTGTACAGATCAGCCCCTTCAACGCAGAGCAGCACATGCACCCCGAAGACGTGAAGCGGGGGTGGTACGCGAGCGAGGAAACCCTCGAGGTCATGGGGCGGGACGTTGTTGATCGGCTCGTGCGCGGGTCTGAGGTTCGTGCTCGCGACTACGACAACGGCGAGAGGATGCTCGTCGAACACGAAGGCACGGTCCACCAAGCGTTCAAGCGCATCTCGTGGTCGGATCCGACGTTTCAGTTCGCGTGCGGAATCGAGACTGCGGTTGCGCAGTACCCCGCTGTCGACGTCGTCACCTGCTTCAACTGCATCGCCTACGAAATCAAAGGACGTCCATGAAGATCGACCTCGAGAAGCTCCGCAAGCTCGCGACGATCAAGCACACCCTCGAGCCGGAGTATGACGACTTCACGAAACACTTCGACGACGAGGCGTGTGTCGTGTGGGTTCGAGACCAGCTCGAACGTGGCAACGAATGGGCGTGGTGCACTATCAAGGTCTCCGTCTCGTACGGCGGCCTGACGGCTGACGACTACCTCGGTGGCTGCTCGTACGAATCCGAGAAGGACTTCATGCACGAGGACGGCTACTTCCCGGACATGGTCACGACGGCCCTGAAGGAGCTGGCGCAAGGCCTCGAGAAGATCGGCAACGACCACGCGATCTGGGAACACGACTCGATGTACTGCTTCTGGTGCATCGCGGAGGCTTCGTGACGAAGCGTCTTCGCGACACGCACGGCGTGGTTCATGAGACGAGCCGCACCCAGGGCACCTTCGGTGCCCACTACACGACCTGCGAGAACCGCGGCGTTCTCTATGGCCTGGAAGAGCTGGAGGTCCTCGATGACGACACGCCCATCGCATGCTTCTCGTGCCTTGCAGACGTTTCGCGACAAGGCGGGGATCGTCCACATGACGTTGGGTAGCTACGGCGCGAACTCCCTGACCGTGTGTGAAGCAGGTACCGCTAACATGGCGTTCATGGGGTTGGAACAGGTCTACGATACGCCGGTCACCTGCATCCTCTGCTTAGGTACACGGTGAGCCGGCGGTATCGTGACCCGAACGGCGTTGTGCACGAGACCCGTCGTCCACGGATGCCGATCTTCTTGTGTGAAGAGGAGAACAGCCACTGTAACTACGGGCCGTGCATCTCCGACGAGCAGGACCCCGCCATAGTCTTCACGACATGCTTGCTGTGTCTCGGAGCGCCGGCACGGTTGCGAGAGCAGCAGGCGTCTTGACGAACACGACCGCCTCGATCAGCTCGACCAGCCACTGCTCGGCGTCACCGCCGTGTCCCGTGGCCGCGCAAAGCGCTGCCATCCAAGCGAGTGCCTTCGGGCACTGCTCGGTCGAGAACATGGAGTAGAGGCACGTCCGCATGGCGGTTTCGTTGTTCGAGCGATTATCAGGTAAACGTCGCATGGAAGGGGGACATCCGCATGTTGCACGATGAAGCAGATGTCGTCAATCAAATCGACGCACTGGGCCTCGTCCATCGAACGAGGCGGACGTTCTATCGCGGGAGACTCAGCGACCCCCCGATACGCGGCGGCGTGTGACCCGCGCATCGACGTCGTCGAAACGCTCGACTCCGTCACCTGTTTCCAGTGCCTATGCAAAGAGTTAGCTCCGTGAAGCGAACCCGCACAGCCCGCACGTTCGACCGTACCTATATGGGACAGGACGGGCTCCGACACATCGTACAAAAGGACCGTGTCTACGCCGCGTGTGGGCAGTCGGTCGCCTTCGCGAAGTGGTGGGGCGGCGACAAGACACTCTCGTGCCTGACCTGCATCGCAAGGGAGAATGGCGTCGATGGATAAGTCCCACTACTTCTACCTGACGCTCTTCACGGACTACCACGGCATCGCCCCCTGGTGCTACGGCATGTGCGGGGGCCCTCCCCGTCTGTGGCAAGGCGTATTTCTACAAAAGCTCCTACGAGGTTGAAGCGCCAGGTTTTCCCACGTGTATCCAGTGCATCGCGATGGTGGACGGCGATTACGTCAAAGGGCCTCAATGATGTTTGTGCGAATCAAAGACGGTCTTGTGCATAAGGTCAAACAGTACGAGACCGCGGACCACTACGGTCTGACGGTGTGTCGTGCTTCGTTCACGCAAGACAAAGTACATTCTCGCCTCAATGAGGAAACGTCGCCGGCTAAGACGTCTAAACCTCCGGTGACGTGTTTGCAGTGCATCGCGAAGGATGGTGTATGAAGACGTCGTACAAAGTCAAACGTGGCCACATATGGCATGTGGTGCACGAGACGAAGTCGATGCGTACACCGCCGGGCGCCGTGTGGACGTTGTGCGGATCGTACTACGAAGAAGGAGAGTGGGGCGCGCGAACCCCCACATGTCCGAACTGCCTCAAGGTCGACAACCCCTTGCTTCTCCCTCCACATGCAAAGAGGTATCTCAGGGCGGTCGCCAAGAAGGATCCCTTTCTCCTGAGCGTGCGCGAGTCGCTTAAAGCGCTCGTACGTGCGGACTATTTGACGCACGAAGGTGAGTTGACTCGTCGGGGTACAATCCTGGTGGAGGACTACCTACGTACGCCGGTACCTCTGGAGGACGACGCCCGTGTTGTTCACGCGCGTTGGCCTCTCGACAGCTGCCCACGTTGCAACATGAACGGCCGGCTGCTCGACGTCAATCAGATGACCACGGAGCGCTACGCCAAGCTTCGAATGGTCGAAGACCAGCTCATGGTAACGTGCTTCCAGTGCATCGCCCGCGGGGACCCTCGTGACGACATATACTGACCACGACGGCGTCGTGCATGTTGTGACCAAGCGGTACCCCGAGTGGACGTGTTGCAACAAACGAATGACGGGCGCGACCGAACGTGGCTCTGGGAAGTATCCAACGTGCCTGTGGTGTGTGATCAGTCGTCTGTGGACACCTTGGTGACATGCACGGACGAGGCAGGCCTGGTCCATTTTGCGATCGGGCATGGCACCTGGTGTGGATGGTCGAGGGCGTGGGTGGGTGGTGAGTGGCTGGTTGACCCCAAGCCAAAGATGGTGACGTGCCTCGAGTGCATCGCCCAGGAGCAGCGAAATGTCCGAGCCCCTGCCAAACGCTAAGAAACCGCGGGTCTCGACGCTTCGCCCGGCTATCCGGGCGATTCTCGAACGAACCCGCAAAGCACGCGCCGAACTCGACGCATTGATTGGAGAACCTGATGGCACAACCGAGACGGGCGACACGCACTCCGCGTGTGCCGCCCCCGAGCCTTCCACCCCAACCTCCGAGGATGCTTGTCCGGTGGCCCGACGGAAAGCACCGAAGCTGGACAACAATCGATCACATCGAACGCAGCGCGATCCTAAGCCTGCTCCGCGCGCGCCGACCAACGGAAGACGTCCTGCAGCTGCACCCGACGGTGACCGTCGGAACCCTCGCCGCCGTCAAGGCGTGGTTCAACCGCTAGCAGTGAAGACGGCTCTTGTCGCCTTGTTCAAGCCGGGGTTGACGATCGAGCAAGTGATGGCTGAGCACCCGGATGTATCCAAGGGGACGCTCGTGGCCGTCAAAGCAAACGTGACGCGCGGCGCTTATAAATAGCGCACACGAAACAGGTAAAAGACTGTGTAGAGGACGGGCGCATACTGCGACTGTCTTAACCATTGATGGCCACAAGCCATCGAAAGAGAGAATCTATGTCCGAAGATATGGTCCAGCTCGCGAAGAAGTACGTCGGCAACATCAGCGCCAAGGGGCTTCTGTACGCCGAGGCGATCGACATGCTCGTCAAGGGACATCAGATGGTCCAGGCGGGAACCGAGGCGCTCCAGCACCTCGAGGGCCGCAAGCCGAAGTCGAAGTCGACGGGCTACGGCGGCACGCAGGGCGGACTGCTCGTCAAGGCGCCGAAGACCTCGAAGGCCAAGACCTCGAACCCTGACATTCTCGAGGCGCTACACAAGGCGCTGGTGAAGGGGCCGATGACGACCATGGAGCTGGCTCTGGCCGTGAAGTGTTCCACGTCCTATGTCCGGGTGCTGTTCAGGACGGACAAGACGGTGGTCCGTGTGGGCGGAGGCAACAAGACGCAGTGGGCGCTGCGCACGGGCTCGATGCCCAAGACGTCGCGCAAGGTCAAGGCGACGGCCGTGGCGGGAAAGACGATCCGCCGGCAGGCGGCGGCGGACGCCGCTGACCCCGCGCAGCGGAAGAAGGATGAGGACAAGATCCTCGTCATCCTCAAGGACTCGCCGAAGCTCACCATCGGCCCCCTGATGCGGAAGCTCAAGCGGAGCTTCTACCCCACCGTGCGCGCCATCAAGGCGATGCTCAAGGACGGACGTCTCAAGTTGGCCGAGGCCGAGACCAAGAACGGGCGCAAGCTCGTGACGTGGGTGCCCGCGTGAACACGGCGGTGCGCGCTCGCCCACGTCACAACAACGTCAGTCCGGTCACCGGACTTCGCTACGCGCGCGTCTATCCGGGCGACGCTGAAGACAAGCGCGTGGCACAGCTGTTCACCTATCGGCATGCGCTCGAGGCGCCACGGGTTGGGGCCGCAGTGACCCTCTCGGGCACCTCACCCCTGGCGGAAGTCCTGCTTATGCGGGACTACCTGCAGTGGCCGGGCGAACGGACCTACTTCATCGACTGGGCGAAGGACGCAGGCGCCAAGCCGTTGGTGCTCGCGGGGTTCAAGGCGATCCGGCGAGAATGGCCAGGGGCCAACGTCGAGCACGGCGACATCAACGACGTGGTGACACGGCTGCCGATGATCGGCTTCGCCAACCTCGACTTCATGGGCTTCGACCGCACGAGCGTCATGCCGTGCGTGCAGAAGACCATCGAACACCTTGCCCGCGGTGGGGTGATATCGCTAACCTGGTTCCGCGGCCGCGAGGTCGATGAACCGAATCGGTCTGCGTGGGACGTGTTCGAGGCTGCGCGTGACGTCGAAGATCTCGACTCACGCCGGCGTGTGGGCATCCAGCGGCTCATCCATCGATGGGCACGTGCTGTGAACGTGACGCTCGAGTGGATGGGCGGGCTGGACTACCAGCACAAACATTCGCCGATGAGCGTCATGGTCTGGCGCAGAAAGAGGACGTGATGGGGGTCAAGTTCAAGCTCATCGATAACGGCAAGACCGTTGAACTCTCCTTGCGAATCTCATCGATCGCCAACGGGTGGGTCATCAAAGCAGGTGACAAGCCGTACTTCGTCTTCACCGAAGACGAGGTGCACGAGGCGGTGCGTGGAATGCTCGCAGCATACCTCGAACAGCCCAAGGGCCCGTGAGTCCGGGGAGCGGACACGTCGTCCGTTCCCCTTTCCCTTTCGACCTTGCGCTCCACCAGCACAAGACGTAACCAAAGACACGACCACAAGTCGTGTCAACAGGATAAACATGACGCAAGACAGGTCAGCACCCAAGACGGCGCGCCAGGTGTTCGGAGAGGCATTCCGCTTCTATCGCGAGCAGCGCGGCTACAACCAGGCGCGCGTGGCGGACATCGCCAAGGTGTCGCGCTCGGACGTCGAGGCGTGGGAGGACGGTCGGGCAGTGCCCGACAACAAGGCATGGGAACTGCTCAAGAAGATGATGCATCGGGGACTCTCCAACATCACGCCGAGCAGGCAACAGGCACTCTCCGAGATCGATGCGGAGCGCGCGCTGGCGCAGCGTGCGGTGCAGCGAGTGCACACGCCGCCCCCTCCGAAGCCGCAGGCGCAGCTAGACAAGCCGCTGACGGCCCGGCCGTTTGCGGAGGCACTCGCCAAGCAGCCGATCCTCAAGGTCGTGCCGGACCTCAAGCCGGAGCCGCCGAAGCCTGAGCCGGTGCCGCCACCAACGCCACCGACGCCGCCGACGCCGGCAACGCCGGCGACGACGACGACGACGACGACGACGACGACGACGACGACGCCGGAGGGTGTGCCCGCAACGCTCCTCGGGGAAGACTTCGACCTCACGGACGCGTACATCAGGGTCAATGCATTGCCTCGTGGATGGGGCAGTGCTGAAGCGCGCGAGATCCGCACCGCCTACGCAAAGGAGCTGCTCCTCAAGAACATGAGCACCGAGGGCATCGTCACAGAGGTCCGTGCTCGCTACAGCGTGGGCATCTCGCGCGCGACGCTCAACAAGCTGCGTGCCGAGATCGAGCGGGACGCGGCGAAGGCGGAGCGGAAGGCGCAGCGCGAGGCAGCCAAGGCGGCACCCGCGCCAGAACCAGCACCCACACCGGCACCTGCGCCCATCAACGAAGGGTTGATGCTCGATCACGTTCGTACGGTGCTGCGTAGCGACCCGTTCACCAAGATCGAGGACCTCGTGTCGGGACTGAATCGGAAGTTCGGTCGGCCGCTCCCCTCGCAGCAACTCTACATCCTGCGCGCGGAGGCGAAGCCCATCGCGGCGACGCCCACCCCCACCCCAACCCCAGAACGAGCTATGCCCGACCTCAACGTGAAGGACATCGAAGCGGCGGCTCAGATCGTGCTGAGCGCCATCCCCAACCTGAAGACGTTCACGATCAGCGTGGACGACAAGGGCGAGGTGACGGTGAGCCACACGACCCGCGAGGTCCGTGTGATCGAGGCCAGCGGATCGATCAAGCTCAAGCGTTGAGCACAAGGCGCGCCTGCGGCGCCTTATTTTTTGCGCGGGAGATCTAATGAAGACAACCCTGCGACGTGACCCTGCGACGACGATCGTCCACTACGGTTACGTCAAGCGGTTCGACGATCGCTGGGATGACCGCTGGGTCACCTGCTGCGGACGGGGCTCGGGCATCGACACAGTGTTCTGGAGCATCACCTTTGAGCCCGAGGGTCCGACGTGCATGTGGTGCGTAGCGAAGGCGTTTATGTGATAAACCTCATCCTCAACCTGTTGGGTCTTTTGACCCGTGTCAAAGCACACACTCGAATGCGCGGCGCCGTGCGCGTCGTCAAGTACTGGAGAAAAGCATCGTGACCACCGACAAGTCCCTGTCCTTCTACAAGATCGCGACCACGTCCTTTCAGTCCATCGTCAAGTCCTCGCAGGTCTTCGTCACCGACGTGGACGGTGACGTGTTGTGGGAGCGCTACCTGGCCGCGTTCCCCGAGGGCACGAACCTGACCTTCAAGAAGAAGACCGAGCACGACTGCTCGACGTGCCGGCAGTTCATCCGTCGCGCGGGCAACGTCGTCTCCGTCGACGACCAGGGTGCCGTCCGCACCGTCTGGGACGAGGCTGCCGAGAAGGCGCCGCATCCGTACAACGTCGTGACCACGGCGCTGCGCGACGTCGTGCGCGCTGCGAGCATCTCGGACCTCTTTCGAGTCGGCCAGAAGGAGAACAGCTTCGGCGCCGCCGCGACGCGGTCGATGGACCCCGCCGGCAAGGCGCTGACCTGGAACCACCTACACACGGACGCGATCCCCAAGACGCTGCAGGCCCTGTCGCCTGACCAGGTTCGTGGCGACTACCGCACGACGGTGCAGGTCTTCACGCGTGGCCTCGTGGAGCTTGCCCCCTCGGCGCTGGATACGGTGCTCGCGCTCATCGAGGCGAACAACCTGTACCGCGGCGCCGAGCACAAGGCGGCGGTCGTGCAGTTCATGCAGGCGCAGGATGCGTTTCGAGCCATGCCGCCGTGCACGCAGGACATCTTCACGTGGACCCACGCGACCGGCCCGGCGTCGCGCTTTCGCAACACTGTGATCGGCACTCTCGTGCAAGACCTCACCGACGGCGTCGACGTCGAGCACGCCGTCAAGAGCTTCGAGACCAAGGTGGCGCCGACCAACTACAAGCGCACGACGGCCGTCATCACGCCGGCCATGGTGAAGAAGGCGATGGAGACGATCGAGACGCTGGGCCTCGAGCCGGCACTCGAGCGCCGCTTCGCCACTATCCACGACATCTCGGTCAACGACGTGAAGTGGGTCGACGGTAGCGTCAAGCCGGCGATGAAGGGTGGCATCGGCGACGTGCTCATGCAGGCGGCGACGCCAGGTCCCGCGAACACGAAGAAGGACGAAGAGCGCGCCGAGGACATCGGGCTCGAGGCCTTCGTCGAGCGCGTGCTGCCGGAGGCGACGAGCATGGAGGTTTTGCTCAAGGGCGAGCACCTCGGCAACCTGATGTCGCTGACGGCGCCCGTGAACCCGGAGCCCAAGCAGCTGTTCCGCTGGAACAACGACTTCGCTTGGAGCTACGGCGGCAACGTTACCGACTCGATCGCCGAGCGCGTGAAAAAGGCCGGCGGCAAGGTCGAGGGCGCGACCCTGCGCGTGTCGCTGTCGTGGTTCAACTTCGACGATCTCGACCTGCACATCCACGAGCCGGCGGGACGTGGCGTCGGCGGCCTGCGCGACCACATCTACTTCAGCAACAAGCGCGGCTCGACCGGCGGCACGCTCGACGTCGACATGAACGCGGGCGATGGCACCACGCGCGAAGCCGTCGAGAACGTCGTCTGGATGGACAAGATGCCGAGCGGTGCCTACAAGGTCGTCGTCAACAACTTCGCCAAGCGCGAGGCCAGCGATGTCGGCTTCGTGATCGAGGTGGAGTGCGGCGGCAAGCTCTCGCACTTCTCCTACAACAAGGCGGTCCGCGACAAGCAGGACATCCACGTCGTGACCCTGCACATGAAGGAGGGCCGCATCGAGAGCCTCGAGATGGGCGCCCCGGCGATCACGGCGTCGAACATCTCCCAGACGAAGTGGGGGCTGTCGACCGAGCAGTACATCAAGGTCGACGCCGTCACGCTCTCCCCGAACTACTGGGGCGACAACGCCGTGGGCAACAAGCACACGTTCTTCGTTCTCGCAGGCGCCAGGAACGACGAACCCACGCGCGGCATCTACAACGAGTTCCTGCACCCACGCCTGGAGCCGCACCGCAAGGTCTTCGAGGTGATCGGCGACAAGACCAAGTGCCAGCCCACTGACGGGCAACTCTCGGGCTTGGGCTTCTCGTCGACGAAGCACACGAACGTGCTCGTGCGCGTCCAGCAGGGCAAGAAGCAGCGCCTGTTCAACGTCCACGTCGGTTCTTGAAAATGCGGAAACTCACCGCCACACAAATTGCTGCCAACTTTTGGCGCCGGGTTCGTAAGAACGGCCCACGCGACTGCTGGGAATGGCAAGCAAGCACGCACAAGCAAGGTTACGGGTCACTCGGCTTCGGCGGGAAAACCTACCTTGCACACCGTATAGCGTGAACATTGCGTAACGGTGAGATTCCACCTGGAATGATGGTCTGTCACACGTGCGACAACCCGCCATGCTGCAACCCTCGTCATCTGTTTCTCGGAACACGTGTCGACAACATGCAAGACATGTATCGGAAGAACAGGTCGAATCACCCAAGAGGTGATCGTACTGGCGGAAGGGTTTCATCCAAATTGGGATGGAAAACCGTCAAGAGGATTCGCGCTCTCTACACCTCCGGAAAGTTCACGCACCATACGCTGGCCGCCCAGTTCAACGTGTCTCGCTCGACAATTTCTCGAATCATCAATCACCAACTCTGGTCAAACGCCTAACCATGCAACGGAGACATCTATGACAAATGACCTGTTCATCTTCGCCACCCGCAACAAGCTCCGCTTCGCGTCCATCCGCGGGGAGCTGTCCGTCGAGCAGCTGTGGGACGTCCCGCTCCGCTCGCGTGACGACTTCAACCTCAATACCGTCGCCAAGACCGCCAACAAGGCGCTCAAGGAGATCTCCGAGGAGAGCTTCGTCGAGACGACCAAGACGGCTGCGCACACGCGCTGCGAGGCAGCGATGGAGACCGTCAAGTACATCATCGACGTGAAGCTCGCCGAGGAGGAGGCCGCGAAGAACAAGGCGACGAAGAAGCAGGAGAAGGAGAAGCTCCTGGCCATCCTCGCCGAGAAGCAGGACGGCAAGCTCTCCGAGCTGTCCGAGAAGGAGCTGCAGAAGCGCATCGCGGCGCTGGACGACTAACCGCTCGACGTCGAAACGGCGGTAGCTACGAATGCGTCGTCGAGGACGTCGTCCGCGCAGCAATCGAGCATCGCCGAAAGAAGAAGACCTGATGAACGTCTTCAAGTTCCCGGTGACCGACGAGTTCTACCTGAAGCTCCCGGCCAACACGCAGGTGTTGACTGTGCAGATGCAGGATGGCGTCGCACAGATGTGGGTCGCCTACGAAGGCGACAATCTGGTCGAGCGACACTTCCGCGTGCTGCCGACGGGTGCGAACCTGAACGGCAAGCTCGACAAGCTCAAGTACATCGGTACGTTCCAGCCAGAGCGCGGCTTGGTGTTCCACTTGTTCGAGGTCCTGTCATGAGCACGGCGTGCCCGCTACAGCGCAAGACCGTCGTTCAGTGTAAATCGTGCCCGTGGCGCGTCGACTGCATCCCGGACCGCGACATCCCGAACTACATCCCTGAGCTGCACGAGAAGCTGACCAACACCATCCGCAGCGGCATCGAGACGCTGTTCGAGACCGAGCGTCACACGATGGCCTGCCACTACTCCAAGCCTGGGGCCGAGTTCCCGTGCGCGGGGTGGTTGTCGAACCAGCTCGGACGGGGGAACAACGTCGGGGTGCGCATGGCGGTGATGACGGGCTCGATGCCAGCACCCGAGATCGACGGCCCCCAACACGAACGATTCGAGGACACGCTATGCCGCCCAAGAAGTCCGTCAAAAAGAAAACCCGGACCGAAGAAGAGTACCAAGAACTCCGCAAAGCCACGATCGCGCTCGCGTCGTGCGTCGACTTCGCGCTGAAGTTTGACAAACACCTCGGACGCGGCTCGGGGATGATGGTCAACCTGAAGACCATGGAGAGCATCGGTCCGTGGCAGGAGAAGTTCTTCGATGCCCTCGACATGGTGGGCATCTGCTACGACCGCAAGGCCTACTACAAGAAGAAGGAGCACAAGCGCCGATGACAGCTGTCGACCTCCGAGTACTGGCTGCGGACAAGGGCCCGCTGTCAGCAAAGAAGCTCAAGCAGATCCAGCGCTGGCTCGACGCGGACTGGGAGTCGCACGACATCGACCGCGATGCCGTCAAGCTCATCCAGCGACTGCTGGACACCATCACACCGAGGAAGTGACCATGGGGATGTTCGATTCAGTCATGGTGCCTTGCCCCATGTGCGGCGAGTGCGCCGAGTTCCAGTCCAAGGGCGGCGACTGCACGTTGGCAACGTACACACTGGATGACGCGCCCGCCAACGTGTTGTCGGACATCGACAAGTACCCCGAGGCCTGCAAGAAGTGCGGGACCGTGTTCGAGGTGACCCTCACGGTCGTGACGTATGTCAGGACCGTTCCACAGGTGAAGGTTCACGATGGCAAAAAAACGTAAAACCGTGCGCGTGGCTATCCCTCAAGGCGAAGGCCACTACGACCTCGTGGAGGTGAGGTGCAAAGCCCGACGTGCGGTGCACGACGGAACGCCGCCGTGCATCTGCGAGCCGAAGAAGTCGAAGAAGCCTAAGACACCTCGGCCGCCGTGGCCTCTCGGTCCGTCGGTGATCCCGCCACCCATACCCTCAACGATCCTCCCTTTCGCCAACCCTGATACAGGCGCGGCGTGGGAGCACACCCACGAGACAACAGGCTCGAACCACTGCAACGCGTGCATCGTCGATGACAGCGCACCTCGCGTGGGAGGTCTCCCCTGGGCGGACTTCGTCCAGGACCTGATCTCGAAGCTGGGTTTCCAGCCCCGGTATCCTGGCCTCTCCGACGAAGCGCACCTCCGTGAGCTGATCGGGCCGAGGTGGGCCGAGGATGCGAAGAAGAAGTGGGTCGTCAACTGGACGGTCGATGGCTACCTCGAGCGCCGGCCGCACCTCAAGGCGACGAAGGCAGAGCTGCGTCGGCAGCACACGTGCGTCAAAGACATCTCGAGCATCAACTGTCGTGCGTGCAATCGCGGAGTGCCGTACCCGCACGAGTCGCTCGACGAGCTGCTTGGGCGACGTGACACGGGCGATGGTGTGGGCGCCGAACATCCTGCCTCGCCGCGTTGGTCCGTCTACGTCGACAAGCGCGGCGTGCACTTCGCCATCGACCACCAGAGCTTCACGCTGCGCGAGAACTACGATCCCGACGACGGCTGGACGAAGGAGGCCTACTACAAGTGGTGGGCCAAGCAGCTGACCATCGCGTTCAAATGGTTGATGGACGAGCCGTGATCGGGGACACCGTGCGCCTCGAAGGCGCAGTGTTCAAAGTCGAGCACGTCAAGTGCTCTAGAGGGCTCATCCACACCGTCCTGCGCGTCACCAGCAATCGACTGTTCGTGCCGCACCACCAGCTCGACGGCGCAACGCACAACGCCGAATGGACGAACGAGCCGGTGCTGACGTGCTTCACATGCATCAACCACGTGTGGCGTGACACGGAGCTGCGCTATGCCCCCGACGACGACGACTCTGACGACTTCGGAGTAAACGACTGATGGCGATCTACCTTCTCGCCCGTCGGCCCAAGCACCCTGACACCACCGTGCACATCGTGCTCGCGAACACCGACATGCCGTGGGAGTACACGGTCCTGTGCGGAGCGCCGCGTGGCGACCTTGGCTTCGTCGTGGTGAAGCATCGCGACCAGAAAGGATTTCCGACATGTCTGACGTGCATCTCGAAGGCCGAGGGGCGCTACGTACGGGTGTGATGCCCGTGCGGAGCTACGAGAACCAGCTCACGGGGCTCGTGCACCTCGCCCACCCGGGTTGGTCGAGCGCGTACTACTACATCGTCTGTGAAGGCGAGGACACTGTGCTTGCATGGGAACAGTGCTGGGAGGGCACCGTGCCGACGTGCCTGTGGTGCGTCGCGGGAGTGCTTCGTGAACCCTGAGAACATCGCGCGCAACTACCACAAGCTCGAGCCGCGGAACGGCTACGGCGACGCCGACTACGCCCTCCACGAGCTGGCGCACTTCGTCGTGTTGTTCCGTCGGGCTCCGCGAATGTCGAAGGACGAGATCCAAGACATGCAGATGGTGCTCGACGACATGCCCTGCGGCTTCGCTCAGCTCCACGAGCTGCGGGTCATCAAGCTGCAGAGCATCGTGCTCCGCTGTGCCGCGAAGCCCATCCTCAAGCAGGTCATGTGGGGCATCTACGACGCAGCAGCTGAGCGCAAGCGCGGCCAGAAGGACATCGTGACGTCGTTGTCCAAGGGCATGAAGCTCATGGGACGCATCAAGGTCTCGCCCCGTTTGGTCGCAGCGTACAAACACACCATCGAGCGCTTCTCGTGAGGCCCGGCGATGACGCGGGCAACTTCGACTGGAGCCCCGCCTGCGACGTGCTCGGCATCGTGCACTGGACCTGGCATCGCGAACGCTCGAACTACTGGCACCGCCTGTGCCTCGACGAAGGTGCACCCGAGGCTGCGGGCACCCGCGGTTCCCGCCCGCCGCTCGAGACGCCCGTGACGTGCTTCTGGTGCCTGAGTGTATGGAGTACACTATGACATGGGGAGCGTCGATCATCGGGTACTCCGAGCGCCGCATGGGCCCTGACGGCCTCGTTCACATCGCGTCGCGGAACACGTTCGATCATCCGTATGCCGGTTGGTGGGCCTCGAGATGTGGACAGTCTTACGTCAAGGCGGAGACGCAGATGAGCCGTGAGACCCGCCACATTCCCACATGCCTGCAGTGCATCGCAGCGATCGAGCCCACGAGGCAACCGTGATTCCTGCCCACGCGTACTACTGGACCGACAGGCACGGCCTCGTGCACATCCTGCTCGATGGGTCTTATGTGATGGCGTGCAACGGACTCTACCGTTCGCCACAGACACGGGAGACGAACAAGATTCCGACGTGTTTCGAGTGCATCGCAGCGGATGCACAGATGGTGTTCATGATCCCGGAGGGTTCGTGGCAGAATCCCTGAATAGTGCATGTACAACATGCGGTGCACAGCGAGGCCGTCCGTGCATCAGTCTGACGTGGCCCGGTTACCAACCGCTGACGTGGTTCCATCGGGACCGAGGTCAACATGCCGACAACGCTCTGGAGCGACAAGGCGGGCATCGTACATCTCGGCCCTGACGACGGCAGCTGGGACTCATACACCCTCTGCACCAGCCGAGGGTTCGTACATCAGGGCAAGAGCCTGTTCCGCGTGATGGGGGTGGACCGATTCGCGACGTGCATCATGTGCCTTGGGTACCGGAGGGACGATGATTGATGATCCGCGGAGCGGGACATCGGTCCATCGGCGGGTGTTGTGCTCGCGCTTCGAGTACTACGGCCTCATGCACGCTGTGCGTCCGCTGGGCAACTACGTCCGAACGTTCTGCGACATCTACGTGCCGTGGGAACTAGCCTACGACGAGTACCTGCTTATCACCTGCATCCCGTGTCTCGCAGCCATGAAGGAATACCGATGAGCCTCGTACCTGAAGACCTGACGAAGTGGGATCTCGAGAACCTCTTGCGTGAGTTCGAACGTTGCGTCAAACTTGAGAAGGCGTTCGATGGCGTCGGAGGACGCTACCAAAGCCTGATCCACGCCAAAGTCGAGGCCCTGGGCACCGAAGCCATCCGTCGGACCGGGTTGCACCCGAACTGGTGGCGTGTGAAGGGCGTCGTGCCGTCGTCGTGGACCGACGAGCACGGCATCACACACACTTGGCAGCACTGGATGATCCAACGCAAGCCGGATGATTCACCGCGGATGGTGACGTGCCTGCTGTGCATCGCAAAGGAGTTTGTGTGAGCTACGTCATCGATGACAAAGGCCTCGTTCACGAGGTCCTCGACAACCGCGGGACGATGTGCGGCAGCTACCACAGCGCGTGGGCAACCGCAGAGGCAGGATCTGTGGTGACGTGCTTCGCGTGCATGCATCCCGCTATCAGCAAAGACTGCGGGCACACGGACGCTCGGATCGGAAACTGTCCGTACGCGGCGGACATCCACAATGACAGCACGCAGCGGTGCAAGTGCTGCAGTGATTGCATGCACCAATGTGCGTTGGACATCTAGGCGAAGAACTCGAGCTTGTCCGGACCGAACTCACCCGGCTTTTCGACCCGCGCAACGTAGGTGAATCCGGGCAGCACCAGGATCGGGTTCACCCACTTGCCGGCCGCGTTCGTCGTCGTGATGCCCACCGGGCTCGCGAGGTTCCCGACGTCGTAGTCGCTCTTGTAGTAGACCCGCACCTGCGCGTTCTCGATCGGGCTGCCGCCGGGCGTCATGTACGCCATGTCGCCGGGCAGCGGGTAGTCCGCCGAGATCGCCACCGTGTTCGTGAACGGTGGGGGCGTCGGCACTGCGGCGCCGCCGAGGTTCAGGTCGAGCAGATCCCACTCGATGACGTCCACCGTGTCAGCGCCACGCGTGAGCTGCACCTGGTAGAAGTAGAGCTGCAGGGGCAGGGCGGCCGTGTCCGTGGGCAGGAACGTCAGGTCGAGCACCGGCAGGTTCTGCTCGAAGGCGAGGTTGTCGGGGTTGAGCGCCGTCGTGAACTTCAGGACGTTGCTGACATCCTCGGGCTGGTTCCTCATCAAGAACTGCGCCGTGGCGTCCACGAGCGCAGCCAGCGGGATGGGCTCGCCGTTCTCGTCCACGAGGTCGATGCTCAGTTTTTTGGTGGTGCCACGGGTCAACGAGATACGGTTCGACATCAGCAACGCTCCTTGATCGTTCCCACGATCCGTTGGCTTCGTATCACGCCGGCGAGCCGTGCTGCGCCGGGCTCTCGCACCACGCCGGTGAGCTTGCTTGAGCGCACGATGCCCGAGAGGCGTGTGGTCTGGGGCTCGCGTGCGACGCCCACGAGCGGCGTGGTGCTGCGAACGATGCCCGTGAGCTGCGCGACCGGCGAGACCGGCTGGACCATGCGGTCCCAAAAAAAGATCTGCACGACGTCGCCATCCACGGGCGCGTTGTCGACCTCGATCGTCCCCGATGCGGGATCCAGCTCGCTGTAGCCGTAGTCGTTGTCGGGGCCGCGTGCGATCGACGGGCTGTGGATGCGCCCGTTGAGGATGTACGCCGTCGAGCCCGCCACGTAGGGCACGCCCGTTCCGAAGACCCGGTTCGAGCCGTCGATCACGCCCTGCGCAAGGACGATGCGAGCGTTGGCCATGGCTCTATTGTAGGCGGACCCAGAACGCAACGACGTCGCCAAAGCCTGGCGGGTCGTCGATGCGCACGGAGGAGGCGCTGGTCTCGGTCCAGCCTACAGAACGAGTACGGCCGTTGATGGCAACAACGGCCGTACCTGGAATCCAGGGGATGGGGGAGGAAAAGTCGCGCCGGGCCCCGTCTGGAGCCTCGAACGCGACCTGGAACGTCACGAGCTACTAGCCCGAGACGCCGACTTCGCCTTCGCCGTCGATGGACAGCGCGGTGTTCGCGCTGGCGCCGCCGACGAGGAAGTCCGTCGCATCGAGGCGAAGCACGCCGTACCAGTCCACGTAGCTGTTCGCCGGGACCGAGACGGCCTGGAAGGCGAACTCGGTGCCGGCCGCGTTCGCGCCGGTCGCGCCGACCCACAGCGAGACGGTGACCGCGCCCGCGGTCTTGTTCACGACGCGGATGTGGCGCAGGACGACGTACTGCGCGGCCGCGCCTGCGTTCACGCCACCTGACGCCGCTGCCGGGTTCAGCAGGTTGGTCGTGGTGACGTTGGTGAGCGCGATCGGACCGAAGCGGAAAATCTTGTTGGACGCCATGGCTTTGCCTCCCGAGAATTATAGGGGATCGAAGTTCAGAAACTACACGAAGACGGAAACGGCCACGTCAGCAGCCTGGACCGTGAATGGAGCGGGCATCACGGCAGCGGCAGCCACGACCGCGCTCTGGATCGCCGCCTGCCATGCCGCGTTCGACAGGGCGGTGGGGTCGAGGAGCACTTCGACCGCGCTGACCACGCCCCCTTGTCCCGGGTAGATCTCTGGGTCGAAGACGATGAAGTGCGCGAACACGTGGAAGCCGTTGTCGGTCATACGTTCATCGCTAAGACGGGTCACCAAGGCACGTGCGGTCATGGGGTCCTCTACGGGTTCGCGGGATTGATGATTTCAGCGATGGTCTGCCGAATCGTGAGGGTCTTCGAAGCGCCAGTGGTGATGTTGACGCTGATGAACTGCTGCGCGGTGGTGCTGTTCCAGGTCGCCATCGTGCCGGTGAGCATGTTGACGATCTGTCCGATGAGGCCGCCGGCGGCACCTGCCGTTGTGGTGCTCAAGATCGAGCAATCGGCGATCGCGGTCGCTGCTGCGCCCAATGTGCGAATGGTGAACGTGATGACGATGCTGAATTCAGCGACGGTAGCCAGGCCTGCCGTGGTCGTAAACGTCGCAACCACGCCATCACCTGTCGTGCCCGCGGTGCCGATGCGGATGGTGATGGAGTTGGTGGCAGTGCCCACGGCGGCCGACGCCCCGCGGATCGTCCAACGTAAAACCGTGCCGACTTGAAAGCCTTGTGGAGGCACCGTGATCAATGACCCGGTAAACAAGGTGAGCGTCGCAGCTGAGATGGCCTGGTCAGCAACAGAGGTCGATGCGTGCATGACGAGGCCTCCGTTGGGAGTCCACTCGAAGTACACGCCACCCTCTGTCACCGGAATCGCTTCGCCGTTGCCCAACTGGTAATAGTCCCAGTAATGCGGCTGCGACATCGCGAGCAGTCGCGTGCCGCTGTTGAGCACGCCCATCACATCGACACCGCCAAGGCCCGCAGAACCCCCGTTGAACTGATTGTTACGGGCAGCAAGCGTTGCGCTCGAGTTCGAACCGTTGAGCCGCACGCCCGGCTTGCGCACCCGGTTGATCGCGCCATCGGCCGTGATGCTGCCGCCGTTGATCATCGCGTTGATGGTCAGGACGCTGTCGGAGTTGCGGAACTCCATCGCAGCGGGGCCCCACGTCGTGCCGTGCGAGAACTGGAACATCTCGATGTTCGCGCAACACGTGTTCGCCGTCGTGTCGCCGTCCATGCGGATACACGTGCCGTTGCCCGGCACGGCTTGCACGACGTTCGAGCCGTTGACGGTGGCCGGTACGTTGATGGCTTCGCCTGCCGAGATCGTGCAGCCCGTGAGAGTCACCGTGCCGCCGCCACCCGTGTAGTTCACGAGCACGGGGTAGCCCATGTTCGTCTCGACCCAGACGTAGCCCGCGGTCGGTAGCGTGTTGGCAGCGACGGTCAAGCTCTGTGGCGTCGCCGAGAGCGTCACGGCACTTGTCATCAAGATGGCCGTGGTCACCGGACTCGGCGGGTTGTCGAGCATGCGGACACAGAACCGCTCCATCTTGAAACGCGTGCAGTCGCGGGCTTCACCGAGCGTGGCCACGACGTTCATGTCGATGCCCACCGCGAGCGCATCGTTCACGAAGAAGTCATGCCAGTGCCCGCCGTGACAAGACAGCAGTTGAAGACCGATCAGCGCGTTGTTCTGATCACCGTTGCGGCAATCGAGGGTGAGGCCCTCGATGATCGAGCCCGTGTTGGCGGCGTTGCTCGCACCAGAGACCGCGGTGATTTGGAGCAAGGGTGATGTGAACGAACCGTTCGACGTGCCCCACCAACAGATGTGGGCGCCGCCCTGGCGCGTGTAGTCACCGATGTCCGTGGTGTACGAACCCGACGGTCCCATGAGGTGGACCGCGTTGGCCGTAACCGTGAGGCCTGCGGTGACGCCGTAGCGCCCCTTGTTGACCACGGGGAAGTAGACGATGCCGCCCTTGGCCGTCTGCGCGGCGTTGATCGCGTTCTGGATGGCGGTGGTGTTGTCCGTGCCGAACGAAGTGCCTGCGGCCGATGCAGTCGTGCCTGCGTTGGCCGCGAGCGTCACCGTGCTCGAGGACGTGAACGCCGAGATAGTCGTGGTGAGCTGCCCTGCGGACGCGCCTGCACGCGCCACCGTGATGCGCTTGCCGATGTCTTGTGCGGTGAATGGTGTGCTCGTGGCACACACGAGCGTCGCGGTGCCGGTGGTGATGGCACCATCGAACACGGTGACAAGGTCATCGCGGGCATCGAACTCGGCCACCACGTCGTAGACCAGGCGTGACGCGATGGCGTTCTGCGGCAGCGCGATCGGATCGAGCGTCGAGTTGTCCGCTTCATCGCCGATGAAGATGACCGCAGGTCCCGCAGGTCCCGCGGGCCCCGGTGAGCCGGTGGACCCTTGCTGACCTTGCGGACCGACCTCCCCATCGGCCCCATCCTCACCTACGAGGAACGTGGCGACACCCGGCGCTCCCTGCGCACCCGCATTGCCAGACGTTCCCGCGGCACCCGGAGGCCCCACACCGCCGTCATCGCCACGATCCGCATCGGTGAGGAAGATGAATCCTTGCGGGCCTTGCGCGCCTGTCGTGCCGGTGGCGCCGGGAGGTCCCGCAGCTCCGGGCGGTCCGGGATCACCGTCGGGGCCATCTTCGCCCACGAGAAATGTCGCGACACCCTGCGGTCCGATGCCACCCGTCGCGCCGGTCGCGCCCTGCGGTCCAGCATCACCGGGCTTGCCGGGCTCGCCGTCTTGTCCGTCCTCACCGACAAGGAACGTCGCAACGCCCTGGGGTCCGATGCTACCTGTCGCCCCTGCCACGCCCTGTGGTCCCACGTCGCCGGGCTTGCCGGGCTCGCCGTCCGCACCATCTTCGCCCACGAGAAACGTGGCGGCGCCTTGAGGCCCTTGTGCACCTGTGGACCCGGCAGCGCCCGCGGTGCCCGCAACGCCAGGCGGCCCTGGGTCACCGTCGTTGCCCGGCTCGGCCTCGAGAAAGACGGCCACACCCTGAGGGCCGATCGCGCCGGTCGTACCCTGTGGTCCTGGATCACCCGGCTTGCCGGGTTCACCATCCGCACCGTCTTCGCCGACGAGGAACGTGGCGACACCCTGCGGGCCTGTCCCGCCGGTGGCGCCTTGAACACCCTGCGGACCTTGCGGACCAAGGTCACCGTCTTGGCCGTCTTCGCCGACGAGGAACGTGGCGACGCCCTGAGGGCCTGACGCGCCTGTGGTGCCCTGGATACCTTGCGGCCCCATCGGACCGAGGTCACCGTCTTGACCATCCTCGCCGACGAGGAACGTGGCGGGACCCTGCGGTCCACTCGAGCCGGTGAGACCTTGGATGCCTTGCGGTCCGGGCTCGCCATCGGCCCCTGGTTCTGCGTCGAGGAAGATCGCGGCGCCTTGTGGCCCCTGCGCACCTGTGGTGCCCGGCGTGCCCGGCGTGCCCGCGGGTCCCTGTGGACCTTCGCCACCGTCTTGACCATCGTCACCGACGAGGAAGACGGGCGCGCCCTGCGGCCCCTGTGCGCCCGTGGTGCCCTGAAGACCTTGTGGACCCTGTGGGCCGTCACCACCGTCCTGTCCGTCTTCGCCAACGAGGAAGACGGCAGGACCAACCCCACCGGACGGCCCTGTTGGTCCGATGCTGCCGGTGGTCTTGAGACCGCCTGTGGAGTCGTAGACCTTCCATCCATCGGAATCGACGATTGCCCAACCGTTGCCCGGGATAGTGAAGTTACCCGTGATCTGGTTGATCGCAGCGGTTCCGTTGAGAAAGACCACCACGCCCGCAATGTCGATACCTGCCGTGTTGGCTAGATGAATCGACTTGACCAATGTCGCGTTTGGATATGCGGGTGCGGTGTAGACCGTCGCAGCAACATTGCTCAACTGACCTTGAGCGAGTGTCTTGTACGTCGGTTCGCCTTGCGTAACCTCGGCACCTGCCAAGGTATACGTGATGGTTGCACCAACGCCTGCAACGCCTGCGATCGTCTCTCCGCCGGCCAGTGTCAACATTTATCCCGCCATGAAGAAGAGGAAGCCGTAGTTCGGACGACGTGTCGGCGCCACGTACTCCGTGTCACCTGAGTCACCATCTTGTCCAGGTGGCCCAGGGGCGCCATCGACACCGCGCGCGCCGTCCACGCCCTGGCGTCCCGGCGGTCCGTCTTGGCCGTCTTCACCATCGCTGGTGAGGAAGATGGCAGGCCCGGGAGCGCCCGCCGCGCCCGAGACCGCGGTCAACACGTAGTTGGCGTAGTAGACGGTGATGGTGTGACCGGGCCCGGTCGCGTTCGAGACCCGGACATCGAAGGTGTCACCTGGTGCGACGCCTTGGACCACGCCCGACACCGTGACCGTCCCAACCTCGGGGGTTGTGGAGGTGTGCTGGGCCACGTGCGTGGCGATCGGGCTGCCGTTCTTGTAGAGCTGGAAGGTGAGGTCTTGGTTGTTCGCGTCGCACGACAACGACAACGTGCAGATCGTCAGGTACGTCCCGGCGATGCCTGCGACCAGCGTGTCCGTGCTGAACGTGAAGCCGTTGTTGTCACCCGCCGTCCACCCCGTCGAGATCTGGTAGAACGTGCTCGCGAGCGTCATCGTCGTGACGGCCGACGCAGCGTTGACCATCTCTCCGTAGGCGGCCACGCCGGTCTGCGCGGGCGCGCCTGCGGCGCCCTGCGGTCCGATCGGACCGGGAGGTCCTTGGATGCCTTCTTGACCGTCTTCACCGACGAGAAAGACCGCAGGGCCGATCCCGCCGGTGTCGCCGGTCGCGCCTTGTGGACCCGGAGGGCCTTGCGGACCGGAGTCGCCATCCGCACCGTCGTCGCCGACGAGGAACGTGGCGACGCCCTGGGGTCCCGACGCACCCGTGGTGCCTTGGATGCCCTGCGCACCTTGCGGACCGAGGTCGCCGTCTTGCCCATCCTCGCCGACGAGAAAGATCGGCAGGCCCTGGGGACCTGTTGCGCCAGTTGCGCCGGTGAGCCCGGTTGCACCCGGAGCGCCGGGCTCGCCGTCTTGACCGTCCTCGGCTGCGAGGAAGACCGCAGGCCCAACCGCGCCTGCGCTGCCGGTCGCACCCTGCAGGCCCTGCGCACCTTGCGGACCATCGCCGCCGTCTTGCCCGTCTTCGCCGACGAGGAAGATGGGCAGGCCCTGCGGACCCACGTTGCCGGTGACGCCCTGCGGCCCTGCGGCACCGGGTGCACCCGGCTCGCCGTCTTCACCACGCTCAGCATCGAGGAACGTGGCGACACCCTGGGGTCCCTGTGAGCCGGTGGGACCTTGCGGACCTTGTGGACCGATCTCACCGTCGGCGCCGTCTTCGCCCACGAGGAACGTGGCGACGCCTTGCGGTCCTGTCCCGCCGGTGGCGCCTGGAAGACCCTGCGGCCCCTGCGGACCATCGCCACCATCTTGGCCGTCTTCGCCGACGAGGAAGATGGGCAGGCCCTGCGGACCGCTCGAGCCCGTCGTGCCCTGCGGACCCGCGGGCCCCATCGGGCCTACGTCACCGTCGTCACCACGCTCCGCCTCGAGAAAGATCGCGGCGCCCTGCGGCCCTTGTGCGCCGGTGACGCCTTGCGGACCCGGAGGTCCGATCTCACCGTCATCACCACGCTCGGCTTCGAGGAACGTTGCGACGCCTTGTGGACCGACCGAACCTGTGGTGCCCTGCGGGCCTGCAGGACCTTGCGGTCCATCGCCACCGTCTTGACCGTCTTCGCCGACGAGGAAGATCGGAAGACCCTGCGGACCCACCGCGCCCGTCGTGCCTTGAACACCCTGCGCGCCCTGCGGTCCGATGTCACCGTCTTGCCCATCTTCGCCGACGAGGAACGTGGCGACGCCCTGTGGGCCACTCGAGCCCGGAAGGCCCTGCGGTCCCATCGGTCCGATCTCGCCGTCGTCACCACGCTCGGCGGCCAGGAAGATCGCGGCGCCTTGGGGCCCCTGCGATCCGGTGGTGCCTTGTGGCCCGGGAGCGCCGGGCGGACCGACGTCGCCATCTTCACCACGCTCGGCCTCGAGAAACGTGGCAACGCCTTGTGCGCCGGTGGGGCCGAGCGGGCCTTGGATACCCTGGACGCCCGGTGGACCCTGCGGACCAAGGTCGCCGTCTTGACCGTCTTCGCCGACGAGAAACACCGCCGGACCGACAGGCCCGACGTCACCCGTGGTGCCCTGCGCGCCTGGCGCGCCTGGCGGACCGACGTCTCCGGGTTCACCGTCTTCGGCGGTGAGAAAGACGGCAGGCCCGCGAGGACCTGCATCACCCGTGGTGCCTTGGAGACCGGGTGGACCTTGAGGCCCTTCGTCACCTTCGGGGCCTTCGATGCCCGCAGGACCTGGCAGACCGGGCGCGACGTTGACGGCGTCGAACTTTCCGGTGAGCGGGTTGAAGATGAACTTGATCGCCATGGCTAGGTCTTGACCACCGAGGTGAGGTTGCCGCCAGCGTACGTGAGCGTGAGCGTCGAGACGACGGCCAGACCCAGCTTGTACACCACTTGGGTGAGATCTCCGCCGGTATACGAGAGCGCGATGTTGTCGAACTTCGTAGGCACCAGCGAGTTGATGGCCTGCAGGTTCGCCAAGACGTCGAGCTGCGTGGGCTCGAGGGAGATCGGGCGCGCCGTTCCGTCGGCGTTGCGTACGATGACGTTCGGGTTGTCGTCGCTCATGTGATCACACGCGTGCGGGTGGATTCGAACACGGGCGGTGCGCCGGTGTTGACGATCGTGTCGGTCGACGTGATTCGCACGGTGACTCCGTCTTCTGCGTAGAGCCGCCAGATGATCTGCGTGGGCGCTTGCTCGACGTTGCGGGTGATGAGCTTCTCGACGATCTTCTTGGCCTTGGTCGCGTCGATGTACCAGGTGATGGCCGTGGGCCACGGCACGCCCGTGATCTCTTTGTAGCCGCTGGGGTAGCCCTCGACGGGACCTTGGTCGATGAAGTTGATGAGGCGACGCGTCGTGTCGGCCAGGCTCGAGATGCCGGCGCCGACGAAGTCGCCCTTCCAGATCCCGGCGTCGTTGCCGTAGATGATCCGCTTGATCTGCGAGAGGACGAACTCCTGCAGGTCTTCTTGGGTGACCGAGAGCGCGTCCGCGTTGAGAATCTGGGCAGCAGACTTCTGGTCGTCGCGTGCGTCAGCGCCACGGACTTCTTTGTAGCGAACGAGGTCCTTCTTCGGCGTCGTCACTTCGCAGAATTATAGCGTCAGGCCTGTCGTCGCGGCGGTCGCACGTGAAGAGGGCGCGGCCGCTCACCGAGCACACGGTCGAGCCACTCTTCGTGGTGGCGTGCGCCAATGAAGCCACCGGCGATGTACTTGCGATCGACGAACTCTTGGCGGAGGCGGTTGTTGAGGATGACGAGGCGTTGGCGCACCGAGGCTTGGGAGCGACGGCGGCTGAGCGCGTCGAGCACGACGTCCCACTCGGGCTTGGTCAGGTAGGTGTGGTGACCGGCGTGCGGGCCGATGGTGCGACGCCCGAACCACTTTCGCAGGGTCGCATCTTCTTCCACCGTCCAGGGCGGGCCGCGCCAAGCGTCGCCATCACGCTGCTTGCGCTCCCACGGCTCGAGGAGCGGCTTCTTGGGGGGCGCCGGCTTGATGAGACGCCGATCCTTCTCAGCAGCGTTCCAGAAGGCCAGGAAGGCGTGTGCCATGGCAGGGTGCTCGTGGTAGGCGCGGACCTGCTCAAACACCGGCTTGCGGTAGTACGTGACGCCGTCGCGTGTGCTGATGTCGACCTGACGGAAGCGCTTCGGACGCATCTGGTCGAAGAGGGCATCCCGTGCCTCCAAGTCCTGTGTAGGCGTGACAAGGCCTGGTCGGAAGTCGTTGGCGAAGAGCCCGAGCGGGACCTCAAGCTGCCACTGATGCCGTGCTTGCCAGGCATTCAACCCCGTGAACTCAAACGGGGATTTGTCCTCAAGCAAGCGCGCATTGAGCTGTGCGAAGTGTGTTGAGTCGACCCACTCCATCGGCTTGAAGGAAAACGTGAAATGAACTTGGTGTTTCGTCATGCGCTCTGCTCACGTGATCAACGGTTTTGGAAACGCCCAAAGGGCTCTCGTTAAGGAGTGAAAGGGTTTACCTTGCGGTTCTAGTAAACCGCAACCACAAACAACAACCTAAGTGCAACCTAACCGATCGCCGGTATGATTTCGGGTTAGCGCCTAAAAGACGTATTTTTTCGGTTTTTGCGCACGTTATCTTACGTGTCGTCGTCTCACGTACGTCGGCACACACCAACCTACACCACATGTACCTCGTGCGCTACGCCGAAATCATACCGGTAATCGGTTAGGTTGCTGTTGGTTCCGCGTTAAATGTTGCGATTTGGCCCCTCCCCCTCGACCCCCTAAACTAAAACCATTATGATCCTAGTATATAGAGTAGAGTAGAGGCGCCGCGGCGGCCGCAGCGTTTCCTGGGTCCATCCATATTAATGGAGTACGAGGTCTAAAACGACAATGTCGAGATCGCCCAACCTATTGATCCCTCATTCGGCCTCCCGACTGAAGGACCAGCGACCGACCCTCGAGTATCTGACGCGGTACGTCGAAAAGGGTGATGACGCTTCAGACCATTGGTTTTGGAGGCTTGATTCTGCAGCCAAACATCCACGACGCCTTAGTGCAGGCGGCCAAGCGATCATTTCATGGTCACCCAAGGCCAGTGTTAAGCGTGCAATTTTCTCGGTTGCACGGTTGCTTATCGAACACTACAAAGGCCCCTTCCCGGAGTACTCAGTTTTCGAGCCTTTGTGTTCGCTTCCGCACTGCGTGAACCCGAACCACTGGAAGTGGCGTTCGCTGCCCGTCCGCTACCGCTTCCACCCCCTGGCCGAAGGGTGGCGGGTTGCTGAGGTTCGTTCGGGGCGCGTTGTCCAGGCCCGCCTTCTCCTGGCCGTGCGCGACCAGCACGGCGTCTCCCACACGGTCTCGGCGCCTCCTCACCTCACGTCGCGCTTCGTTGCGATGTGCGATGCCCTCATCATCCCCGAGGTCTCGGTCGTGCTCGCCTCGAACGCTGTCATCACATGCAAAGGAGGTTGCTGATGGGTGCTCGCCTACAACCACACCACGGACGCTCTACGGTACTGCCTCCACGTGACCTTGTTGACCCGTTCGTCGAGGTCACCCCGAATCACTGGTACTGGCTCGCGGAGTTCCACGACGATGGCGAAGGTCCTACCGCCATCTTTCCATGGTCACCGCCGTATGAAGTCTCCACACAGTTCGTGGTGGCTCGGTTGCTGTGGTGCTGGGAGAACGACGGGGTCGGCATCAAGCGTCTGGTGCTCAACAATACGTGCGGCTTGGCCACATGTATCAACCCTCGGCATTGGCGCTACGCCAACATGCCCACCGACAAACACTACACGCTCGGCCCAGGCACGGACGCACGGTTGCTCGAGTATCCGTATCACCCGAACACCGTGCACATCGTTCGTGCGGAGTCCCCCTACGCGATGTGTGGCGTCTCCATCCGCAAGTTCCTGACCGCGCGCCACCGAGTCATCACGTGTGATGACTGCTTGAAGGAGTGGCGTGGCTACGGGCGTCCCCTCGAGGAGATCAAGCCGCCGTGAACTATCCCCACGTTGTGGATGCTCGAGGTCTTGTGCACTTTCACGTCATCGGCTCTTCGAATAACCACAAGTGCCGCATGAGCGTCTACGTTCCGGGTAGCCATCGGGGCCCGATCCGTACCGCTCGACCCGTGACGTGCTTCTGGTGCATCGCGGGCAGGAGGTTCCGGTGAGCTGGGACAACCGCACCCTGCCGGATGTCGTCTGGAAGGTTGATGGTGTTCGACATGTTGTCGTCGAGTGGTGGAACGACGGCACGTTCGCGTGGGCCACGTTGTGTGAGTCTCACGACACGCTTTGGACGACAAGCGGTGGCAAGAAGCCGCGCGTCTTCAAGGGCTTCATAACTTGCCTCCAATGTTTGGCAAAAGGCGACGAAGCCCCATGACCAAGTTCCGTCGTCCAACACCTCACACACCTCCGCCGATGAGCAAGCACGGCCCTTTGCTGCACGTCCCGCGCAGCGGGTTGCCGTGGGCGTTGTGTGATACCCGAGGCGTCGTCCATGTGCGATATGCGCCTGGTGATGTTGACCGGATTCGCATGCCTGCGTGCGACCCGTACGCGAACGAGACCCTCGAAGATACGCTCGCCGACGTCACGTGTCTCTGGTGCATCGCAGGAGCCCAACGCTGATGGCCTACGTCATGAAGTACACCGACTACGTCCGCATCAAAGGACCCGATCCTGTCGTCCACCTTCGTGATGTTCGAATGCTCAACCTCGCCATGTGCCGGGGTCGATTCGCTGCATCGTCGATGGACCAGCACTATGACGTGAACGCCGTACCCACGTGCTTCTGGTGCCTCAGTGGCGCGGATGGCAGTTCGTTGTGTTGGTTCGAGTGGGGTGTTGGTGGGCCGAACCTGGTGACGTCGACGTGACCGACTGTGTCTTCATCGATAACCTCGTGCATGAAGTCACGACCGTCCACTTCATTTCCGTACGAGATCATGCACCCGAAGCCAAGCTGAACGTGCGGTGTGGCGGCTATGTCACTGTGCCCCGTGCGTACGACTGGCGCTGGGGCGGCATCGTGACGTGTCTCTGGTGCATCGCCGACCGCTCACGTCAGCGCATGGACATCATCGAACTCAAGTGCACGATCTAGGAGAAACATGATCAAACTACTCACGCAACGCGAGGACGCTGTCGCTGCACTCATCACCGAAGGTCTCTCCAACAAGCTCATCGCAGACAAGCTCGACATCAGCGAGCACACGGCGAAGTTCCACGTCGCCAACGTGTGTCAGAAGTTCGGCACGACATCGCGCGTGGTCGTCGCCGTCGAATACACGCTAGCGAAGCTGCTGTGCTCGATGAACCCAAACACGTGTGCCTCGTGCGAAGCACGACGGCTTCGCGGTGGGATGGTGGACCGACATGTCTAAAGAACAGCTCGAAGCACTTCGAGACCGCATCCTCGCGTCGTTGCATACACAGTTTGCAACGAAGGTCGGGGCGCTCATCGACGCACACGGTCACAACGTCCCGTTCGCTCCGTTCCTACACGACCTCGCCAACAACTTGGCGCAAGGGTTCGTGGACGAACCCCCCGTGTCGACTATCACCATCACCCTCGAGGTCGAAGGGGACGCTGATGCGGCGTCTCAGGTCGTCGAGCACTTTCTCGACGAGGGCACGTTGCAGGACGCCATCAACGAGCACGAGGCTGGCTGCAAGATTCTTTCGGTGGTGTCGTCGTGAAGATTCATTGGAACGTCTTCGGCTGGAACATCTACAGCTGGGGGCTCGTGCACATCACCATCCGTAGTCGCGCCGAGGAGATTTTATGCGGTGCGACGTCGCAGTATGGTCCGCCGATGACTGTGCACGACGATGAGCCCATCACATGTTTCGCGTGTCTCGCACTCGAGGCGTCTCGTGGGGGATGACCTGCAGGACGTCTACGAGTTCACGTACCAGCGCCTCCTGCGTGCCATCAAGGATGAGATCGACGCGGTCTGTCACGAACGGGGTCTCGCTGGTGATTTCTACGACGTGTTGTCAGCTGCACACGCGACGCTTGCACAAGAGGTGGGGCGTCTCGAGAAGCTTCTCGAAGAGGGCGCGAAGCTGTGTGGGAAACGTCCGCCCGACCTCGTGAAGGTTCGGCGCGAGCGGATGGCGCGAGGACGCGGGCTCGCTCTGCATGTGATGCAGAACAAAGGCGACAACTAGCATGGCCAAGCTCTACTTCCGCTACGGCGTCGTCTCCTCGGCCAAGACGCTCAACCTGCTCGCCGTCGCGCACAACTATCAGCTGCAGGGCAAGCGCGTCGTCATCATCAAGCCCAAGCTGGACACGCGGTTCGGTGAGGACGTCGTCGCATCGCGTTCTGGGCTCTCGGCCAAGGCGGATGTGCTCGTCGACGACGACGGCCTTCCCGACAAGCTGTGGACAGGCATCGCGTGCGTGTTGGTTGACGAGGCGCAGTTCCTCACGGCCCGCGTAGTCGATCAGCTTCACAGCGTCGCGCATCACGAGGGCGTGCCCGTCATCTGTTACGGGCTGCGCACCGACTTCCGTCGCCGCCTCTTCCCAGCGTCGCAGCGTTTGTTCGAGCTGGCGGACAGCATCGAAGAGGTCAAGACGACCTGCTTTTTCTGCAACCGCAAGGCGACGTTCAACCAACGGTTGATCGCAGGGGACCAACAGGTGCTGCTCGGCGGGGACGATGTGTATCGCCCAGTGTGCGCGGTGCACTATCCGGCCACGCCCGGAGAAGATTTCCACCCAAGGCGAAGCGCTGATGATGCATCACGATGACGCTCTCCGTAAACACGCCATCCCGGCGCTACGTGACGCGGCCATGCAGCCTTGCCGACGTAGCAACTGCGGCACGGTGTGCCTGTGCATGCGTTGCCACGCACGCAAGGCGCTCGAGGTATTGGACCCGTCGTGGCGACCGTGAAGCGTCGACGACATCGATCTCCGAAGATCCCGCTTGGTCTCGAACACCGAGCCGTCGAGATTACAGGTGACGAGAACGCGCGTATTCCACTTGAGCGGATGTCACGCTACACGCCTGTGCAACCGAAACCTATATCGTCGTCTCCGTTGGAGACGGCGCGGGCGCACTGCAAGTTCAGCCCTGGCGGGCGTGTCATCGACGTCGTTGACCCGGAGGCATCGAAATGACCTGCAACGGACGCCACGAGAAGGGCGACGGTTCCTGGTGGGAGTGCGACGCTCGAGGCATCCCGCTCGCGCGGGTCTGCTTCAGCTGCATCAAGGACAAGCTCCAGGGCTATCGCCCCGAGGTCCTGAACAACCCGAACTACGAGGCCAACGAGGCCATCGAACCCGAGGAGTAACCACATGTCTCAGCCTGCCAAATGTATCAAAGACATGACGCCCGAAGAACAGATTGCGAGGCTGTACAAGCAGCGTAACGATTTGTACATGGTCATTCAAATGCTGACGTGTGGGCACAACGAGCCCGGTCATGGCCCCAAACAGAGCGACGTCGAGAAGTTTGAAGCCATCGCACTGCTGCTCGATATGACTGTCGAGGAGTTGCGCTGGATGGTCCTTGGGGAGGATGACCGTCACCCGGTGCACGGCTGTGAGTCAACGAGCGCTGCGTACGCGGATGCCCGACGTATTGTTGGTAATACATACGTGGACGAGGGACACAACTTCGAGACGTACGACACCAACAACAATCCGGACGAACCTGGGAACGAGTGGAGCTACGCCCGTTTCAAGTGGGACTACAACCCGCTACGTGACGCCGCTGAAACCGACGAACCGGAGGAATAGCGAATGACGGCGTGCAACATCAAGCACCACAGCACGTTGTACCGCTGCACGTTGCCTATGAACCACAAGGGCAGGCACACGTACCAGTACGGCACCAACGGCCCTGTGCGCTGGCGCCTGACGCGTGCCGAGCGCAGGCAACGAAAGGAACGCGATGCCGCCCAAGAAGGCAAGACCGCGTAAGCCTCTCCTCCGTCCGGCCGACATCGCGTGGCAGGCGTTTCAGGCCGGCGCCGCATTGTACGTGGGCTACGACATCGAGTACCTGAACACGCAGTTCAAGGCGTGGTGGAAGCGCCACCCACAAACCCTCCCTAGCGGAGAACTCAAGGAAGAATCGTGAAGTCATCGACCAAGAAGACCGCCGGACCCAAGACCATCCCGTCGCAGCTCCATCTGCCTGGTGGCATCGTCCTCAAGTCCATGCCGTTCAAGATCGTCGAGTACAACGATGACGGCACGCCGAAGCTGTTCGAGCTGCAGCCCGCCGGCCCGCACGACATGAAGGTCGACGGTGCGTGCGTGCTGTTCGCTCAGGAGGAATGGATCCGCAGCCCGCAGCCAGGCAAGGCGAAGGCCGAGGAGCCGGCATCGTGAAGGACCTCATCGAAGCCCTGACCCTCCTGCTCAAGTACGGCAACCCACGGAACCCAACGCACTGCGAGCACGACGTGCTGACGATCTGCGGTATCGACCCCAGTGATGTCACGGAGGAGGACAAGAAGAAGCTCGACGAGCGGGGGTTCTTCGTGAGCGACGAAGACGGTGACCCGTGCTTCATCTCGTTCCGGTTTGGGAGCGCGTAGTCGTGGGCTACTGCATCTCGCTCATGGAATCGCACTTCTTCATCAAGGCCGCCAACAAGAGCAAAGCCCTCGAGGCCATCCGTGCGCTCGCCGAGGACGAGTCCAAGATGGGTGGTGGTTCGTGGGGTTCGCACGGCTGCTCACGCCATTTCTCGTGGGTCACCACGGACGAGTTCTATCTCGCCAAGACGCTCGAGGTCGCGTTCGAAGCGTGGCGCTACGAAGCGCACGCCGACGAGAAGACAGGCGACGTCGTGGGTATCAGCTTCAACGGCGAGAAGCTGGGTGACGATCCTGTTCTCTGGCGCGCGGTCGCACCGTTCGTCGAGCATGGAAGCTACCTCCAGATGGCGGGCGAAGACGGCATGGTGTGGCGTTGGGTCTTCAACAACGGCAAGATGGAAGAGGTCCATCCGGTCTGGCCCGACGAATGAATGTGCTCGCTCTCTTCGATGGGCTCGTGCACCTGGTACGCGTTCCGGAGACGAAGTACGAGTACGGCCTCACGGCGTGTCGGCGGGACTTCGCGCACCACAACGACCCCGTGCGATTCCTCGAACGCGACATCCTGCCCATCAAGCCGACGACTACGCCGTTCACGTGCCTCTACTGCGCGATCGCACCGCCCTCGAGCGGCGCTGGTCAGGAGAAAGAATCATGACGACGCAAGAATCCGCGGCCCACTGGAACAAGCTCGCCGACGACGAGCTGCGCTGGGCTTCGTACGAAGAAGGTCGCGGGCATTACGGAGGGGTTCATCGGAACCGCGCCGAGATGTTCCGCAAGACCGCTGACTCGATCGAGCTGGAGATCAAGACGGGCAAGACGCACTGCACGGTGTGCCTGGGGCCGCACGAGAACCGGTTCTGCCCGCAGCGACCTGGGGCGCGGCGATGACGCGGCTCCGTCCCCAACGGAACATCTGGGCCGTTCGTGACAAGGACGGCCTCGTGCACATGGCCTCGGTGATGCGCTTCTTCGACGATGCCAACGAGAGCTTGATCTCGGCGCTCCACGTCGCGACGGCCTGTCATCCCGCGGTCACGATGGTCGCGAACCCGCAACGGTTGCCCTGGGCCGGGTCGCACAATCTGCCCAACGTCGACATGCACGACGCGATGACGTCGCCCGGCTCTCCGATCGCTGCGAAGCTCCGCTTCACCGTCGTCGCGTGGAACGTCCACGAAGCGCCGACGTGTCTGCGTTGCGTGGCCATGGGAGGGCTGGACTGATGCAACGCGTGTTCGTCATCTACTACGAGCACCGTCACGGGACCGACGTCTCTGCGTACGCAACCCACGAGGCTGCGCTCGAAGCGCGTGCGGATCTCGTGATGGACAACCTCGACAACGAGGTCACCGACGACAACCTGCGGACCATCATCAAGCAGTGCCACCGCGAGGGTGAGTGGGCTCGCTGCTACGACCTCTACTGCGAACAGGTCGAAGACGAGAACATGACCATCGAGGACTGCAGGCTCAACGACGCGCACGTGAACGAGCGTTTCGTCATGGTCGACGTCGACACCGAGCTTGCACACATCGTGGCCTTGTGGCCATATGCGGACCAGCACGGTCTCGCGTTGTGCGAGCGTCCGTTCTTCTGGCAGGGTGAGGAGGCACGGGACCGCGTCCGTGCCTACCTCCCGAAGGAGACCCGCCTCGTGACGTGCTTGGAGTGCATCGCCCGTGAACAAGCGCCAACGTAAGAAGCGGCTGAAGAAGACCATGGACCACATGAGCGGGACCCTCAGGGACGCGCTCAAGCACAAGATCGGCGAGCAGCTGACGCCGACCCAGACCGTCGCGATGCAGAACCTCATCGGCGACACCATCAAGGCGAAACTGTCGCAGCAGTCCTTCACCCACCAGGTCTTGATGATGACACCGCTGTCGTACGTGCCGCCGTTCCACAAGTGGCGCGAACTCGGCACGGCCGCGCTTACCCACCACGTCGGGATGTACCCGTACATCAGTGGGCACGGCGAGACCGTCTGGAAGCGTTTCTGTGACGACGAGACCGTCGACTCGATGTACATCCTGTCCACCGACGAGGCCGTCACTTGCTTCGGCTGCCTCGCTAAGGAGCACATCATCCATGCCTCCGCGGTTGATCTCTGACCGTTTCCTAGACCGACGTACGGGGCTCGTACATCTCGGTGAGAAGAACGACCGCGACATGCGGTCCGAGTGGCCTTGGTTCAAGTGTGGCCTGATGACAGGTGACACCGAGGCAACGGAACAGCCGGTGTCGTGCATGGGTTGCGCTGCAGGAGTGACGATGCACGACTGGATGTGGGCTGACAGACCGTGGGGTGATTTCTAGGGTCTTGTTTATCGTACCAACGTAACTCTTGACGGAGGTCAAGCTCTATGCCAAAAACGACTCATGTCAAAGACCAACGGCAACGGCAAGAAGAGCGCCCCGTACTCGTACGAGGCTTTCGTGAAGAACTGGACCAAGGCGAACAACGTGGCGGAGGTCGTCGCAGCGACGGGCCTGTCTCGCAACACGGTGTCGGCGATGTCGACCCGCCTCCGCAAGGAGGGTGTCAAGCTCAAGATGATGCCGCGCCGTGTGGCCCGTCCGGTCGACACGAGCGTCCTGAACAAGATCATCAAGGACGCGACCGCCTAGCGCCTGCAGTTCGACGCACGGTGAATCGGCAACGGTTCATCTTGATTTTCCCTAGAGACGGGCTTGTTCACATCGAACAGGCCCGTACCTACATGACCGTATGTATGGCACCGCACGGCGATCATACAGGCGGCTATCCTGAGGTCGAAGGTCCGCCGACGTGCATCCCGTGCGTCGCCTACGCCCACCTCTACACAGGGCGTTCATGAGCACCGTTGTTTGCTGCCCGCTGCAAGGCAACGATGGTGAAGGCCCTACGTGCGCGTCCAGGGCGGTCCGCAAGGCGCGCAAGGAGCACACGTGCTCGGAGTGTCGTGAGCCCATCCCCAAGGGCACGAAGTACGACTACTCGAGCGGCGTCTGGGACGGTTCCCCCAGTTCATACAAGACGTGCCTGCTGTGCGTGGAGATTCGTGACCACTCGTCGAGGCGAAGGGCGCCTACTACAGCCTGCCCGAGGTCTACTGGCCCGAGCGTCTCAAGCAGGAGGCGTTGATGCGCGCGTACAAGGAACAGGAGAAAGCCAAGACATGAACGCCAAGCAAGTCGCCATCTACGCCCTCGTGCTCATCTTCGCGGGCGCCCTTGCTGTCGGAGGTTGGTACCTCGAGCGCACGGCTCACTACTCGTGGAGCTACGAGAGCAAGGTCGAGGACACCGTCAAGACGATGGTGAAGCCCGAGTGTTTGAAGAGCCCGTAACCTGGATCGCAACGCTGGGGGCTCGCGTCTCCGGGTGGTTCCTCGGGCGCGGTCTGCGCTCGATCCGTCGTGGAACTACCTACGTATGTTCGAGGAGGCCCAGGTGTTCGCCACTCTCAGCGTCAAGGTGTGGACCGCGAACATCGACGGCCTCCTGCATCGAGTGGGGCGCTTGCCGATGGTCAGCGGTTCGTTCTCAACGGTGTTGCTCTGCGACACCACCATCCAGGTACGAACGCCCGTCGTCGAATACGACCGCGAGCACTGCCCTCTCATCACGTGCCTCCAGTGCATCGTGAAAGCGAAGGACTGATGAAAGAAACCCACGAAGAGCGTGCCGCGATTCTTGCGAAGATGCACGCCGCCTCGAACGCGTTCTACAGGGCTGCGGTGGCCTCGGGCTGCCACGCCTTCATCGAGTTCACGGGCCTGATGAACGAGTACATCAAGCTCTGCCACGAAGCCGACAGCTCTGGCATCGAGTGGGTGCACGCGAACGTGCACGGCGACATCCACCTGCCGTTCGCACCGCTCCACATCGCGTACCTGAGCGAGAAGCTCGAGTGTATCTACGGTCGAGGGCTCGCGGACGGCACAGAAGAGCAGAAGGGGGTGCAAGCCGCGATCGACATCGTGAAGGCACGGAAGCAGTACTACGAGATGTATCGCTGTAACTGCAACCGCATCGCTCAGTTCGACGGCCACGCCGTTGGTTGTCGTGCGGAGATGATGGAGACGCGGCCCGCCACGTTCGCGACGCTCGACGATGCGCTCGTGCACCTCGAGGCCCACCTCGAACGGTTGAAAGCGGCGCCGTGAGTCGCGACAACGAGGACACGCGCGTCTTGCGCACCGAGCTAATCCGTCAGGAGATGCTCGAGGCCCTGCAGACCCGCTGGGTCATGAACCTCGTGCGCAACCTCACCATCGCAGCGGTGGGCTGCCGCTCCTTCGAAGCGGGCGTCTACGCCGCTGCGTCATGGACATCCGGGCAGCTCGACGGGCAGAATGCCTGGGAGCCGGGCTGTGAACGTGACATCAAAACGTAGCGAGTACACCGTCGTTGATGGCGTTGGCATCGTCCACATCGTGAATTTCCCCGGACGCAGCCTTACTGCGTATCAGACGTGGTGCGGCCGCTACTTTGGAAGCGATGAGATTCAAGCGGGAAATCGAATACCCACATGCCTGGAGTGCATCGCATGGGAGAGCCGATGAGGCCGCTGGGGCGCGACCGCTGGACGTTTCGCTACAGCAGCGGGCCCTACCACGACAACCTCGTGCACATGGTGCTCGCGGCACACGGGTCGAGCTACGAACAGCGTGACGTTCATGTCTACCCCACGGACGGTATTACCGAGTGTGGCGTCTACGTGAACCTGTTATCAGGAACGCTTGGGGCTTGTCGCCAAGGTTTCTATGTCTCCGATGACCAGTTCCTGTCGTGTATGCGTTGCGCATCGGGCGTGTGTACGGACGGAATCAGCTTCCGACAGACTCAGAAAGAATCACGGGTCGCCCAGGTGTACGGGTCGACGCTCAACAGCTCCAAGCCCAACATGCAGAACATACCCCGGCGTGTTCTCGATGAAGCGTACAGCCTCACTTCCGAGGAAGTGGCGAAGCTCTTCGATGAGTGGCTGAGGCGCAACCCTGGACTCGACAAGTTGTTGAAGACGTACGAGAAGCCGTGATCCTTGTCTACCGTTCCACAATGCCTTGGCATTGGCACGACCCCTTCCGCAAGCTCCGCCATCGCATCTATCGGTCCGAGTACAAGATGTCTCGAGGTGTCAAGCGTGTTTCGTACACAACATTCTGCGGGTACTCCGTTACCGTTGATGACGTCAACGCCCGAACCAAGACCGACGACTTCCCCACGTGCATGCGGTGTATTGTTGCTGAGCCGATCTCAGACGTGATAAACGCCAAGGAGTGACGTCATGGAACTACGCCAAGCCCCTTGACGCGCCTTACTTCGGCAAGGGGACAAGCTTCGCGAAGACCTTCAACAAGGCCAAGCGCCTCGCGGAGGTCGCGTGGTGATAAGGAGCACGACAATGTCTGAAATCGATGACCGTTGGTCGTTGATCCATCTCCAAGACTGCGACGAGCGCGAAAGCCAGTTCGGGATCGGAACCTTCCGCATGGGGGACGAGGACAGTCTCACCCATCGCGTGGTGTGGTCGCGGTTGACGCGAGGCTGGGCGCGCATGTGCGACAACATGGGGCTCTCTCGCAAAGAGGTGAACAACGCGCCCGCAATCGACCCTGGTGCGGTCACATGCTTTCAGTGCTTGGGCAAGGGTGCGTGAGTACCTACGTTGCCAAGTCTACGACGGGTATCGTCCATGCAGTCTACGACCAGAACGAAGTCTACGTACATCACCGTGGCAACGAAGATGTCGCCGTGTGCGGTCTCGCTGAAGCTTGGTTCGCCATCGACCAAGGCGTGATCGTTACGTGTCTTCAGTGCCTTGCGAAGATGTACACAACGACATGGTGGAGCGCGAACTCTGATCCCGTCGAATCGGGTTCGTTGGTCCGCTACTTGCGTAGTAAGAGGTGATCATGATCCACACGCCAGGCTGGAAGGACGAACACGGCATCGTCCACATCGCAGGTAGCTATGGCTACCGTCATATCTACACCCAGTGCGGCGAGATCGTCGTCGAGAACGACGACGTCACCCCTTCGGGGATCACGCCGGAGTACGACGTCTGCCACGAGTTTCCGACGTGCCTCATGTGCATCGGCAGCGCGGTCGACTATCTACCGCGGTTCGCGCGTGACCCTGTTATCAGGAACGCTTGGGGCTTGTCGCCAAGGTTTCTATGTCTCCGATGACCAGTTCCTGTCGTGTATGCGATCGTCGTCGAGAACGACGACGTCACCCCTTCGGGGATCACGCCGGAGTACGACGTCTGCCACGAGTTTCCGACGTGCCTCATGTGCATCGGCAGCGCGGTCGACTATCTACCGCGGTTCGCGTACGAGACAGTGGGTGAGGTGATCGTCAACGCGGCCACGCTGAAGAAGCTCGACCTCAAGTTCCGCGACGGTTAGCTGTTCGAGCGCTTCGCCCGCTCTTTTTTAATCCAACGAGCACGGAACTGGCGGATGTCGGGGATCGTGCACAGGTCGACCTTGCGGCCACCACGCTCACGCATGACGGGGCCTTCGGCGCAGCTCTTGATCAGCGCGTAGCCACCTCCGTAGCCGAGCAGTGCGCACCGCTCGTTGCCACGACACGCGCGATACCAGTCCTGCAGGTGCTTGGCCCCGTCGAGGTAGTCCTCGAGCACGGTCTGGCCCACGCACTTCGTTTCCATGGTCGGCTGCAGCACGCCGCATGCGGTCTTGCCTGCTACGACTGGGCCCACCACGCTCGAGGTGTAGCGGCTCTCGAAGTACGCGGTGCTGAGCAACATGTCCGCGTCGATGCCGTAGAACGAAGCTGCGATGCGTGCCGAGGTCAGGTGCTCCATCGCCGCCGGCGCCGTCAGATCGTTGGGGGCCGTTCTTCGCAAGGCGTCGGCGTCGTTGGGCGACGTGAACAGGAACACGAGCACCGCGGCGATAATGGACATGCCGCCGCTATATCACGGCATGTCGATTTCCAACCAACCATTGCGCAACCATCCATGCATGCGTTGGGGACTACCGATCCCGATGGATGGCGTCACATCGATATCCGGAGGTGCACCTGTGCGTGTCCACCCAGGCCCATTGCTCGCAGGACCGTCGATCATCCATTCACCTGCGGGGGTCTTGCACACGAGCGACATCTCACCGTTGCGGTGGTAGCTGTCGTCTCCGTTGAGCACGCGCCAGTCGTAGAGCGCGCCGACAGGCGCATCTCCGATCGTGACCAGCTCTTGGTTGTCGCCACGTTGATAGAGCCGCGTGTGGCTCTCTTGCTTCGCGTCTTCGGGACGGAACACGTAACCACACGAGCACGCGGTCGGCCAGCGCGGATCGTCGAGCGCAACGGTGTGCTGCGTGCGGTCGCCGTCGAGCGACGCTTCGAGGGTTCCCGCCGCGCGTGTGACCTCGATCTCGACGTCATGGGTCTCGTAGGACGTCAGTTCAGCGCCGGGGTACCGCGACTCCCGTCGACCACAAGGCGGCACGCCGTCACGCGCGAACGCGTACCGACGAAGTGTGACAACGACGTCATCTGTGGGCGTGAGCAGGAAGCAGCGATGGCGAGAAGGCATGACGTTACCTCTTGGGTGCGAACTCCGCCGCAGCGTCAGGAAAGTCGCGCGGCAGGTCCCTGAACTTCGGACGATCGGGCGTCGGCACAGGCAACGGCTGCTTGTACGTGTCGACGGGCGCGGGACGGTGCCCGCTTGCTACGGGCGCGGGACGGTGCACGCTTGCTACGGGCGCCGTGTTGAGCTTCGCGAACAGTGACTGGATCAACGTGTCGGTGGCCTCGAGCCGTGCCTCGAGCTTCACGACGTAGTCGTGCTGGGTCGTCGCAGTCGTCTGCAGCTCCTTGACGGAAGTCGCGAGTGCCGCATAGCCGCCGGTCGCTTCGTCCTGGGTTTGTTGATACTTGGCCTTCAACTCCTCGTGGCTTGAGAGGTAGCCGAACCAAGCAGGCGCGATCCCGACGATGGCCCCGACGAGAAGGGTGATCAGGGTCTTGGGGTTGGCCGCCATCTTGTAATGATAGGAGGATTTTTTTGGCCCCGACGCAAGGGGGCTGAAACCCCCTATAATTTCCCCGTGCGAACCGTCTCGCTTGCGGGCGTCCTCGACCAGCTCCTCTCGGCTGCCAGCCGCGAGAAGACCGCTGAGATCTCGACGAGCCCGAAGACCTTCTTCGTGCACGTGCGTGTGCCCGAGCACGTCGCTGAGAACCTTCGCGAGATCCAGAAGAAGGTCATCCCGGACGCTGCGAAGCACTCCGACATCGACCACATCACCCTGGTCTACACGAAGAAGCCGCTCGAGGACCACCCGCCCGAGAAGGTCCACGCCGCGCTCGCGGCACTTCGTCAGGTTGGCGAGAACGCCGAGCCCATCGAAGCGAAGATCCAGGGCTGGGGCTACTTCGATGGCGCGGCCTCCCAAGGCAAGCGGAACACCGCGCTGGTCGCGTTGCTCGACGCCCCTGGCCTCGAACATCTGCACGTCGACATGGTGCGCGCCCTCAAGGTCCACGGCATCGACCCGAGCGACAAGCACGTGTTCACGCCGCACATCACGCTCGGCTACCTCGGTGACGCTGGGCGCACCGAAGAGCCACTGCCTGTGATCAACGGACGATTCACGATCGACCGAGCGCACGTGACGTCGCGGGACCACCACGAGATCCCGTTGACGGGCGTCGAACGTTCGATGGGACAGAAGGCCGCCGAGGCCGCCTTCCCCGGCTTCATCACCAACATCGACGACGCCACCAACGCCAACGACAACTACCGCAAGGTCCTGCACACCGCCAAGAAAGAGCAGCTTGTCGTGATGTCCCTGCCCAAGGGCGGCGACATCGGCTCCGAGAAGCATCCGAACACGGACCAGTTCATCCGCGTCGAAGGCGGCCAGGGCAAGGCCGTCTTGAACGGCGTCGAGCGTCCGATGCGCGACGGCACCGCGCTCATCATCCCCGCAGGCACGCAACACAACATCGTCAATACGGGTGACGACCCGCTCAAGCTCTACACGGTCTACTCCCAGAACGAGCATCCGGACGGCATCGTCGAGAAGACCAAGGCCGACGCCGAAAAGAAAGAAGCCGCACTCGGCGTCAACGCTGCCAAGTTCGCGACCGACTTCGCGCCCAAGACCAACTTCTCGCTGGACACGAACGCGCTGCGCTCGCAACGACACGAAGGTCCTGGCAAGGGTCAGACCTCGCCGGGGATGGGCGGCGTGCCCGCACAGACCGGCGGGATGCATTCAGGTGGCGGCCTGCGATGACCGAGCGTCCCGTCTACGTCGGCGTTGGTGAGTGCGACTGCAAACGCATCGACACCAAGCTCTATCACGTGCCGGGCACCGAATTCGCTCGGCGGCCGGTGTGCGCCGTGTGCCTCGTCGACCACGGCTTCGAAGTGCCCACGCCGCGTACCGCCGACGACCTCGAGGAGATCGATGGGCGTCCCACGTGGAAGCCGATGCCGACACCGCCTCCGTTGAACCCCCTCGTCCATGCAGGCAAGCTGGACCTCGGGTACGGGCACATCTTCGAGGCGGTGCTTGGCAGCGACGAACAGCTCATCGGGTGGCTGCACACTCATCCCGATGCTCGAAGCCTCGAGGGGATGCTCTGCCAGTCGTTCTGTGCCGTCCGCCCGCTCAACGGCACGCCGATCCATCAGGTCGTGAGCGTCGATCCTTTGACGCTCATGCCAAGCTTGCTTTGCCGCACCTGTGGTGCACATGGTCATGTGACCAACGGAAAATGGGAGCCCTGCTGATGTTGCACACCAAGACTCACGTCATGATCGACGGCGCCATGCACACGGTCGCGCGCGTCGACAAGCACGAGACCGGACCGCACCACACGCATCGCGTCCATACCGGATGCGGCCTGACCATCGATGTCGACGTCGGCGGAGAGCGTGCGCGTGCCCGTTCGCTCGAGCGTCACGGTCACGTGATGGCCGAGCCCGATCCCGCCGTGCGCGCAGCCCATGCGCCATACCACCTGAAGGCGGCAGACGAAGCGGCCTCGAAGGCCGAGCCCCTCGATGGCGGACGGTGGCACGTCGACGCCCACGCCCGTGACTGTGCCGCCTGTGTGGCGCACGAGCGTGGCGCTGCTCCAGTGACGCACCCGCTGGGGCACACCAACGCACGTACGGTCGAAGCGGACATCGAGACCAACCTCGCGTGTCCCAAGTGCGGCACGAAGATCTATCGGCGTCGTGCCAGCGAGCAGTTCGCATGCACCGGCCAAGGGCACGAGTTCACGGGCCTCGAGCTGATGGCGCACGTCAAGGACAGCTTCGATAGCCTCACGCGGCTCGTGATGCCGGAGTCCAAGTAGATGTCGCTGCCCACGGTCACCCAGACATGGACGTACTCGTTCAACAACAGGTACGTGTACACAGGTTCATCGACGCTCATCACGACGATGGGCGCCTTGTTGTTTTCATGGGTCGGCGTGGGCGGCTTCCTCACGACGACGATGGGGTACACCGTCAAGGGATCGTGTGACGGTACGACCGGCGCGATGGACGGCGTCAACCGCATCACGGCTGCGAACAAGTGGGCCACGCGCGCGACGATCGCGGGCGCCGCGCAGTCGTGGATCGTCCTGACAGACGGCGCCGGGATCGACTGGTTGTTCACGTACCAGTCCGTCGCGGATGACGTCTCGCGGCTTTCGCATTCGCAAGGCGGTGTCTACATTGCGGCAGGGACTCCAGCCCAGCAACCCACCGCGACGGATGAATGCTTCGACACCCAGAGTGGGTCTTGGATCAACGGGAACATCAGCGCGGACCGCGTCTGGCATTTCTGGGGCAGCAGCGACAAGAAGATGTTCCGCATGGCGATCTATCGTACGGGAGTCCTTGCGTCTTTCATCAAGGGCGAGAAGTTCACGGGCGCCCTGGTCGCACCTGCCACGTTCACGCTTGCTGTCGGCGGCGGAACGGTCGCGGCTCTCAAGTCATTCTACAGCGGCTCGTCTGTGTCCTCTAACAACATGGTCGGCTATGTCGCCAATGCGGCAGGCGACGTGTGTCGGTTGCATACGTCGGTCGATGCCAACTGCAAGGCAGGCAATGGTGGGGAGCTTATCGGAGGCATGGCAGGCCTCTCCGCGCTCATGAACAACGAGCGCCCCCTTCTTCAGGGTGGTGTCGGGATCCTGTTATTCCCTACACAAACAGGTTCGATCCAAGCCAGCACGGACGGCAAGTTGGGCAGCTTGTTCGACCAGTGGTACTCCATCTCGAACAGCGCAACCACGCCCGCCGTAGGTGACGTGTTTGGTAACCTTCAATTCTACACGGTCACGCCCGGCATCATCTTGCCGCTTGACGGCGTAACAACCCCACTGACGTCCTGACATATGGCGCTACCTACCGTCACACAGACCTGGACGACGTCGTTCAACAACCGATACACGTTCGTATCGGTTCTTGGCGCGATGCAGAGCTACATGCTCTCCCTCAAGGACTTCTTGAAGACGACCATGGGCATGACCGTCAAGGGTTCCTGCTCGGCAGGTACCGGCGCCATGGACGGTGTGGACCGTTGGACCGTCGCCACCGATGTTGCACCACGCAACAACGGCGCTGCCGGTTCACAAGCCTGGTTTGTCTTGACCGACGGCGCAGGCGTCGACTGGTGCTTCTCGTTCAACTCGGCCTCCGATGACATTTTCCGGCTGGCGCATTCGACGGGCGGCAACTACGTCGCCGCGGCTACAGCGAACCAGCAACCCACCGCTACGGACGAGTGTTTCGATGCGGCTAGCGGTTCTTGGGTAAACAGCACGGCTAGCGCTGACCGGGTCTGGCATATGTGGGGCTCGAGCGACAAGAAGATGTGGCGCTCGACGGTCATGCGGTCCAGCGCTCTCGTCATGTATCAAGCAGGCGAGAAGTTCACGAGTGCGCTGGTTTCACCCGCAACTTTCACACTGGGCACTGGTGGCGGAACCGTAGGTGCGGTCAAGTCATTTTATAACGGTTCGACTTTCAACTCGAATTTCAACGCCACGTATGCACCCTCCGCTCTCGGAGACCTGTGCCGCGTACATACGAACCAAGACATCAACGCAGCAGCGTCGATTGGCGGTGAGATGCCTGGTGGTGGTGTTGGGTCCTTGGCTTCGAGTGCCGTGCTTTTCAACGCAGAACTTCCACTACTTCAAGGTGCGACTGGCGAACTGATGTTCCCTGCTCAAATGGGAAGCAGGCTTGCCAATGCCGACGGTAAGCTCGGAAGCAAGATTGACAGCTGGTACGTGTTGACCAACAGCACGACGGTTCCGGGCCTTGTTGATACGTTCGGTACACTCCAATTCGTGGTCGTCGAAATTGGAGGCGCGATCATCCTACCGGGAGACGGCGCCACTACGCCGGTGTCCACATAATGGGTCTTCCTACCGTCACGCAGACTTGGACGATGTCGTTCAACAATCGATCGATCTTCGTGTCGATCATTCGAACGATGGGTGACCTGGTCTTCTCGCTCAAGAACTTCTTGAAAACGACGATGGGGTACACCGTCAAGGGCTCGTGCGACGGTACGACCGGCGCCATGGACGGTGTTGACCGTATCACCAGTGCGACCACATGGGCGACCCGTAACAACGGGGCTGCCGGCGCGATGTCTTGGATCGTCCTGACCGACGGCGCGGGCATCGACTGGTGCTTCTCGTTTAACTCGTCATCTGACGCAATCGTTCGGTTGGCACACTCGACAGGCGGAAACTATGTAGCCGCTGCCACTCCCAATCAACAACCGACTGCGTCCGACGAGTGTTTTGACGTTGCTTCCAGTGAATGGGTCAACGCAAATAATACTTCACGGCCTTCGGATACGGTTTGGCACATGTGGGGCTCGAGCGACAAGAAGATGTGGCGTCTTGTCACGGCCACTGGTGCCAATCTGGGTGTGACGGGACACGCTTTTTGCGCCTATATCGCCGGTGAAAAGTTTACGAGCGCCCTTATAGCGCCCGCTTCTTTTACGCTGGGCACGGGCGGGGGCACCGTTGGCGCTATCAAAACGTACTATCAAGGCGGCAACGGAAACGGTGGTCGAATCTACTCCCTCGCAACTATTTTAAACGTGATCTATACAGGGTCCAGTGTTGCAGACCTGTGTCGTGTGCGTGCAGGGGGCGCCGATACTAACGCGCTAGCCACCATCGGCGGGGAACAGCCGGGTGGCGCGGTTGGGGCTGTCAACGGGGGCGCGCAATTCTGGAGTGCAGAAAAACCAGCCCTGCAAGGCCACAAGGGTCAACTCATCTTCCCCACAACGATGGGCGCCCGGAACGCATCCGCAGACGGTAAGCTAGGCACGAAGATTGACCACTGGTCTTCGATTACCAACGTGGCTGGCCTTCCTGAATTCTTGGATTCATACGGCGACAAGCAGTTCTGGGCGATTGCTCCCGGCATCATTCTTCCCGGTGATGGCGTAACGCGCTTGGTGTCCCAATGACAGTTCGTACAGGTGTTGATATGGGGTCACCAGGCGCGATCAACGTATCGCCTGTGGTGCGTTTGGGAGACGGTACAACGCCCAGCAGTCTTTACGTCTCTGCACGGTCTCGCCTGGGTTCTTGGCGATCTCCGAACTCGAACTTGAGGCAGTCCATGCAGGTTATCGAAGTCACACAAAACGTCGCAGTCTCGATCCCTGTGTACATGCGCAGCACAGATACGGGCGCTGGCATCTCGGGGCTTGCTACGGCGATGGTGATCACCAGCAAGAAGACAGGTGCAGGCTTCCTCACGATCACACCCAGTATCACCGACCGCGACAACGGTTGGTACGATCTCGCCTTCACAGGCGCGATGGTCGACACGTTGGGCTTCATGCCTCTTCGGATCACGGCGGCTCCTGGAATCGGCCAGACCGGCGCGCAAGAGAACGACGAGATCACGGTCAACATCATCGCCATCAACAAGAACGACGCGGTCCACATGGGGCTCAGCTCGTTGCCCAACGCGACCGCGGGTTTGAACGCAGGGCTCCCTGTCGTCGGGGTTCAAGTCCCTCTGCCGAGCGCGGGCGCGGCCGGGGGTCTGCCGTTGGTCGGCACCCAGATCCCGCTTGCCGCCGCAGGCACGAACACCGGCCTGCCTGTCATCGGCACCCAGATCCCGCTTGCAACCGCAGGTGCGAACACAGGCCTTCCCGTGGTCGGCACCCAGATTCCCCTCGCAGCGGCAGGCGCAGACACGGGCCTGCCCGTGGTCGGCAACCAGATCCCCAACGCCACGGCCGGATCGTCCGACGGTCTCGCGATCGCCGAGCAGGTTGCCAACATCGCGGTCACAGGTGCAGCGCTCAACGCGATCGCGACCTCACGCACGATCGTGTCCGGTACTGAAGTCGGCGTGCTCGCCAACTCCGACACCCTCGACCGCGTGTTCCACACGTTCACCGACGTCGCGGGCGCGATCGACTTCTACTACGAGTTCAACATCGCAGCGATCGCCAACGCGGCCGGCGTGTCTGTGCAGTGGATGGGCTACTTGAACACGGCAGGCAACACCATGAAGGTGTACGCCTGGAACTGGACAAGTCTCGCCTGGGACCAGCTCGGCTTTATTGCCGGGTCCGGCGACACCGTCGCGTATGGCGGCGAGTACGCGCTGACCAACTCGCACTCGAGCGGCGGCCTCGTGCGCATTCGGTTCGCGAACACCGGGCTCACGACCGCCACGTTCGCCACCGACCGGATCCTCCTGGGCTATGTCGTCTTGCCTGCTTCGACCTCGGTGACGGTCGCGGCCATCCTCGACGCGTTGCTCACGGGACACGCGGTCGTTGGCAGCATCGCCGACGGTATCGCGATCGCGGCAGGCCTGCTCCAGGGCAACTTCTTCATGGACCAGACCGACAACACGAGCCCGAACGGTCAGACGGCTGCGCGGATGCGCATCTTCCGTGATGGCGTCGCCACGGCAGCCGCCACAGACGGCGGTGTCGCTGAAGGTGAGTTCGCGACGTTCCTGGTGACGACGACGTACGTGGGGCCGAACAAGATCGCGACTCATCGGGTGGTGCGGCAGTGAGCGCCGGCGGACCTCTTGGCTCAAAGGGCGTCGCCACCGGGCGCGGCGTCACGGTCTCCACCAAGGGCATGGTGTCGCGGTTCGCAGCGCCTGCAGCCCCCGCGCCTTCACCCGTGGGCGATTCCCTGTCGCTCCCGATCACACACCTGCCCATCCGGATCGTCATCCCCACCTCGATCAACATCGCGCTCATGGCGATGGAGAACGTCATCGACAACATGCGGGTGCAGCAATCCTCGAGCTTGGATCTGCCCAGCATGTACAAACGCGCCTACCTCATCGCCTACGAGACCGATGAGATCGCCATCGTGAAGCCGTGATGCGATGGCACCCAACGAAGTCGATCAAGTTGCACGCGGGCTCGCGAACCTGCGCCTGCAGGTAGATGCCATCGAGACGGTCGCCAAAAATGCGTCTCTGCCCGAGACCATCGCGCAGGCACGCAAGACCGTCCGCGGGTCCGCGGTCATCGTCGCCATCGCCTTGATCGTGTCGTCACTCATCAAGTTCTGGGGTGACGAACACGTCCGATCCCTGGAGAATCGGATCGAACAGCTCGAGGTCCGTGATATGAGGCATCCATGAAGCGCGCGATCGAGATTCTCAACTCGCCCTCGTCGGACTACACCCCGTTCGTGCTCGAGGTGAAGGAGCCTGGCGTTCTTCGGACCATCCTCACGGGCTACGAGCCGCCGAGCACCATCATCCCTGCATCGATGGGAAAGCCGCCCGAGGCTGAAATGATCCCCCTGCCAGCCCTGGTCTTCGAGGTCGACCCCGAAGGCAAGCCCCACAAGCGGTCGTTCGTGTGGTTGCCCGCAGGCAAGGCGCTCGATTTCGCCGGCGCCCTGATCTTCGCTGCGACGTACGTCGATGAGCGGACCGGCATGCCGCTCATGCTCTACGAGGCGGTTGCGGGGTGAGCGCCTGGCAACCCATCAAGCGGTTGCAGCGTGAGTGGAACGAACGGTTCCTCAAAGCCCTCGCTCGCCTCGAGCGGGAGCAGCGGCAGAAAGAACGTTGTGGTGGGTGTGGTCGAACATTCGCGGAGCATCCGTTCGAAGATTACGAGGAGTGTGTTCGCAAGGTGTTGAACGAAGCGTGATGGACGTGTTACGGACGAGGTGATGACACCCAAGGAACAGGCGTTGTGGATGCTCGACGCATCTGAGGTACGTGCAGGCCAGACCTGGCGGCATGTGAAGACCGGGAACCGCTACACGGTGATCGCGACCGGTCTCGACGAAGCGACGCTTGCGCCGGTCATCGTCTACTCCGGCCATGACGGTGTCGTGTGGGTGCGGACGCTCGAGGTCTTCACGGGCAACACAGAAGAGGGCAAGGCACGGTTCCTCCTCGTAACCGAGGAGACGGAGCCACAGACGGCCCCGTTCGTGAAGGCCGAGAAACTCGAGTCTGCGCGTCGCCGTTGCTGTCTGGCGTCGAGCTTCCCGCCCTTCGACCACTCGCTCGATTGCACGCTTCGCTCGATGCAGGGGGTGCACGCGTGAGGCCGGACTGGGATGAGTACATGATGCGCTTCGCCTACACCTCGGCGATGCGTGCCACCTGTCCTCGCCGTCACGTCGGCGCCGTCATCGCAGATGCGTCCTATCGCATCGTGGCAACCGGCTACAACGGCGCAGCTCGGCACTTGCCGTCCTGCGACGAGGTCGGCTGCCAGATGGTCGAGGGCCACTGCGTACGCACCCTCCACGCCGAGTCGAACGCCATCGACTATGCGGGGCGGTTCGCGGGGCAGTGCACGCTCTACGTGACCGTCACGCCGTGCTGGGACTGCGCCAAGCGCATCGTCAACTCGGGCATCACGCGCGTCTGCTACGACGAGCACTACGAGAGCCGCTACGGCAAGAGCACAGACGTTCCGGACTATCTGCGCGAGGGCGGCGTCGTCGTCGATCGCATGGACCCCAACGTGATGACGCGCTACAAGGTTCTGATGGGCTTGCTCGACAAGCCCTCCGACATCGCGGTGGTTTCAGGGCAGCACTCGACCATCGTTCCGCCCAGCGCGTGCGCGATCCATCGCTTCGACGGTGACGGTCCATGCGTCGTCTGTGGCATCAGCGGTAGCTGAGGTGTACATGTCCCCGTACGACGACGGCTGGCTCTCCGGCATGGAGATCTCTTGCACGCGGTCGTGCTCGCGGGGTAAACCTGGACGCATGCGAACCTATCGCTCGGCATGAGGCCGTACGACGAGTACTTCACGGCGTGCGCCAAAGCCGCGCTCGAGCATGACTTCGACCCGATCCCCTGGATCGACGCCCCTCACTGGCGTCGTGAAGCCGCCTACGCGGTGGCCGAGGCTGCGCTCAACACCAACAACCCAGACTTCACGCGAAGCGCATGGCTCTTGACGATGTCGTTGATGGGTTGGCGGTGGGACAAGATTCTCGACGAACAAAAAAAGACACATCCCGGGATCGTCTACGGCGAATTGACGCGCGGCGGTTCGAAGCACTGGGAGAGCGTCGTCAAGCAGGTACGTGATGTCGGGCGTAAGCTCGGCGTGAGGATGACAGGACCATGAACGAGTTCCAGATCGGCGACACAGTGAAGTGGCTCTCGCAGGCCGGCGGGTCGACCAAGACCAAGGAAGGGCGCATTGTCGAGATCGTGCCCCCAGGCGTCATGCCCGACGTCCCGAAGATCACGGGCTCACGCCGTGTGGTTAGCTACGTCGTCGAAGTGACGTTCCCGCCGGGCGATCGCCGAGGCTTCATCACAGGCCCCATCCGTACGAAGAAGCCCCAACGCTACTGGCCCCTGCCCCAGAAGCTGAAGCTGGTGTCGAAGCCCTCGTGATCGTCGCTTTCACCGGGCACCGTCCCGACAAGCTGGGCAACTGGGATCCCGCACATCCCGTGGTCGCGCGCGTGAAGAAGGCGCTTCGCAACGGCCTCATCGAGAACTGGCCTTTGGTTGCCGTCTCAGGCATGGCCCTTGGTGTTGACATGTGGGCGGCCGAGGCGTGTGTGGAACTCGGCATTCCGTTCCATGCGGCCCTGCCCTGCGATGGCTGGAGTGAGAATTGGCCGTTGCCTTCACGGCAACGCTACCAAGCCCTCGTGAAGAAGGCCGCCGAGATCCACGTCGTCAGCCCCGGCTCCTACAAGCCCTGGAAGATGCAGCGACGTAACGAGTGGATGGTGGATCACTGCAACCTGCTCCTGAGCATCTGGGATGGCAGCGCCGGCGGCACCGCAAATTGTCTCGAGTACGCGGACTACGTGAAACGTCCGGTGAAACAGCTCCAATGGCGTGAGCAGATGTTGACGGCCACATCGGATTGCTAGATAAACATCACCATGCCCAAGCCCAAGACCAAGTTCACCGCCACGTTCACCGCCAAGCTCGGCAAGACGCCCATCACCATCAACCTCCCCGTCGACTTCACGGCGACGGGCGTCGACAGCGCTGACATGCTCGCCGAGGATCTGGCAGGCGTTGCCGCCGACGAGCTGCAGAACCTTCAGGAGAACGCCATCCTGAAGCTGAAGAACAAGGCCGACCTCAAGCGCGCGTTCAAGGCGTACGCGAAGGCGAACCCGCCCAGCGCGAACGCGTAGCTTGGACGGCTACATGTAGAAGCTGCTGGACAACTACACGTGAAAGACGCCAACTCGGCGTCTTTCTTCGTTTGGAGACCCCCACGGGGGTCGAACCCGTGACCGAAAGTTTCATCACACTTCCGCTCTACCACTGAGCTAGGGGGCCAGTCGCGGAAACCACGGGGCTCGAACCCGTCATCCCAAGACCATCAATCTTGGTGCTGCACCCGGCAGCTCGGAATCCAGTAGTCCACGTTGCGAACGTCACGCACAACGCGAACAACGCGTTTCGTAATACTATCAGCACGTGCAGAAAGATGGGCGGGAAGATGGGGTCGAACCACCGACCTTGATTCTTGCGAACCAAAGCTCTACCACTGAGCTATTCCCGCAGAGACCTCGCGTGGAGTTGAACCACGTGTCGCCGGGCTAGAAGTCCGGTGCTCTATCGTTGAGCTACGAGGCCATGGCGGAGCTGCCCGGACGCGACCCGGGATCTCTCGTGGATCCGAAGACCCACGAGCTGCGCGCTTTACGCCACAGCTCCAAAGAGGGTTACTTCACGAGGGGCAAGGCACTCGTGACCTTTCCGATCGCCTTGCGATCCGTGGACGGGGGCAAGCCGAGGGCCATTGCCTGACCCGCAAACGGGCCGGCGTCCTCGACGATGAGCTTGTAGGTCAGCGACTGCTCGCCTAGCGCGAGCGCGATACGCCGCAACGAGGCCTCATCGGGTACCGCGAGCGCGATGACGATCGTCGGCGGGTAGCCTGAAGCCTCGGAGGCAGCGTGGCACACCTGCGCCATCTGGACGCCGTGCGGAAGATCGTTGCGGATCACCGTATACAGGACCTTGGGTTGCTCGTCGCTCATGACCACACGCGACCTTCGCTACACGGTAGCGTGGCACGATGCGCAAGCTCACCCGGAAGCAGGTCTTGTCGATCCCACAACTCCTCCACATCGACGGCGGGGGCGGCAAGCATCGAGAGTCCCTGCGTGGCAAGGCCGCGAGTTTCGCCTTGTGGTTGAAGAACAACGGCTACCCGAGTGGGTACCGCGTGCTTTGCATGAACTGCAACCTCGCCATCGGCATCAGCGGGACCTGTCCTCACCGGCGGTAGCGCGACCTGCACCCCGTGGGGGAGATCCGAGCGCACGACGACATAGAGAACCTGGGAGGGAGAGCTGACCGGCGACGCCGGCGAATCCTTACGGTCGATGCATTTGTGTCCCTACGGTAGGGCGGCTCCCCGCCCCTGTCAAGGGGGCTAAACTGACCTCTGGAATCGGGCATAAGGATGTGAAGGGTATGCGGCATAAACATCCGCTCAAGGTTCATCATGAAGACAGTCTTCCTCTGCCTGGTTCTGGTTTCAGCGTGTAGCCCCGCAGGTGCTGGCGCCAACGGTACGATGGGTGATCCGGGACCTGAGGGCCCGCAAGGCTCGGCGGGGCCGCAGGGCTCGGCGGGGCCGCAGGGGCCGCAAGGCCCTCAGGGGGCGCAAGGCCTGCAAGGTCCTCAGGGGCTTCAAGGCGCCACGGGTGCCACGGGTGCCACGGGTGCGGTAGGACCGATGGGTCCACAAGGTCCCGCAGGCAGTCCTGGCGCGACGGGGTCGCAAGGCGCAACGGGCGCTCAAGGCCCTCAAGGCTCTGCCGGGCCGCAGGGGCCCAAGGGCAGCGTGGGCCCCGTAGGCCCCGTAGGCCCGGGTGCCGTAGTGTTCGATTACGGCGGGGCTCGTCTCGGCGTCTTGCTGAGCGCGACGCCTGGCCAAGAGGCGTACATCTCTCAAGGTGACCAGTACACGCTGGTGCCTGATGGGCTCATCGTTCCGATGAACCACACCACCCAACCGGTGTACTACACCAACAACAACTGCACAGGTACGCCGTACGCCGTGCCTGGGCACGGCTATGTGGCCAACGACGACTACGTGTACATCGGCTTCGGCAACGCCTTGTACACGGCATCCGCGTCCCTGACGGGAAACTTGGCTGTCCAGTCGTTCTCGACAGGAGGCGGGAGTTGTATGTCCTCGAGCCTGGGTACACAACTACACGCGATGACGAGCGTGGGGTCGCCCATTGACCCTGTTGGGTCGATGCCATGGCATATCGTCCTCCAATGAAGCCGACGCTCGAGGCGATGTCTCGGGTCATCACGTTCGCACTCATCGACGCGGTCTCCGAAGACATGAAGCTATCTAAAGGGAAGGCCAAGAAGGCCATCCTGCGAGGCAGGGTCTCGGTGGACGGGGTTGTAACCCTGGACCCTGGAACCCGGGTTCACGGCGACTCGAAGATCGTCTTCACTCCCTAGAAGGCCCGGCTGGCCAAGAAAGGAGGTGATATCTACATGGATATCCGAGACCTCCGCTAATAGAACAAGCGAAACAGCCGAGAGAAACCGCTAACCGGGCTGGACATCGCTCGGAAGATGGTCGAGACGCTCGACCCAGATTTGCCGGTGCTCGTTCATTCGATGTCGCGTGAACGAGATCAAGCAATCAACATGCTGCGTACCGCGGGATTTGCGATGAAACAAAAGACGCGCTCGACCACGTCGTCGTCGCGGCGCTCAAGTTCGCAAAGCTCACCAACCGCGACATGGTAGTAGGCTTCATCAGCGATGCGGTCGTCGTGATGCCGGTTGCGCACATGCTCCTTGACGTCGTGGTTGCCATCGTGCGTGCGGACTCGACAGCGGCAGAGCTGAAGATTCAGGTCGCGCTGTTCATGGCAGGCCTGACGTCGAGGGTGGCAATGCATGCGCGGATGAGCGAGACGCGAGACGTGTCACCGAACGCGAACTAACTAGGCCATAATGGCCCGGCCCTTCTAGCTCAGAGGTAGAGCAGCTGATTTGTAATCAGCAGGTCGTGGGTTCAATTCCTACGAGGGGCTCGACACAATTCTAACGGTCCTGACGGACCAAGGAGACCTGACGGTCATGTCCAAGGCTACTGCTACGGCATCGAATCGGACGTCCATCCCGAAGATGGACACCAAGGCGGAGGTTCCCGCCACCAACAACAAGCCGTCCATCTGGACGCGTATCAAGACTGCGGCCAAGAAGACCGCGGCGTTCATCGCGAAGCCGTTCAAGGCGATCGGACGGACGACCAAGAGCCTCGCGAAGCGCATGGCGGCGGCGCTCACGAAGGTCGCGAAGAAGGTTGTTCCGGCGCTGCGCTGGACCCCGAAGTACGCGCAGTACATGATGTACCGTGCGAAGTACGCGGCGAAGCCCGTCACGAACTTCTTCGGCAAGCTCTGGCAATGGTCGCTCAAGCCCATCTGCCAGGTGGTGCTCGGTGTTGTGGCGGTCACGCTGCTCTTCGTCGGTGCGGCCATCGCGCCGGTCACGACGATCCTCGTGCTCGCAGGTACGGCCGTTCTCACGCTGCTTCTCGCGCGCGCTCTCCAGGCGCTCGAGGCTGCAGAAGGCCACTCGAAGGCGGCGCGGTTCACGCTGCGCGGTCTCGAGATCATTGCACGCATCGGGCGTGCGGTGCTGTACACGGCAGCAGGCGCTCTGGTGGTCGTGGCGTGCATGGCGAGCGCGGCCACCGCACTCTACGTCGCGACGTTCATCGTGCTGTCGTATCTCCAGGTGCGGGGCGCGAGCAGCTTCGCGTTCTACGTCTGGTGCGTGGCGACCGGCAGCTGGGGCACGCTGCTGCTCTTCGCGCTTCTCGATTCGACGCTCTACTTGATGCGCTCTCGTTCGGCGCAGACTCGGCGCGCGGCGCAGGAGCAGGAGCAGGAGAAGTACGAGGAATCTTTGCGTACGAAGTACGAGGAGTCCCTGCGCGCGGCACAGGTACGGTATGCCGCACAGGAGCAAGCTGCGCAGGCGGAGCACGAGGCGTTCATGCGTGAGACGAAGCCGATGTGGGATCGCGCGGCGCCCAAGCAGGCTTCGGTTCAGAAGGACATCACGCCGGCAAACGCTCCGGGCCAGCCGCACCTCTGGACGCGTGGGAACTTCCTGTGCGCGAAGGGTACCGAGGAGCTGTGGGGCACGTCGCACGATGTTGACCCCGCGTCGTATGTGGACGTCGACGACGGCGACGAAGTGCACTCGGCAGGCGATTGCCAGGCGTGCGGCGAGTCGATGGCGGGCAGCTGGCAGTCAGACACGTTCTGCATCAAGTGCGTTGGTGCGAAACTCGAAGACGAGGCGCTGATCCGTACGGGAGTGTCGCTCAAGGCGCGGAACGTGCGTGTGCCGCTGACGCAGGCGGGCATGGAAGCCCAGCCGGCGTACGTTGCGTCGAAGAACCCGGCCACGCCCCTCCAGTGGTTGGTGACCGTGAAGTTCCGCACGCGGGACAACGTCGAGCATCCGCGCGAGTGGAGCCTGCTCGATGCGGGCGATGTCGTGGGAACGGTCGTCTACGACAACGACACCCGCCGGTTCACGACGAACGCATTGGGCGAAACGCTCAAGGCAGTCGACGGGTCGGACCGCAGTGAGGTCGCGGCGAAGCGCCTCGTCTACGACATCGTGTCGGACGCGCGTAACGCGCTCGACAACATGTTGTCGAAGGACGAGAAGGACGAGGGCGTCCTCGCGAAGGTCTTTGAGGGGGCCTTCGTCGGGAAGAAGGCTTGAGCCGTGGCGAGGATTCTCAAACCCTCGTCAAAGCCGCGCATCGAGACGGAGCAGGACGGCGACCGCATCTTCAAGGTGCTCTACGTGAACAACCGTGAGGTTCTTCATGCAGGCGGCACCACGGAAGAAGAGGCGCTGCTCTTCTTGATCCGACACGTCCACCGCATCGCACGGCACGTCGAGGCCTTGTGCATCGAGGAGCGCAAGCTCACCGAGGAGCAGATCGACGAAGTGGTGTTAGGGGATCGAGATCCCCTTCCGGCGTCCCCGTGACCTACACTTAGGCAGTGAGCACCAACGAGTTCAACTGCCTGAGCAACCAGCTCCTACAAGCGGGTCTGCGCTGCGAACTCCCTGTGGCGTTCGCGGTTCCGGTTCGCGTGCGGGAGCTGGTTGGAGACGTAGGCGTCGAGGACGTACGCGCGGTGACCGTCCATCAGTGCCCTCAGCACGCGGACGACAGCGTCATGTACGAGATCGAAGTCTTCTTGCGCGACGGGTCGCGTAAGAGGGGTGAATTTCAAGTCGCGGGCATCAGTGATGACCACGATACGTATGTGCTCTACGACCGTCAACGAGACGGCCTGATGAAACACATGCGCTTGGTGCACTGATGCGACGCCGCCGCCGCGTCTTGCTTTGCTTGCCGGAGCAGTCGTCAGAAGAAGTTCTGGCGGTTGCTCGGACAGTCAAAGCAGCACTGGCTACGGAGTTTCAGGTTCGCCTTCTGCTTGAAGGCGAGCAGGAAGATGAAGACGACGAGCTAACGCCCGTCGACAACCCTCTCGAACAACCCATCGTCATCCGAATCTCGGACGACGAAGAAAGGACCTAACATGCTCGCTTCGAAACTTCCCGAAGGTTTGTGGGCTGCCCAGTGTCAGAACTGGGAAGTCCTTCTCGACGGCAACAACGGACGTTGGTCCGCAACCATCGTGCTCACCCCGACGCATCCGATGATGCCAGTCCGACGCGCGGTGCACGTGGGACAGATGGGGTTCACGACGCCGCGAGCCGCGGCGGGGTGGGCGGTGGGCAAGCTCAAGGACGAGGGCGTGTCCGTGTTCTTGCTGAGCAGTGACGGCGAGCCGCCGAAGACGCTTCTCGACTACTTGGACTTTGCACCTGTCGCACCGTGACCGACGATGACGAACAGATGTGGCAGCCTCCGATGATGTCGCGAGCTGTGTCCGTTGGGCAGATGTTCCAACTGGCCAAGCGCCTTCGCACGCGCGCGTACTGGTATCACGCTATCGACGAGACTGTTGAAGCGGCTACCTCGCAAGCACTCATCGGATTCGCGGACGAACTGGATAAGCTGTTCGCCTTCAAAAGCGAGCTGACCGATGAGGAACGCAAGCCGTGACCTCCGACATCGCGCGCGTGCTCGCCGAACATGCCTACTTGCATGGGCGGGCATTCGCGTGGTGGCGATGGCACAAGGGACGATGGTCCTGGCGCTTGCTCGCCCCGAGTTGTTTTTTGGTCCGCAGTTGACGCTTGCGGCATAAACCCCTGTTCCTGAAGTCATTATTACGTCATACGGAGCGACGTCTTGAAACGACGTTTATGTAAGAAATGTACGAAGTATTTTCCCGCTACCCTTAAGCGATACACGCATGACGATGTCCAGGACTGGGACATCATGAAGTCCTTGGACATCGAGCCCGCGCAGGCCAAGGCTATCTACAAGGCGATGGAGAAGCCCGGTCTCTGTCTTGGCATTCCTGCGTACGAGGGCGCGCGCGAAGGCGTCGAGCGCGTCCGTGAGTTCGCCGACGTCTGGGCGGTGACATCGCCGTTCGGTGGCGAGCACTGGATGCACGAGCGTGACCAGTGGCTCGTCGAGAAGATGGAGTTCGACATCAACGACGTCCTTCACGTGCGCAGCAAGCGCAAGCACGGCATCTTCGGGGACATCCTCGTCGAGGACAAGACGGAGACGTTGGTGACATGGGCGAACGCCTGGCCCAAGAGCCAAGGCATCTTGTTTCGCCGTGCGTACAACGATCGCGACCTGTGGGAAGGGATGTCGTCGCACACGTGGCCGGGCATCGTGCAGGCCATCGAGTCGGTGTTGCTGTGAAATTCAACGAAAGGAGAACGCATGCCAAGGGATAGTAGCGGCGACGAGCCGCATGACATGGGTGAAGGCAAGGTCACCCGCGAGACCGAGAAAGCAATCCTGGTTGCCCTAGCCGGCGCCGGTGAGAAGTGGATCCCGAAGTCCGTCGTGCACGACGACTCAGAGGTGTGGAAGAAGGACGACGCCGGCAAGCTCATCGTGAAGATGTGGTGGGCCGAGAAGAATGTGCTCGGTGATGCCTGACGAGGATCGTGTCGTCGTCGCGATCATGGACCTGATGAATCAGGTCGCACGTGTCGCGTGGGCCCTGGAGACTGCGTTCCTCGACATGAGTCATGCATACGAGGACGCGCCCTGCGCGCGGTGCCTGTCACAGCTCGTTCCGGTCGGCGCGGACAAATGTCCGGCTTGCTACGAACCCACGAAGGAGAAGACTGATGGCTGACGTCGAAAGCAAGCTGAGCGACCTGCAGTTGCAGGTCTACAACGTGATCCGGACGGCGGGGTGGGAAGGTGCCACCACGGACGAGATCGAGGTGGTCGTGAAGCGCACGCACCAGAGCGTATCCGCGCGCGTGAACGAACTGGCCGCGATGAAGCTCATCGAGGCACGCGCTGCGCGGCGCAAGACGCGTGCAGGCAAGCCGGCGGCGATCTACATCCTGTACGGGCTCCGTCGTGCGAACCCGGACCGTGACCAGGCGGACGTCGCTACGAAGTAGCCATGATCGCGTCCCACGTCTTGGGACCAACGATGCCGTCGATGACGAGACCCTTGGCTTGCTGAAACTTGCGGACCGCCGTGTCGGTGCCCACGCCGAAGATCCCATCGTTGGAGATCTTCAGGTGCTTCTGCAGGTCGGCCACATCAGGTCCCGTCATCCGCGGGTCCTTCAGCATGAGCGTGCGCTGTGCCGGTTGCGGGGCCGGCGGCGCTGTCGGGTAGTACGCGCCGCCCGTCACACAGTCCTCGCCATAGCCGTGGGTCACGACGTTGTCGGTCGTGTTGCGCGTCTTGTACGCGGTCCAGTCCATGCCATACTTCGCGATCGTCAGGCGTGCGTAGCCGGTGCCGTGGTTGTGCGCGATCGCCAGGTACGCGCGCATCGTTCCGCCCGCCCACGTTCCGTAGTCGGGATCGGGGGCTCCCGGCGGAAGTTTGGCGTACAGGCGCAGCTGGCTGCGGTTCGCCTCGGCCAGCTTGACCATGCACTCGGTAGCCTTGTTGAAGTCCAGCATGTCCGCGAGCGCGTAGCCGTAGCGCCGTGCCTCCTCATCGCCGATCTGATAGGCGCCCACGCTCTGGAAGCCGGGCGGGCAGGACGCGCTCGCGATCTCGGTGTCCCACTCGTTGGCACACCCTGCTTCGTGGAAGCACGTGCCGACGTAGTAGCGGGGGTCGATGTTGGCCAGGCCCAGACGGGCCTGCGCGGCGACGACGGCGTCGTAGGTCTGCTGCCCGGTCACCCGCTTGGCGTACGCGCGGTTCTGTGTGGGCGGGCTGCCGTCGTCCCGGACGTACTCCTCGAGTCGGTAGGGGAGGAGCTTGTCCGGGTAGTGCTGTTCATGAACGGGGATCACCAACGACATTCTCTCGACGGTAAACCATCCTCGAGGCGCAATCTCTTTTTTTGACCCCAATCCCCTATAATTCCTGCACACCCCGAGAGGTTCCAGATGCCCCTTCTGACGGTAGCCAATCTTCGCACCAGCCCGATCGCGCTCGCGGACCCCTCGGGTCTCTCGGGCGTCTCTTTCACGGTTCCCGCTAGCGGTAGCGTGACCAACCTGGCGATGACGCTCCTGGCGCTCGCGTCGATCGAGCCACAGCTCATCGCCGAAGCGACCCTGGCGAACATCACGTGGACCGTCGCAGACGACCCTGCGTCGTCGGCAGACACACTGCCGGAACACATCAGCACCGTGCTGGCGTCTCCGTACAACGGGATCGCTGGCGACCAAGCCATCCTGACCAACCTGACCGTGCCCGGTGCGGTTTCGGTGGTCCTATCGGCCGCCGCGAAGATCGGCCAGCTCGTGCAGGTCATCGACGCCAAGGGCGACGCTGGCGCGAACAATGTGACCATCACGGTCGCATCTGCCGGCACCATCAACGGCGGCGCCAACGTCGTCATCAACACCAACCGCGGCATGGCGTGGCTGATGAAGACCGGCACCAACGCCTGGGTCTCGGTCTCGAGCGCGTCCATCTCGTCCGGCGCAGCGGGTGGTGATCTCGCAGGCACCTACCCGAACCCGACGCTCAACGCGATGTTCGTCAGCGCGCCTCAGGCGCTGTCGGGCGCAGGTGCGGTCAACGTCACCACGCGTACCACCCTGTTCACGTCGACGGGCGTCAACGCGCTGACCCTCGCGAACGGCACGCGCGCAGGTCAGCGCAAGACACTGTTCCACACCGTCGACGGCGGCAGCGGCGTGCTGACGCCCGCGACTGCAGGCAACTTCGCAACCGCCACCGTGTCGGTCGTGAAGGACTTCATCGAGTTCGAGTGGTCGGGGGCGGCATGGAACGTCGTCGGCTACGGCGGCTCCGGCGTCTCGTTCACCTGAGTTCTTCGTAGGTGGGGTCGCATCACGCCGACGCCGGCCAGGCAATGCCGGCCGAATGCGTCGCGCGTGCGACCATCCGGTATCACAAGTTCGAGACCTCCACGCGGCAGGTCTCGATGCGCAACACCGGAACGAACACGTTGTGGATCAGCTTCGATCGACAGGCGTGGTTCGATGTGGCCGCAGGCACGTCTTGGGACGACCGCGTGACGGTGGCGGGGTTCTGGTATTGCACACAGCTTGGGATGACCGCGTTCGTCGTCAACGGGCTCTCGTTGAACCTGCTCGAGCCCAAGACACCTTCACCTACCGACGAAGAGTTGGGAGGCTGACGTGCCGTTCACGCACTACCCCAAGAACTCCTTCAACCTGATCTTCGCGTGGGTGCAGCCTCCGCCGCCCGATCAGACGCCCTTTTTTGGACAGCCTCGGTTCTCGACGCTGAACCGTTTCGAGAAGCCGCTTGAGCCCGGCACCGTCGTTTCAGCGTTTCACGATGCTCAGCCGTTCACACGGTTCTACGGCTCGGTCGCGTCGGATCAACCGCTCGAGATGACGCTGTCGTTCTCGAACGAAGAGACCGACGCGCAGGGTTTCTACGTCACCGACGACAACATCTCGAGCTTGAACTTCGACGCGGAGGCCCTCAAGCAGATGTACGAACCGGCCAAGCAGGGTCCCACCGGCAAGTACTTCTGCACCATCTTCGGGCGCTACTTTCGTGTCCAAGTGAAGAACGTCGGTTCGGAGCCCACCGAATTCTTGCGTGTCTTCGTGCGCGGGTCTGTGTTCTAGTTTATCTAGTAAACATGGCCAAGCATTCGATCCGGTCCCCTGTCGGGGGCAGCGTGTGGACACACTCGGTGGGCGTAGGTCAGCGTGTTGTCGCGGGCACCACGTTGCTCATCTGCGAGGTCATGAAGACGGAGTTTCCAGTGGAGACTCCTGTCGATGGCGAGGTTACGTGGCTGGCCGCGTGTGGGCAGACGCTCGAGGCGGACGACCTCGTGGCGATCGTCGACGACAAGCCTTAGTCGTTATCGTCGAGGTGCCGTTTGAGTGCGGTTATGCCCAGCGGCATTGCAGCAGGAAGTGCATACGTTCCAAACGGAAATGCCAACGATAGGGCTTGTCCCAAACCGCGCACGCCGTGTTCACTGATTAGGTGCTTTGACGCACGTAGACTCGCTAGGCCCTCGTCTAGAAGCCTCGGCGATGACACAGCGAGATGTGCAAGCGCAGGAGCATAGCTTGGGTGTTTTGCCATAATGCCATACCCAGTTGCACCCATGCCTGTGTAAGGGAGAACGTTGTCCAATGGAACTGTCGACGGTCTCCACTTGGTCAACGGGGATTCGTAGTTCGAAACGTGCCCCAACTCATGCGCAACAGCCGCATCTGAACTTGTTGGTTTTAGGTTAAGAAGGCGCTTTCCAGCACCCTCATCCAGATGCGGCCCAACATACACGTTCAGATCGTTTTCAGCGTCTGCTGGCAGCATTCTCTTTGCAAATGTCTGAACTGTGTTTTCTAGATTTTTTGGCGTGCGTTCTTTGGTAACGAGCGCATCAGTGGCGCGATGCATCAGTCCCTTCAATAGGTGCCCACCCACTGCAGCACCTCCTGCGATCGCGGTATGACGCGCCTCCCGTTCATCGCTTCGTCGGCTTGCTTGTTTTCCAAGCATCCCCGCGATCGACGCGCCCAATGGTCCCGTCGATCCCAGCGCAGACGTTTCCGCGCCCGAGAACGGGTTCTTTATGTACGGCGTCCAGCCCGCGCCATGTTCTTCGCGCTTGCCGCTGTGCAGCGAGAGCAGCTTCTGGTGCCGTGTGAGGCCCGTGGCGTCGATGCCCTGCTGGGCCAGTCGCTGCTCGAGCTGGTTGCCCCAGCCCTCTTGCGGACGAACCTTCATGATGATGCCGCCGCCCAGATCGATCGGCTCTCCACCGAGCGTCTCGAACGCCTTGCGACCGACGTCGATCGACTTGTCGTAGTCGAGGAGGTCTGCGGTCCGTGCCCCACGTCCCCGCTTGAGCACCTGCTGCTTGATGGTGTTCGGATCCTTGTGGATGTGAAGCGCGACGTCGAACATCTCCGGGTCGTAGCTGCGCAAGAGTTGCTGGTGCTCGAGGACTTCGCCCGCATGCGGGGTGTACGGCATCTTCTCGATGTCTCCACCGCCCATCAACTGGTGGAGACGCAGGTGCGGACGCCAGTCGAGTCCGTGGTGCTGCAACCCCATCTGCTGCGCCAACGCCTTCGACAAGACGGTCTTGCCTGCCCCCGACGGTGCGTCGACCGCGAAACGCATAGCCTTGGGGTCGATGCCACGTTCCGCGAGCGCTTGTGCAGCGCGTGCTGCAGTGCCCTGCAGCTCTTCGGGGATCGCCTGTGCGACGTCCTTTTGATGAATGTCGCCTTGCCCGTGTAGACGATCTGCGATGTCCGCTTTGATGCCGGGCTTGTTGAGCAACATGCTTCCGCCCACGGCAAGCGGAAGCCCGATGCTTGTCATGAGAGACGCAGGGTTTGCGATCTTGAATCGAGCGGCGCCTGCCTTGAGGACTTGCGTCGCCATGTTCGGCGCTGGCCGCTTGGTCAACACGGCGGTCGAGGCGCCGCCTGGCGCCGCCATCGCGGGCGCGTGCTCGGCGCGCATGTCTCGCAGGAGCTGCGTTGTCGAAGGTGACCCCGCAGGACGTGTCGTCGTGATCGGACTCGTGGTTGCCTGAGGCTTCCAGCCGCTCATCGAGCCCACCTGCGTCTGCGCGTGCGTCTGTTGTTGTTGTTGTGCGGGTTGAACCGCAGCGCCCCCGGCGGGCGGCATCCAGTTGCGCGGCTTGTCTGGGTTCTCGTGCTGCCACTGGTCGAGGTGTTGCAGCGGGTTCGGACCTTGTGGGCGCGCGTTCAAACGTGCGCGCCCGACTTCCGTGCCACCACTCGCCTCGGTTGGTTTGCCGAACGCCTGTTCGATTCGTTGGTGTGACGTCGTTTCTGGCGGGCGCGCGTTGTGTGAGAGCCCGCGCGCCTCGAGCATCTTGTTCGCGGCACCGTACGCGCTCACGGGAGCCTGGTGCTCCTCGCCCTGCCACGGCAGATCATGTGCGAGCCCGGACATCGCACGGCTCTGCTGCGTCGGCACAAGCGCACCACGCTGTCGTGCGTACGACGAGAGGTCTGTGTCGAAGCGCGCTTGGGGCTGCGCCGCAGTCGCGGCGAACGTCGATGGGTTGACGTTCTCGGCACCGTGTGTGCGCACGGCGCGGTTCTGCAGCGCACGCGCGTACGTGCTGCCAAGGATCGCGAACTTGACCCAGCCGGAACCCACAGGTCACCCGCCCAAGGCGCCCATCGAGGGCGGTGGCTGCATGGCGGGATCTCCTGCGAGCGCGGGCGGTGTTCCAACCGTGGACCCGAGACCCGGGGGCGTCGGCGGCGACGTCGACATGTCGAGCGGGACGGTGCCGTCGAGCGCAGGTAGCGTGCCCCCTGGCACGTGAGACATCGGAGGCATGCCCGCTTCGGGTGGAACGTCCTTGCCGTGCTCGACGCTCGCGACGAACTGATCGACCTGCGTCGGTGGCCCGAGTGCGAACTTCTTGAACGCGTCGCGCCGACCCTTCGTGTACGCCTGCTTGAGTGTCATCAGTAAGCCCCCTGCAACGGTGCGTACACGAGCGACCGCTTGTCGCGGTCTTCTTGGTTCTGTTGATGGAGGCCGTAGGCAAGCGCGCCGCCTGCTCCGAGTGCAGCAAGCCCGAGGCCGCGTTTCACCGGACGCATGAAGCGCTGCATCCCTGAGGGGCCTGCAGCAGGCGCAGGCGTCGGGACTGCGGGGCTCGGCTGTGCCATGTGCTGTGCTGCCATGTTGTGAACGTCCGCCATCAGCGGTTCGCGCATCTCCATCGCGTGCTGCTTATCGCGCGCGGCGAACTGCTGCACCGTGTCTGCATGGCCCGGCGGGCCTGACGGTGTGTAGGGTGCCGCTGTAGGTGCCGCATGAGGCGTTGCGAGGCCCTTGGCGGCAGGCATCGGACGTGCGAGCGGAACCGCTGCAACCTTCACGCCGAAGCGTGCAAGTGCGCCTTCACGGCCGCGTTGGAACGCCGTGCGCAGCACGGGTCATCCCACCGCGATGAAGAGGACCGCGGCTGCGCCCGTGGTCGTGATCAACGCCGCGGTCGGGAACGCCTGCGCGGTGTTGATCCAGATGAAGTAGCCTCCTGGCGCGAGGGGCCACGCGTCGAGGCCGCCGTTGAACTTGATCGTGCAGCCACCGGCGGTGCACTTCACGATGAGGCCTTTGGCGCCCGCGAGCGCGAGCGTGCCGAAGTTGACGACGTCGTCGGTGACGGCGCCTGAGTAGGACCGCTGGAAGTCCACACGCGACGTGAAACCGAGCGCGACCGCCAGGTTGATAGGTGCAGTGGCACCCCCGTCCTCGAGAGGGATCGCGGCCGCACCAGCGACGGTCAGGTTCTGCGCCATGGCCTAATTATAGGCGGTTACGCGTCAGATCTCTTCTTGGCGAAGCGTGTGCGCGTCCGAGGCGTATCCCTGCTCCCAGTACCCGTACGGCAGGTGGAAGCGCCCGTGGTCTCCCCAGCCCGTGCCCCACGAGTTGGGACCCGAGAACAGCTGGGTTGCGTCGTCGTAGCTGTCGAACATCATGCAGTGGCCGCCGATGGACCCCTCGCCGTACTTCGGCAGCGGGATGACGCCGGTGCGCGCGGTCTCCTCGCTGTCGAGCGAGTCGAAGCAGTCGAAGCCGAAGATGACGGGCCAGCCATCCGCGATGCTTTTTTTGATCGCGTGCAGGGTCATGCACGCGTAGAACTTGAGCGCCTGGTGATTGAGCGCCTCGGCAACGGCCGAGGCGTTGGGCTCGATCTCGAACTTCGAGACGTCATACGGCCACGTCTGCTCGAGGCAGATGCCGAACCGGCGGTACGCACGGAACACGTCACGCACGTTGCAGCCGCTGTCCTCGGACGGCGGGTTGCCCTCGATGTTCACACGTGTACGGTAGTAGCCGAACAGGCGCGAGAACATCGGGTCAGGCTTGCCCGTCGCGACCATGTACGCGAAGCCCATGGCCTCGGCGCCGGCGTTCTGCGTGCAGCTACCGAGCTGGCCCTGATCACGGATCGGCGGCTCTGCGCGCGTGCGTGTGGTCGCGTGTGGCGGTAGCGCCGCCATCAACGCAGGACTGTGCACGAGCACGAGGTCGCGCGGATCGGACGGCTGACGCTTCCAGTTGAGCTTGCGGGTGACGCCGGCGATCTGGGTGGTGCTCACAGGTCCCCCTTGGCGGTGTGGATCTTCACCTTCGGGTCGAGCTTCCACAGGGTCGCGCGCGTGTGGTTCAGGCCGTCCTTGAGTGCAGCCACCGACGGCTTCACTTCACCCGGCGAGAGCTTCGGCGGCGACGCCATGTAGTTCTGGATGATGGTGCCGAGCACGCACGTGCCATACGCGGCGCCGAGCGAGCCGAGCATCTTCTCGACGTGTGCCCAGTCGACCGTACCGTCGGCGCCCGTTGCCTCGTCGATGAGCTGGCTGACCACAGGACCGAACTGCATGATCACGGCGGGCAGCTCGCCCTTGGTGCAGTCGATGACGCTGTTGAGCGCGGTGCACGTTACCGAGTTCATGTTCTCGGGCTTCTTGCAGTCCTGGGCGGCACCGCAGCCAGAGGACGTCGCGATGAAGAACGTGAGAGCGATGACGAAGATTTTGTTCATGACGGACTCCTTCAGACCGCGACTGTGGTTGCAGCGCCCGGAGCAGCCGGAGCGGCCGGAGCGGCCGGAGCGGCCGGAGCAGCGTTGTCGTTTGCTGCCGCGTTGATCTTGGCGGCTTCTTTGCCATGATCGGCGATTCCCTGACCCACGATGTAGGCGCCCGCGAGAGCGATGATCTGGGTCAACATGTCGGGGTCGAGGTTGAGCCCCAGCTTGCTGGCGATCGCGACGATGATCGCAGCCAGTAGGACGAGGAACTTCTTCGACGCGAGCAGATCTTTGAGTGCAGTCACCATCAGATATCTCCCTTGTTGCGTGGCACCGAGACCGAGCCCTTCTCGGCTGGACGGTCAGCGTGTGTGTGAACGTATCCTGCCTTGTTCTTCAGTGAGGTGCGCGACATAGGCACGATCGTCGTGCACGAGTGGCCACCCAGCAGCTCGTCCGCGCTGGTGACAGGTTCTCCGCACGAGGGGCATTTTGCCAAATCCTCGTCGGTCATGTGCATGTACTCGAAGCGATTCCCGCAGTCGCACGAGTACTCCCGGATTTTGGGCACGCGGAATGATAGGCGTCGCTTACCCGATAAACAAGTCGGAGGTCAGCAGAGTTCCGAGGTGGGCGTGACGTTCGTGTCGCCCGCGTTCGGGTTTGCTGCGTCGAGCGTCGCCACGGGCGTTCCATCTGCAGCAATTGCAGGCGTCGTCGGGACGACGGGTTTCCCGGTCGCGGGGTCGACGCTGGTAAGGTCAGTGCCCGACGGGAATGGCGTCATGTTGGGCTGGAAGACGACCGTCTCCGCTTGGGTCACCAAGGTGTCGATCGAAGCGAGGAGGCCCAGTAACGGATTCGCGGCGGTTGCCGTCCCGAAGATTGCATTGAAGAAGGTGATCACCTTGGCAAGGTCCGCGAGACGCGGAGCCCCTGCAACAAAGCACACGCCGCATACGTACTCACCATTGTCAAACGGTGGCCGCGTTTCGTCTGTCGTATCGCCCAAACGCTTGGCCAGCTCCGCAAGCAAGAACGCCGTTCCACCCTTTTCGCTCGACATCTGTGTGACGTAGAGGCTTGGGATAGGTGCTGACAACGCCGCCGACAGGCGCTTGATGTCGTTGATCAGTTCGGTAGACCTGGCAGCAAGCCGTGTGGCTGCACCTTGTGCCAGTTTGACGGCATCGCCGATGCGTGAAGCCGAGTGTGCCGACGGTTTGAGTAAGACGTTCGCTTCTGCAAGGAAACGTTGTGCGGCATCGCTCAACGCGGGGAATGCGTCAATCGCGGCGTCTGTCGCCTTCCAGCTGGGAGAACTTCCCGTCTGTGGCGGCGTCGGAGCTTTGACCGCAATCTTGGACACGTTTGACAAGCGGTCGAAAGGAAGTGTGACGGTCTCACCATGCTCTTGAACGGAGCATTCCCATGCGATGAAGTAGTAGACGGGCACTGACCGATCGATGCCGTCGTCCGTGTCTAGATACGCGGTGTTCTTACCTGACCCGATTTTGACAACCTTGTTTTTCCCGGACGTTAGACCTTCGGACAGTGTCGCGGTAGTAAATAGGTCGAGGACCGTGCGTGCTTGTGCTGCTTTCGCGTCTGTCGTTCGAATCACCGCGTATCGATTGACGACGATTGATACGCCGGGGAAATAACGCAGCGTATTGACTGGGCTTGGGGCGTCCCAGTCGAGACGGACACCGATACCAGGCGCGGTCGAAGACCCGACTACCTTTGCAATCAGGTTCTGCGGGATAGGGATCGTGCGGGCGATGTAACTGTTGTCGCCCGAGGGGCGTGTCAGGATGTCGAGCGTCCTCGCTGCCGAAGCAATCGAGGAGAACCGCGGAGCCCCCACAAGCAGCACCGCCATGACGACAGCGTCTTTCTTGTTGTCGTATTGCGGACGGTTGGGGTCCTGGGGGTTGTTCGTTGCCGTTGCAAACGCTTTGTAAAACCCTGCATTCCCGCCTGTACGAACAATCATCTTTGTATAGGCGTCTGCTGCCGCCGTCGTCGGCGGTCCAAGCGCCGCGTTCAACCCTGCCTGAAGATCGCGCAGAGTCGGCGGCAACGCCGGTGGGGGTTGGTTTGGAACTGTCTTGACGATCGGAATCGCGAGCGTGTGGATACGTCCCGCTTTCAAGATGCCGGTCAAGGTATCAAGAATCGCGTTGACCACCAGAAGCACTGCATCCGGTCCAATACCTATTGAAGGCAATGGTGGAAGCCCCGTCAGGGGGTTGTCGATGCTCAACGCACCCGCGAGCACGTCACCCATAGCGGTGATCGCAGTCACCATGTTGCTGGGTATCAGCTGGTTCGGGTTGACCGCGGTCCAGGTCATTTGGGCACGCTCTTGTTGAACATCGCCAACACACGCTCTGCGTTCTGTCGACGCCTCTCTAGGTCGACGCGAACTGCACGTGCATACAACTCAGCCATCTTTGCCAAGATAGCGCCTAGCGCAGGCGTACCACTCCACCGGAGGTCATCCACCATAGTTACTCGGTGCGTACCTTGGTGGAGAGAGTTCCTGGGTATGCCGCCGCGATCGCAGACAGCTGGGCGCCAAGAGCGGCAAGCCCGCCTGCAAGCTGCGTCACTGCGGTGAGGGTGAGCGCGGTTGGTGACCCGATAAACGCGTCCGGGGCGATCGTCACGAGGGCGGTCGCTGCAATCGTTTCTGCAGCAGCGCCGGCGGCTCCGAGAGGCGACATCACCGTACTTCCGTACGCGGTGCCCTTGATCACTGGCTCGACCGCGTTGGCGCCTAGCTTCACTGCGGTGCCGCCGTCGACCGTGTAGATGCTGCCTGCCTTGGACGTAGAACTTCCGCTAACGTCGACAGTGTCGTCTCCGCCGACTTGAACGCCACGGTTGCCTGCGATCGCTTGCGTTTCAGCACCGCTCACGCCGACATCGCGGTCGCCCCCGACGAACGCGGTCGAATTGCGCCCCACCGATCGCGTCTCGTCGGTGCTGACCGTGGTGGTTGCTGATGCCCCGATCGAGGACGACATGCTCCCGCCCACGACGTGCGTCTCGTCTCCGCCGACGGTGGCGGTCCTCGACCCTGCAACATCGTGCCGCATCTCGGACGTTCCCTTGTCGCCAGACGACAGGTCAACGCCACCATCCCCATAGATCTGCACGCGCCCATCCGAGCCGGCATGGAGCCGGAACAAGAGCTTGCCCTCGGGCTCGAGGATTCGAAAATCCAACACATCACCTGTCGCGCCGAGGTCCAAGCGGATCGTCCAGTGCTGTTCGTCCATCCCGGACTGGGTCGCCTGGTTGGAACCTGCGCGAAGCACGAACGACGTCCGCCCTTGGTCGTTCTCGATGCGCATCTGCCCGAAGTCTGAGAATTGCTGGATGCGGCGTGCGATCGTTCGCAGCGTTCCAGAAGGTCCAATCGACTGCACGTGAGCGCTCGGGCTACCCATCAAGGTAACCCCGCCCTCGAGCACGGCGACGTGGTTCCCCAGGGTGCCCACCTGGGCCCAATCACCGGCTCCCATGTCGGTGGGCGCGTTGGGCGGCTTGAAGTTGTTGGTGCCCTGTGTCAGCTGCGTGGGATCGGCATCACCCACGCCTTCGACGCCCGTCAACGTCGGTGCCTGAACCGACGGTTGCGACGGACTTGGAAAGTCCATGCAGCCAACGATCGCGGGAATGCCCAAGTCGTAGGAGATCACGACGGTCGTGCCCGTCGGGATGTGGTCGAAGCCCGTGGCAGTCGACTTGATCTGAGGGACGTCTTGAAGCGGGCGTCCGCTGTGCGTCCGCACGATCGACGTGTGCGTTGCGGAGTTGTATGCGACGACGACGCCCAGCTCCCAATTCCCCTTACCCGTGCGCCCGAGACCTGCGGCGCCGAGATTGGCAGCACCGCGTCGTGCGCGTAGAGGGTCCTTCACGTCCCGACCGTATCACGACCCGCGCGGCGTGTTCGACGAGTTCATGGGCGGCACGGTGTACTCGACCGGGTGGCTGCGTGCATCTGGAAACCGTTTCGCCGACCATCGGAACGCGACGTAGAAGTTCACGATCACAACGAGATCAAAGATGCGTGTTGCGATGGTGAAGAATTCCCACGACTCACCATCCACCAGCTCCAGCGCCAACATGATGTTCGTGTACGCGAACAAGCACAAGGCCGCGCAGATCGCGAGGCTCACCGGGTTCTTCCGATTGCGCCACCCGCGCAAGAAGCGCCAGGCAAGCGGAAGCCATGCGACCGCGAGGGCCACCGACAAACCTGCGAGCGCGAGCTTCATGCCTTCTTCGCGAACCGGCCGTGCGTCTTGGGCTCGCTGACCGTCGTGAATTGCTCGGTGGGGTCCTTGCCGAAGCGTTCACGGTACTTCGTCATGACGCTGTTCTTGAGGGCGTTGACCTCAGGGTCGAGCTGCGCGTGGAAGACCTTGTTGCGACGTCCGCAACGGACTTCGGTCCACACGATCAACCCGACAATCATCGCCAAAACACCCGTTACGATCCAGGACACGGGGCTCCTTCAGGCGTGAGGTGGGTGTGTCGGCGGGCGCGCGGCCGGCAGTCCGTCGACGGTCTTCGCCATGACCGTGACGGCAGTGAGGAGGTTCTGGATGCTGTCCGTGAAGCGGTCCATGCGCTTTTCGACGCGCCACATGAACCAGAGGCTGACGAAGATGGGGAACCCGAACTCACGCAGCAACGCGGCTGCATCCGCAGTGCCATTGCCGCCACCATCAGCACCCATGCACAGGGCGACGATGACAACCAGCACCGACCATTCACGTACCGTGCGCATGGTCACTCGAGCGGAACCGTATCGCCAGGCGCGTTCGTCTGGTTCTCGCCGGTGGTAGTGTTGTCGATGAACCCGAGCACGGCATCGATCGACGTCGCCGTGATGCCCGAGCCACCGCCCGCGTTCGGACGCGTGCCCGGCTTGGTCAGGCTGCCGAATGGCAGAAGGCGATCCGACATGCCCGAGACGTTCTCGAGCACGAGGTTCTGGCCGGCGTTCCAGCCGATGGCGTAGCTGGTGATCATCGACAGCTCGGCGTAGAAGCCGCCGCAGAAGCCGTGCGTCTTGTCGCGGAACACCGCGCCCATGCCGAACGGGATCAGGAACAGCTCGGAGTCGAGGTTGATGAAGTACTTCTTGCTGTTCGGATCCGCGTCGGATGCCTGGTCATCGAACAGCGACGGATTGATGCCACCGGCGACCGCGTTGTGCGACAGCACGCGAAGCAGGTTGCGCCCGTTCACGAACAGACGGCCCATCGTCCACTGGGTCTGGGCCTTGCCGCTGACGTAGAACGAACGCCCCGAGCCGATCGCCATCATCGGCTGCGTCGGCTTGGTCTGCGTGAAGTTGACGGCTTGCAGCATGCCGATGGCGAGCAGGTTTTGTGACCCCACATTCTGCCGACGGGCGGGGCCTGCCAGCACGAGCGTGTCGTCAGGATGCGCTGCGGTGTATGCAGCGTTGTCCATCACACGCTCGACGTAGCTCTGCTGGAACGCCCAGGTATCGAATCCTTGAACTACGCCGAGTGCCATAACGTTCTCCTTCAGGCTTTCATGTAGCGCAGGCCCTTGGTGGCTCCAATTGTGCCACCAACGGATGCGAGTAGATCAGGAAGTGACATGCCGATGCCGGGCACGTTGACCTGGTGACCGAGAAGCTTTTCGATGCCGTAGGCTCCGAGCGCGCCGAGACCGCCACCCACCAAGCCGCCGCCTGCCATGCCGCCGAACGTACGTGCCCCTGCTTCAGGGCCGTGTTTGACCAAGGCTTCCGCAACGGGGTAGCCCGGGATCTCACCCTTCAGTACGTCCCCAATGGGCTCACGCCCATGCGCGTGTGCCGATTGCTTCATGCGTGGCTGCAGGAGGTGTGCGCCCTGCAGCGCCCACGACGGGATATCCTGAGACGTCGCGTCGAGGTTGTACGGTGCACCGGGCGGCACGGTGGCGTCTTCCGCCTCTTCGACCTTCTCCTTGAGGAGCTGGCCGGTGGTGCCGCCGGTGATGCCACCGAGCAACATGCCCAGGTCCGGCTGCTTGAACTTCGCGCCGATCGCACGGCCCGCAAAGCTACCCAGCGCAGGAGCTGCGACCGCCGGGAAAATCGACGCGAAACTTGCGTTCTTTCGACCACCCAGAAGGTCGCCCAACATGCGCATGAAGCCGCCTGCCGCAGGCGTTGCGGAGGATGCGGGAACTGCGCGGCGTGCTGCCAGCGTGCGCTCGACGTCACCCATGCGGGACTCGAGCTGTCCCGCCTGCTGCCCGAGAACGTTCGCCTGCTGCCCGAGGCGGCCATGAAGACCGCCGGCACCCGCACCCACCGCCATGTCGCGCAGAGGGTGCTCGTCGCTGCTGAGCAAGCTCGTGAGGCCACCGATGCCGGCGCCGGCGAGCGCACCGCCCAGAGGTGTATTCGTCAGCAACTTGCTGACGTCCACCGGAAGGGCTGCGATCTTGAACTGCTCGACGCTCATCGAATCCCCATCATGTGAGGACCTGTTGGGGGTAGTGACGCGGTCTCGAGGTGTCGTGCAAGCGCGTCAGCAGGTGACACTTGCATGTGCGCGGGCAGTAGGTTGCGACGCAGGAACTTGCCGGGCGCTTCCTGCAAGCGATCGATGTGTGCGAAGGCGCCCGGCACAAGCGCCTTCGCGGTGCTTTTGGCAGCGCCCATCGCAAGCAACGGAAGCGTGTCCTGGATCATGCCCATGATCGAGCCCTCGCGAACGCCGAATCGCTTCGACGCCGCTTCGACTCCGCTGTGGTAGGCGCGCTTGATCATTTGGTCAGTTTGGCATCGGGGGCTTCGGCGGCATCAGCTTGTTGCCAATCGCCTGGCCACCGGCTTGGGCTGCGGTGTCGAATGCAGCGCCTGCTAGCCCGCTGCCCACACGCCCCGCGATGGCAGGCGCAGCCTTGCCAAGCAGAGAGCGACCGAGCATCGGGGCAGCCGCGCCAAGCAGCGCAGGGAGGAAGGCCTCCTTGATGCCGAACGCTGCGGCGGCGGCCTTGATGCCGTCGGTGTAGCGGGACTCGAGGGCCCCGCCCTTCATGCGCTCCATCAACGAAGGACGGTGCGGTTCCATGCCAGCCGCCGTGCCTGCGGCCGCACCGCCGAGACCTCCTGCGGCAGCACCTCCCACGCCAAGCAGCGCACCCATGTCTTGGGCGACCGCGGGGTCGAGATGGAGCAGCTTGCCGAGCAGTGCACCCGTGCCAGCGCCGGCGAGGCCGCCACCAAGTGCACCAGCACCACCACCGAGAAGACCGCCGCCGAGGGCGCCACCGAATGACGCGAGCTTCTCCTCGCGACCACGATGCTCGCGCGAGATCTCGACGTTGACCTTCGACCCGGGCATGAAGCCTTGCGAGGCTTCCGCGCCCTTGACGAGGTCCGCGATGAACTTGTCGAAGAAGTTGTCGGACATGAAGGCGCCTTACGCCACCAGGTGGAGTTCGATGACGTTGAGCGGCTTGGGCAAGCCGATCGCGCAGTACATCAGCACGCGGTCCGCCGACGTCGGCGAGACCTCGAGCGCCGTGATGGCGAACGAGGTCAGCGGCGCACCGATCTTCGCTGCCGTGCGCAGCAACAGGAGCTGCGAGCCGGTGATCAGCGCACCGTGCAGCTGCGTCAGCGTGTCGAGCGTGACGTTGTACTGACCGAGGAAGTCCTCGAGGATGTCGACGAAGAACAACGACACGAAGTCGAAGTTCTTGACGACGGAGAACTCGCCCGACTCGAGCGTCGCCGGGTCCGTGGTCAGCTGGTGGATGGTGTACGGCAGCGACGTGGTCGTCTGCTGCGCGAACACGTACCACCCACCGTTCGAGATGTCGGTGAGCTGGCTGTCCGTGAAGTACGTGTTCGAGTCGTAGATCTGGGACACGCCCGCGATGCCGAGGTTGGTGAACCCCTGCTGCGACGGCAGACCCGCGGTCATGCCGCCGACCGCGCATGCCAGGTAGTAGCCCGGCTGCTTGGTGCCGCCCGTGACACCTGCGACGTCGCACTTGTCCGGCCACACGAGGACCGTGCGCTTGGAGTTGAATGACTGCGCGACCGCCACCAGCTCGGTGACTTGCTGGCTCTTCGAGAGCGTACGAACGATCTCGAAGTTGACCGTTGTCAGGCCGACGAGGGCGCCGCCGATCCGCTTCACGCCGTGTGGCAGCTCGTTCTGGACCGTCGAGCTGTCCTGCCCGTTGTTGACGATCTGCAGACGTTGATCGCTGATGACGTTGTTGACGACGAGCGTCGTGAAGACGGTGGCCGAGGTGATCGCTGCGTTCGGGTCGACCGGGATCTTGATGAGGTCACCCGCAGCGACGCCGCTCGCGATGAACGTGCCGCTCGGGTCCTTGAGGATCAGGAACAGGTCATCGCCGGCCGACGTGATGACACCAATGAGCGCGGCCGAAGGCACGCGAACCGTGGTCCCGTCCGCATAGACGATCGCGCAGGTGATGTTGCACGTGCCCGCGCCCGCGAACGGTGTCGCGACGTCGACCTCGATCGTGGTCGCGCTCTCGACGGACGCGATCGGATAGTCGCCGAGTGCGACATCGCCGAGGACAGACGAGATTGTCACGCGGAGGATGTCGCCCGGGATGACGCCGCCGCCCGTGGTGAGCAGGGTCGCCACGCCCGTCAGCACGATCTTCGTGATCGCACTGGGCGCGCTTCCGCTGAGCTGCAGTGGTGCGCCCGTGGCCGACGCACCCACGATCGTCTTGGTCACCGGCAGCGTGCCGTTGCCGATGACGACGCGGAAGCGCTGCGGACGACCGTGAACGTTGTCGGGCAGCGCGAGTCCGACGCAGTCCGAGTTCCACATCGCGAAGATCGACACGTCGGTCGTCATCGGGATGATGGCGTAGACATCGGGGCGTGCCGAGATGTGGTCTCGCACGGTGACGTGTCCCGCGAGGTCGTCGGACAGCACGCCGATGAACTGAACGACCGAGGTCGTGTTCTCGAGCGCGACGAACGCACCTGCCGCGAGCGGGTTGCGCACGTCGAGACGGCCGATCTTCGACAGGATGTCGGCCTCGGACTCGATGGTGTCGAGGTCGACGATGTCTTGACGAAGCGAGCGGTACGCCTCGTACACGACGGCGTACGACACGGGCTTGCTACCCTGCCCGGTCACTGCCAGCGTCACGCTGCCGGCGATCTTCACGGCGTTGTTGGTGTGCGAGACGAACGACGAAGCGATCTGGACGTCGTTGATCTGCCGCTCGATGTACCAGTGCTGGTTGGCTGCCGGCACGAACGTTCCGCCGGTGACGTCTGCTGTGAGCAGCAGCTGGGTGTCCGAGACAACCGAGAGCACCGTGCGCGCGATGACGACCGTGCCCGCATCGACGATGACGAGACGGTCGCCCGGCAACACCTTGCCCGGCCCTGCCGTGGCGAACGTGGTCGGCCCTGGGAGGGTCTCGGCGGTGTCGAACTGGTTGGGCGTCAGGACCGTGGTCGTGCCCTTGATGCCACCACCCGCGTCGACGCCCTTGCCCGCGATACGGACGCGCGCTTGGTCGAAGTAGATCGCGACGCTCGAGCCATCCAGGATGGCCCCGACAGCGTTGTTCGGCGGCTCGGCAACCGTGATCACGGCAGGGCCCGTCGGCAGCGTCCCGTCAGGGGATGCTTCCAACGTGCCATACGCCGGCGTGACCTGGATGTCGGTCTTGTCGGCGTAGTCCGTGGTGCCGGGCTTGAAGTAGTCCTGGATGTGGAACGCGGGCCCCACGACAAGGCAGTTCAGGTCTGGAGACGTCGGCGTGACCGTCGGCGTGGCCAGGTCCTGGTAAACGAGTACGACTGGTCGAATGGCCATGGGTCAGTGCTCCGAGTCCATAGGGTTGCGGAAATTATAGGGTGTTGACGGTCGGATCGCGATGTTGGCGACTACTTGGACGGAGCGGACCCAGAGAGGGCGATGGTTTCGAAATACGCGGTGGCAGAATCTGCACCCGAACGGACGACGTCCAATTCTACGCTTCGCAGCAGGGGCGCGGTTGGCGCATTCGTCCAGCGTTGTGGGTACTGCGCCACGAAGGTCACGGACGTCACCCACTGATCTTTGTCGCGCTGCGCGGGTTGCGTGCGTCCAACCGTGATTGGCGTCATGTCGTGCAGCCCGAATTTCCCCTGGATGAGGTCGCTCGATGCCTGCAGGAAGATCCCAACAATGTCGCCAAGCACCGCGCTCTCGGCACGTTTTCCGGTCACGCACTCGATCAGAATCGGCACGGATTGAAGGTTCCAGAACCCTTCGAGGCCCGTCTTGAGGTTCACGCCAACACGGTCACCCAGTACGACACGCCCCATCGTCTGGTCATCACAGTCGACATAGACTGCAGGCCGAAAGTTCCGGTGTGTCTTGTCTTCGTTGAACGCACTTTCGACGGCGAGTCGCGTGACTTTGATGTCCGGATCCCACCGCCACTGGAATTCGTCCCCAACGACTTCGCGTGCAAACCGCTTCCGGATGATTTCAACAAACACGCCCAACACCGCAAGCTTTGACCCTGGACGGATGCTGACTTGCTGCGTTTCTTCCGGCGAAGGTTGATTCTTCGGGTCCGGTACGTAGTTGGGGTAGTTGTCGCTCATGAATTAGTACAGCGGTGGAACAGCTGTTGGGTCAACGAGTAGCTTGTATTCGACCGAGTTGTGTCCCAGTAGCGACGTCGTCACCTTCTGGTGAACCGTGACACTCTTGAGTTCCGTGTGGTGTGTACGCTGAACCTGGTAGCGTTCGTTGCGCACGAGGTCGACAAGGATGTCTTTGTATTCGACGAGCGGGTAGTCGAGGATATTAAAGTCGTTGAACTTGACGTCACTGTCGCCATGCGACGTGATGTTCGTAGCGACCGTTGCAGCTTCGCGCCGTCCGCGGATCAATGTCGGGGCCCAGTACCCGCCCACGAACGTCGTGCCATAGCAGATGAGGCAATGCTCGAGCGTAGACTCTTTGGTCACCGGGTCGTAACACTGAGGACAGCGGTCGCCCCAACGCTTCCGCTTGAGCACGATGAGTGGGATGCCGTTGAGACGGCGATAGCCCACCGCTTGATCGTGGAGGATCTTGCGTTTGAACAACCGGGTTCGCCGATCGAGACCCGGCTCGACTGGCGTCGGCTCGCTCGTGAACATGTTCGCGGATCCCGACGGAGGCGTGACCGTGAGCTGGTAGTACAGGACGCGCGCGAGCGAGAACAGGTTCACGCCTTCGCGCCCTGCGTTCTTCGGGTCTGCAGGCGGGAGGTTGAACTTGTCGTCGATGAAGTTGTACGCGTCGCGCAAGCCCGTTGCGACGGACTCCCAGGGGCCGCTGGGACTTTCCGAACGTGCGATGTCGACGAAGAACGCGCCGCTCTCGTCCGATTCAACATCCCACTGAACGAACACCGCCGTTGGGAACAACGCCGTGGTGCGGGTGATGCGAACTTCAGCCAAGGACCGCCGGCCCGGTATCAGGTGAACCGGCGCCGCCCCCGATGCTGGATGTGTCGGCCGCGTTGTCGATCTGACCGAATGCGCGGTTGATGCGCTGGTCACCTTCGTCACCCCAGCCGACGGGCGGGGACTTGCGGGTCAGACGTTCTTCGTAGGGATTGATCGGCGTGCCACGCTGCTCGTGCATCGAGTGCGTCGCCGCGCCTGGCATGTTGGTGAAGAAGTCGCTGAGCTTGACGCCGTACATGCGGTACAGAATCGCGTGACGGCGAGTACGTTCACGGTCTGCGTCGATCGCGACCTTGTTCAGGCCGCCCGTCATCCGTCCCGGCTCATCCGCGCTGTTGCGGATGCCTTGGTGTCGAAACAGGTCAGCGAAACCCGAACCTGCCTGCTCGTCCGCAGGACGTCCGTCGCTTGAGCGCCCAAGCGCGCTGATGCTGCTCGTCGCCGAGTGGTAGTGAGGGCTGGTCGACGGATTGTCGCCCTGCTTGGGGTCACCACCGAGCATGCCCGGATTGAAGTCCGCAGCCTTCATTGGAATCGGCCGGGGCTGGCTGCACGTGCCGTAGTGCTTGGCCTTGCGACACGACGTGCAGATGTCCGCAGAGAGCTTGCGACGAGGTTCGCCACGGGTCTCGCCCTGCTCGTGCGCGCTGAAGATCTGCGCGACGGATGCAGGTGTCGCCGGAGGTGCCATCGCTTGCTGCGCCTGCGGTGACAACGACGACGGACCGTCCTTGGCACGGAGCACGGCGCTCCCTGCCACGGTCGGGTTCGTTGGCGCAGGCCAGCCCAGCTTGTAGCGCTCGAGCGCCGCGTGTTGCCCGTTCGCGTATGCCAGCTCGAGGGTCATGGCGAAACGACGTCTCCTGGCAACGGCATGCTGCTGGTTGCGTAGTCGTCGTCGTTGCGCTGGAGTGCGCGATCGATGACGCTGCGTTGACGACGTCCGGTGTCCGTCGGCTCACCCGCCTGAGCACCTGCACCGTCGCTCGATGTCGACGCACCCATGCCGACGTTGAACGCGATCTTCGCAGCGTCAACGCCCATCGAGTCTCCAACCGATGGTGCGTTGGTCGATCCGGGCCGTGGCAGGTGTGGAAGATCCGACGCGTGTGGCGTCTTGATCCCAACAGACTTGAGACCTGGCTGCTGCGGCGCAGGCAAGCCGAAGGCCGCGAGCGCTGCGCGCCCGCCCTCAGCCGACTTTTGGCGCAGCAGCGACATGGCGGGGAACTACTTCTGGATCGCGCGGAACAGGTCTGCGAGCGGGTTCGCGGCGGCCGTCTTGGGTGCCTCGATCAGGCCGAGCGCCTCGGCATCGCGACGGACTTCCTCCGCGCTCTTGTAGCCGACAGCTTCGAGAGCCTTCTGGATGCCGTACTCGTGCGCGGTCTTCAGGTGGTTGTTCGACATGGTTGAATTATAGGGCGAATTTCACCCGATGACCTCTTGTCCGAACGACCCATCCGCACGTCCCGGCGCAATGTTGTCGTAGGTCGTGAAGTGGTCCCACAGCCAGGCGGGCATGTTCGCGCGGGCGTTACTTGCGGCTTCCGTGTGAGCCCCGTCTCCGGGTGTTTCGCGGTGTGCGTACGGGATGCGCTCGGTGCCATGGCTGAACTCATCGCCCCGCGGCTGCACGCCTGCATTCGCGCCCATCGAGTTAGCGAGCTTGAAATGCGCAAGCGCTGCGTTCTTGCCTTGTGTATATGCAGCAACGAGCGTCATGACTTGTTGAACCGGCTCACGTTGCGATACCCAGAACCCAGGGTCGCATACGCGCTCTCCATGTTGTTCTGTGTCTTCACGCCGCGCGTCAGTTCATCCCACTCGCCCTTGAGTTGTTGTGCGAGTTGCGCGTAGAGCGCAGCCTTGTCAGAAATGCCGATCGGCGAGATGTCGCCATCTTGCACGGTCGCCTGGTTTCTGACCTGCATGAACGACTCGCTCATGAGCAGAAAGCGGGTCGTGCCCACAAGCAGCAGATACCGTAGATGTGTAGGGAACGACGACGGCGTGAAGTTCGTCTGCGGCGTCACCGTATTGAACGAACTCACCGTCATCTCGAGCGCCAGGTTCAGTTCTGCATCCGTGAACTGTACGTCATCCAACAAGATGTTGTTGTTCGCGTAGTCGCGCATAAACATGCGGACTTGGTCTTTGGAGACCACTGTCGGCGTTGTGGGTGTGCCGACGATCGGCATCAGCGCACGTACGTCTTCTCGAGGCTGGCCACGACCTGCGCGATTTGTGCGCCCGCAGTCGCCGTCGTCACGATCTGGATTGCTTGGTACGGCAGGAGGATCGTCTTGAAGCGCGCTTCGTCGAGCGCGATGAAGCGCACGCCCGTCGATTGCTCGATGATGATCGACTCGCCCGCCAGGATAGCGGGCTGGTCATCGTTGATTTTCGTCGGATCGAGGTTCACGAGCGACACGGTGATGTCCCCCGCAGCACCCAGGTCCACATGGATCTGGCTGCAGACCAGGGACTCGACGTTGTTCCAGAAGAACAGCCCCCCGCCGTCTGCTGCGAGCGACGCGTACTTGTAGCAGCTGTTGCCGGGCTGCACGGGGCTGTCCGCGCGCACAGCACCTGCTTGCGGCAGTACCCCCGTGAACTTCTTCCCGGTGGCGACCTGTTGTTGGATCGCCGTCGAGATGGACTGCGCGGTGCGCGACGTGACAACGGTGATCGAAGGGGAAGCCATGGGGTGCCTCTATTGTAGCGGCTCGAGGACTACTTGCGGGACTGGCGGGGCTTGGAGGACGCGGACGTCTCCGTCGGTGCAGGCACGGGCATGGGCTCGGGCACAGGCTCGGGCGCGGGTTCGGCTTCGATCTCAGGCTCAGGCTCGTCCTCGACAGGTTCGGGGGCGGGGGTGGGCGCAGACTCCACGGTCGCCGCGACGGCCACGTTCTCGACAGGCGTACGGGGGACCTCGGTCGGCGCAGACGGTGCGCCCGTGTCAACCGCTTCCAGCGAGACCCAGCGCGCCTTCATCACACGCTCGACGATCTCGTGGCTTGCGGTCTCCTCGGAGATCTCACGCGAGTCTCCCTTCGTTCCCGCAGGCCGAAGCACGACGATGACGTCGAACACGTCGCGCATCGGCGTCAGATCGAGGGTGCTCGCTTGCGTGTTCTTGATGATCAGATTCGACATGGTTCTCCAAGGGTGAAACGACGAAAGCCTTCTTCCTGAATCCCCGAACAAGGGAGGAAGAAGGCCTCAGCCTACCCTGGGGCAGGGATGTTGTTCAGGCGAACGGCAGGTCGATGCGCTGGGTCGCCAGCGTGTTGCCGATGCCGATGCCCGGCGCTGCGTAGCTCCAGAACTCGATGATGTCGGCTTCCTGCTTGATGTACAGGGTCGCATCCTGCAGGAGGAAGAACACGCCGAGGTAGTTCTGCGGCGCGAACACGTAGACCGAGCGGCGAGTCGAACCGGCGACGTCGTCGACGATCTCGCGCTTGATGGTCGAAACCACGGGGATGCCCCACAGCTTCTCCTCGGCCTCGATGCCCATGTCGTAGTGCCGCGACGCCACGTCGTTGCCGACGGAGGTCGCCGGCAGGTCGAGGGCCTCGTAGTACGTCGACTTCGACATCAGGAGCTTGCCGATCGGCTGGCGCCGGTTGACGAGGCCCTGGAAGCCGAGCTTGAACGCGCTCGAGTTGAACGCGCCCGCGAGGGTGCGTTGCGTCGCGAGGTTCAGCGCGATGATCGCGTTGATGGTGTCCAGGAACTTCTGGTCTTCCTGGTCCGCCATGTCCTTGACGGAGTTGTCCGACAGGATCTTGCGGATGTCGTTCTGATACGTCATCAGCTCGAACTTGTTCTTGGTGTACCGCTGCGACTCGGTCTTGCCGAAGTAGACCGAGAAGCGCTTGCCACGGAACCACGTACGCTGCGCCGTGCCGTTGAACGGCACGAACGTGGCGACGGAGTCGGGCTCCTTCTCGACGATCTTCTTGGGCTGGTCGGTGTTCTCGTCACGGTCGATCTCGTCGTCCGCCAGCATGACGGGCTCGATGATCTCGCGTGCGAAGGACTCCTGACGGAGCTTCTGGCGAATGAACGCCGTACCCTCGGCCGCTGCCTCCTTCGTCCGCCCGTCTTCGACCTTGCGGACGAAGTTCGAGTTGATGAACTGATTAGAAACCTGCTGGGTCTGTGTCTTGTACGCTGCCGACATTGTGTGGTTCTCCTTGACCCAGGTGGACTAGAACGAGTTGGCGTCGCCGCCGGTGTAGAAGACGACGATCGTGCCGTCCGTCGCGGTGAGGTCCTGGAGAACCTCGCCGATGATCTGGTTGCCGGCGACAGCGGGCTGCCACTTGCCGGAGACGAACGTCAGCTTGACGCCCGGGGTGTACGTGCCCGCGTTGAAGTTCGCCGGGTCGAGCTTGAACTCTGCGTTCGAGCGGAGACCGACGACCTTGTGGACGAACTGCGACGAGAAGTCGTCGTTGCCGGCGACCACGACCCAGGTCGCGACGGCGTTGGCGGCCGCGCGGTTCGGGGTGGATGCAGCCTTGGCTGTGCCGTCGGTATCGACGAACACGACCGTGCCCAGAGGCAGGGCGTCGTCGGTGCCGGGCACCGTCTGCTTGATGGTGAAGGATTCGTCGATTGCACCTTCACGGGGCCAACCGCGCAGAACGTCGAACTTGCTGTTCAGGATCATCTGAGTCTGCCTCCGGGAATGCGCTACGAGGAAACGATCCAGCTGACGAATCGTTCGTCCGCCGCATCAGCTGCTTGCTTGGGGGTCTTGGGTTGGAGATCGTCGTCGGCCGAAACGCCGCCGCCGAGGGGAGTGACGACGCCGGCTTGCTTGGAGAGCAAGTCCTCGACCACATCGAGAGTCGCGTCGTCGGCCTTCGCGAGCTTCTGCCGGGCGATGTCCGGCAGCTCTTCTCCGTGTGCCACGGCGTGTGCCGTGGCGATCTTGTCGAGACGCACCTGACGTGCGGCTGCGACCGATGAGGTCTTCTCAGTCTCGACCTGGTCGACATAGTCGGCCATGGCATCGAAGACCGCCGCGAGCTTGGTGTGATCAACCACGAGCGCCTCCGAGCTTGGAACGCAGCATGCCGAAACCCGTCGCTGCGACGAGCACGCTGGCCGCCTTGATCTTGCGGTCTTCGGCTTGCTTCAAGCCCTGCGCACGCAGGTCACTTGCGATCGTACGAAGCATCTCGGATTCCTTCACAGGGCCCCCATGAGATCATCGTACGACACGTCGCTCGATGCGGTACGAACTTCGTCGGCGAGGGCGCGCAGACCGCGCGCCGTCTCGGTCTTGGGTTGTGCCGCTGCGACTTTGATCGCATGCGTCTCGGCCGTCTTGCGATGGGACGCGGCGTTCGCTTCCGCGAGCACCTCGTCCACGACGAGCGATAGGTGTTGATGCGTGCGGTTCACGGCGCGCCTCGATGCATCACGGCGTGCAGCGCGTCGATGATCTGCGGCCCGGCCATGCCAGTCGCAATCCCTGCGCCGAAGCCTGTGTTCTTGGCGCGTTCGCGCGCGGCTTCGTCATGGGCATGCATGAGGCCGGCGCCAAGGGCACCGCCGCCAAGCAACGCACCACCACCAAGCAACGCCTTGACGAGCGCGGGATCCGCGGCCGTCTTCGCTTCCGCTGCCTGCTTGAGGCGAGCGAGCGCGTCGATGTGAACCACGTCAGCCATGGCTCAGCGAGCGCCCTCGATCAGCTGAAGAGTGTCACGGAAGCCGGCGACGAAGGACTCGCTCGCCACCTTGTGGATCTGCTCGACCGTGTCGTTCCAGCCCTTGGCGTACGCCGACTCGGCCAGCTTTTCGAGCTGACCCATCGTGGACGTGTAGCCGAGGGTGGCCGCTTCCTTCACGAGGTCCGGGTTCTCGGCAGCGAACTTCTCGAAGTCCGATGACCCTCCTGCGACTGCGGCGGTCTTCGCGAGGGGCGCGGCCTTGTCGGCCGCCTCCTTGTACTGAGACGCGCGAGCCATGAAGCCGTCGCACATGGCGGCGCCATAGAGCTGCGCCTCCTTGGCGAGGGCCTCGTGCTCGGCCTTGCTCAGGTCAGCCGCGATCTTGGTGAGGTCTTCGATCGGCGAAGTCTGGCTCGCGGTCTTGGACTGCACCGCCGGAGCGGTCGCTTCCTTGAGCGCTTGCTTCAGACGCTCGCCGGCGTCTGTGGTTGGAGACGCAGATCCGGTGGGCGCAGACGCGCTCGCGGTCTTCTCGCCGCCTTTGATCATCCCGAGTGCGTTTGAGAGCTTCATGGATTGCCGTCTCCGTTACGGTGAAAATGATAGTGGGCCGTGCGCGGAAAAACAAATTCAAGTCAAGACGATGGAACCGAGAGCTTCCGCCACCTGATCCAAAGTTGCCAGGGACGAGATCTTGATACTCGAGAAATCGAACCCGCGCGCCTTCGGTTGCGCGCATTCGATGAGATGGACGATCGCTGCTTGCGACGCAGTCTTTGCTGACAGCTCGGTGATGTCGGGGATGTCGTAGCCTTCGTCAGTGCGCATCGTTCCACCTGGGCGCTTGCCCAGCGTTGCTGCACCGAGAGCCGTCGTACCGACGGCAAGCGGCACCTTGAACTTGCGCATCCACGGGAACGCGGTGAGCGCCTTGTAGCCGCCCAACAGCAAACCCGTTCCACCGAGAACCTTGCCGACATGCGCACGCGTGACCGCGTCTTGTGCATCGATCGCAGCACCGCGTGTGGTGTCACCGTACGGCGTGTGTAGCACGTCCGTCGTCGGCGCCGCATCAGGACGAAGACCGATGCCCTCGGGCACGAGCCGTCGGTAGAGCATCTCGCCAGCGTACGCGCGCTTCTCGCGAACGTTCGCGAAGAACGGCATCAAGGTGTTCGCGATCTTCGACGACTCGAGCGCGCTACTCTCGATCAGCTCGTCCAGAATCTCTGGACGGTCAGCGAATATGTTGAGCGACCAACGCGCGGCTGCAGCCACCTTGGCAAGCGTGTACGGAGACAGCTGCAATATCTGACCGGCAAGCTTGGTAGATGCAAGCGCAATGAACTCGGCGTCCTTGAAGACAACGCCGTTGGTCGCTGCAGCGCTGAGCACTTCACCAAGTGGGTACATGAGCAGCTGGTTTGTGTTGATGTTCTCGGACGACGCGAGCTTGGGGCCTGCGTGATCACGGAACTTCACGATGAACGACCGCTCGTCAGGCGTGAGCGTGCTCGAGGCGAGAGGCTCGGCGCGGATCACCTTGTCGATGTCGGAGAGTTTTTGCGATGCACCACTCTTGAGCGCGAGACGCTCCGCGATCGCTCCAAGCTCTGCGGAGAGCCGTACCTCGTGAACGTAGGCGACCTTCTTGAGCGTGTAGCCGGTGCGATCGGCGGGACGGAACACGCGCGAGATGTCGAAGAAGTCGGGCGAGGGGTTGTGGACGTAGTCCTTGAACCCGTTCTCGTCGACCTGGTTCATCGCGAACTTCACGTGATCGCAGTAGTCCGCGCGCGTGGGCGCTTCGTTGCCACAACGGGCGCAGACATCGCGCTTGATGCGACAGTTGTGAACCGCTAGCCCCTCGATGAGGTAGCTCTCGTCTTCCTCGACCTCTAGATTGTAGACGTCCGTCTCCATGTAACGCGCGTCGATCTCGCGGATGGGGGTGCAAACGTACTCGTCGACGATTTTCCGGCTTTCCTTCTTGGCCAGGACTTCGTGCGCCACCACCTTGGCGCAGACCCCTCGCAGTCGATGGGCCCATTGTGCGCCGATGTGGACGACCCATTCGTACGTGTCTGTCGCGCTGAAGCCGCTGCCCGCTTTGTGGGTGAGTTGATTGCACGAGGCGAGGATGCCCAAACGCGGCAACATGCGCGTCCACTGCGCGGCGAGCGCGTCCGACGCCGTTGAAATCTTGAGCCACCCGTCACGTCCGCACCCGTCGCCGTTGGCGTACGCGCCGAACATCTCGCGCTGCATCGCCGTGTTCCACTGCATTGCCGCCGGTGACAACTGCTTGGTCTTCGCCAAGGCGCTGCCGTGCGTGTAACACAGGGCCGCAAGACGATCGTCACAGACCAGAATGCCGCGCGCCTCGGACGTGTTCTTGCGTTCGAACGTCCAGGGCGCGTTTCGTGTTCCGAACTCGGCGCACAGCGCAGCAATCTCGCCGTGGACCGCGTCGTCCTTGTGCGTTGTCAGCTCGATGGCGTAGGGCGCGCCGTCGCGCCAGATGATGTGACCTTCGGCAAGGTAGTAGCCGAACAGGCGTGCGAACGCGCGGGTCAGGTACTCGGGCGACGTCTCTGTCCGATCGATGGGTGCAAGCAGGAGCTGGTCATCGAGACAGTTCGCGTGCGTCCAATCACCCTGCACCTTGGCATCGTCCCGCCACTTCCACTTCGCGCCCCCAGGCTGAAAACGCTTGACGCTCTCGAGCGGCGTCGCGAAGAACGGATGTTCTTCGGTTGCGTTAATCTCCGGATGCGCTTCCGCACGGATCGTGTAGACGTTCCCGCGATACGGACGCTTGTGTGTCTCGAGTACGCGACGCACACGTCCCCGGTGCGTGACTACCTCGTCACCGACCAGCACGTCTTCGATGCACTTCTGGGTGCCGTCGGCCATCGTGACCTTGGCCCCCGCGAGGAAACAGCCCATGGATACAGGCACGAACTCACCGTCGCTGGCGCGCTTGACCCACTCGGGGTCCTTGTCGTTGTCGACCGAGACGAGCAGCTCCACGCGGTGCATGCGCGGGTTCCAGAACGCCTTCTTGACCACGCCGGACGCTTTGGACGGATCTCGGTTCACGTGGTGCTTGAAAGCGTGGGCAGGGTTCTTCTCGAACGACGCGTAGTGCTCGGTCAGCTCTTCACCGGGCGGCACGAACCAGCGGCGATCGACAGACGCGATCTTGCCACGCGCGGGAACAGGGAACTCGGGGAACCCGTCACCGTTGCGGTTCGGGCCGTAGGTCTCTTCGGCGCCGAGAGCGTTGAGAAGGAGCGACGTCTTGCCCGGTTCGGGCGCGACCGCCTTGATGTAGTCGAGCGCCTCGGACGCGTACTTCGTGATGCGGCTGGTGTCGACGCTGCGCCCGTTGTTCCAGGTGAGCACGGTCTGCACTGTCGGCTCTCCCGTCGGGAAGTAGTCGTCCAGCTCGATGATCTTCTTCACGGCAGAAGGCTCCGCAGTAGGCTGGTCGCATCGCTGCGATGGCGAACGAGCTGGACGAGCATCGCGTGCTTGAGGCTTGGGTCGTCGAGCAGATAGCAGCCGTCTTCAAGCACGTCATCGACCATGATCGCAGCCGCGAGCTTCTGCGCCGTCGTCGTGGCTGGCGACATTCCCGTGTCTACCATCGACCCCAGGCCGCTCGATTGCGACGGCTTGGGGCCTCCACGAAAGATGTCACCGAGGGCCTGCATGCTTCCGACACCGGCGGCTGTCAGAAGCGCCTGGTTGCGTGCGTCACGTAGAACGTCGGCGCTGTGGCGCTTTGCATCGCCGAGCATCATGTGTCCGACGCCAAGCGCAGGCACGCCGAGACCGACACCCCATCCCAACCCCTTCTGCAACGCAGAGAGCGCCGCGGGGTCGAACGCTGCACGCTTGAACAACCCGAACGCGGCGAAGTCCGCCATCGCGAGCTTCTCACGCAGCGTGGCGCTTGCAGGACGCGCGGACGCGATCTTCTCGGCGAGGAAGACCGACGTCTCGAGGGCTTGTGTGAAGGGTGTCATGATCAGCGAAGCGCTTGCGCGACTCCCTGGCTGAGTTCCGGCGGGAGGCCGTGCATCCCAGAAGCGATGCCGGTCAGGCCGCCGAGCAGAGCGCCGAGAGCGCCCGCGGGGACCGCGCTCTTCTGCTGCTCGTACGGATCGCTCGACAGGAAGTGCGGTGCCATGCCGATGCCTGCACCGGCAGCAGCCGGCATCGCGGCACGGCGAAGCAGCGCCATGAGCGCGGGGCTCTCGGCGATCTTCTCGTTGGTGAGCGTGGCGTACGCGGCGATGCCATCTGCGATTGCGCGCGCTTCCTTGCGACGCACGAAGGCCTTCATGCCGATCGTCGCGACGGCTTCCTTGATCGTCAGCTCGGGAACGCCGAGCATCGCGCCGGCGACCTTGTGGAGGCCGAGGTCACGGACGGCGGAGGTGACGTGCGGAGGGATGAGGTCATCGAGGGTCACGAGTTGCCTCCAGGCAGTTGCAGTTTTTCGAGGTCGCGCGCGAGATCCTGGACGGGAGGCGTCACCCAGCGATGGTTGTCGGAGTGGACCTGTCCGTCGTACTTCAGGTTCTTGAGGTCACCGCCGGTGTTGCCTGCTGGATAGGGGTGCAGATCGCGGAGCGCAGTAAGGGGCCACTCCTCGCGCGGTTGTCGGTTGGGAACCACGCCGCGAGCGTAGCCTTGATGTGTCGACGCTTCAGGCGCCTTGTTCATGTGCGTGTGCAATGCGCCGCCGAGCCCGCCCGCGGCTGCACCGCCGAGAGCGCCGCGCATCGCGCCGCCGGCTCGGTCGTCCTTGTCAGCAAGCGCACCGCTGATTGCGCCGACACCGCCGCCCATCAACGCTCCTCGGCCGAGCGAGGGAAGCAGTTCGGCGAGCGCGGGCGGCAGCACCATGGCGCGCTTGTCGTTGCCGCCGGTCACCGCGCGTTCCGAATCCGCGAGCAGCTTGATCGACATGTAGTCCGGACCCGAGCCCGACATCACAGCCTGACGCAGGAACGACCGTACTGCATTCTTGTCGGTCGAGAGCACCGGCGCGAAGCGAGACATCGTGTGGTAGGCCTCCATGAGCGTCTTGTCGTCCGCGTTGGCGAGGACCGAGTCGGTCTTCTTCAGCTCACCCAAGATGGCTTGACGTGCGGCCTCGTCTCCGGCATGGCTTGCGGTCTCCATCGCCTTGTTGGCCATGTCGCGCAGGAGGTTGGCGCCGGTGGTGCCCATCTCCTTGCCGAACGTCTGGATGGCCGCGCCCGCTCCCATGGAGAACGGATCCTTCTTCTCACCGAATTCGCGTCCGGTGATCTTGCGTTTGATGAGGTCGCCGATGCCGCCCGAGATGCCTTGTGCGACGCCCGTTACGGGCGATGCCCCGAGCTGTCCGAAGCTGCCCTTGAGGCCGCTCGCACCGCCAGCTCCGAACTCGGCGCCCTGGCCTGACATCTCGCGACCTGCGTGCGCGATGTTGCCTCCGATGGCTTGTCCTGTCGCACTCGCGCCCTGACCGAGCATGTGTCCGAGGATCGCTGACCACGGGTTCGCCGCGGCCGTCTTCATCGGGTTGTACTCGGCGCGGTTGAGCTGTTGCTCCGTCGAGTGTGCACGATCGATCGCCTTGTGCACGATGCCCGGGATCATCGCACCCACTGCAAGAGGCAGCATGACGCCTGCGCGCTTCTCGACGAAGCGACCAACGCCGTGACGCACGGCCAGTTCGAGCACGTCCGCTAGCTGCACTGGGACCTCGCGTGTGCGGCACCGAGACGGAGCCGGTTGGCCTCGACGGCGATCTTGACCAGCGTGGCGAACGTTCGGTTGGCGTCGGTCTCGTCGACGAGATGACGATCTGCGAGTGCCGCGACCTTCGCGTGCGCGTCGTCGAAGGAGATCGGCGCGAGGCCCTGGCTCTCCTTGACCATGTTCAACACCACGAGACCGATCTCGTGGTTGTGCAGCGCGAGCGCGTCCTTCTCGAACGCAGCCGCGGTGGGCGCCCCCGATGCGCGCTTGAGCAACGTTCCGAGGTTGGTGAACGCGTCTTCGAACGCCCACTCGGCCTGCTTGTACTGGTCCTCGAGGACCGCTGCCAGCTTCATGATGCGGCGATCGCGGAACGCCGCCTCTTTGGCTTCGTCCTTCTTGGGCGGGAACGGCGGCGCCTTCTTCTTCGGCTTGTCCTCGTCGTCCTTGGCCTTCTGCTTCGGTCCTTTGGGGAACGGACCGTCGTTGTCGTCAGCGCCGTCGTCGTCGTCAGCAGGCACCGCAGGTTCGTCGCCCGCGAGATCGTGGCGCTGCATCTCGTTGGGCAGCGGCCCTTCGTCGCCGTCGGGCTCCGCGTGGGGCATGCCCCCAGCGTCGCCACCAGGAGCCATGTGCGGAACGTCGACCTGCCCGATGAGCTGTTGAACGATCTGACGAGCGTCGATCGGATCGAACTCGTTCGTCATGTCCGGCTGTCCTTGGGCCTTCTGCTGGTCCATGAGACGCAGGAACGCCTGCGTGTTCGCGGCCTGGACCATGCGCGCGATCTGGTCAGGGTTCAGCGAACCTTGTGCGGCCTCAGCGGTCGCAGCATCGGCAAGCTTGTCACCGTTCATGAACCGATCGACGACCCGCTCGGCCATCTGATCGAAGTCTTGTTCGCGAAATGCACGCATCAGTGAAGGATCTCCCCGTGAGGCACGATGTCCTCGACATGCCACGTCACCTCGCGGTGCTTGAGCTTGAGCAGCGTCTCCGCCATGTTCGGCTCGCCGCGGTTTGCCGCCGCTTGCGCAGCCGTCATCGCCGTCTTCATCAGCTGGTGAGCCGCGAGCGCATCCGGGCCTGCGATGCTCGAAGCACGCAGCGTGCTGATGCTGCGGAAGTATGACTCGCGCATGGCTTGTTCGTTGACGTGGTCTGGTGAAAGCACAGTCTTGCGACCGCTGAGGTGTGCGATCGCCTCGATGCCGTCGAAGTGCAGCGCGCGCTCGAGCATGACTTTGCCCGTTCGCGAGCCCTTGTACATGTTGACCCAGCGCATCATCTCAAGTCGATCGCGGAACGCGGCAACGTTGCAGCAGAGATGGCGATAGGGCGAGAGAAGTTCAGGAGGCACGCCGCCCCGTGTGCTGATGTCCTCGTCAGACGCACCGGCGATGATCCACGCTTGAAGCAGCTCGCGTTCGAACGCGTCTTCGTACACGTCGACCACGCGTTCGATCACGTCGTCCGCAACGCCTTGGGTCTTGAAGTTCCAAAGGGCAGCTTCGTACGCGTGTGCAGGCGCGTGCGGCGACCGCATCACCGCTTGGTAGCGGTCGTCGGGGCTGCGTTCACGACGCATGGTCGTCCGGCTCCTTGACGGCCTGCACCCCGCGGCTCAAGCGCAGGACCAGGTCACCAAGCCCCTTGAACGTCGACTGGAGGTTGTCCTCGAGTCCCGAGAAGGTCTGCTCACCGATCTGCGGCTTGAGGGCGGACTCCTGCATCCACAGCGTCAACATGACGCGCGCGAGGTTGTCGACCGCCTTCTCGAGGTTCGGCAGGTACTGGCCCACCACGCTATGAAGTGCCGGCGACTGCGCGAGCGTTGCCACAGCAGCTGCGTCGAACATGTCTGCCGAATGCAACTGCGCGGCTTGATCGAGGAAGTGCGGATTGACCTCCTGCGGAAGCGTCTGCGCGTTCGGGCCGTCTGGCGGCATCGTCGCGTTGGGCGGCTGTTGCTGCTGACCCATCGACGGATCCATGCCGGGCTGTCCGCCCATGCCACTCATCATCGATGGGTCTTGTCCCATGCCGGGCTGTCCGCCCATGCCCATCGACGGATCCATGCCGAGCTGTCCGCCCATGCTCATCGACGGATCCATGCCGGGCTGTCCGCCCATGCTCATCGACGGGTCCTGTTGCGCCTGGCCACCCATCATCGACGGGTCACCTGCAGCCGGCGGGAACGCGCCGCCCGGCGGCATGCCCGGCGGAACAGCGGCACCCATCGACGGGTCTTGGGGCGGTGCACCCATGCCTGCCGTCATGCCAGGCGGCATGCCGGGTTGCCCCGTCGCGAGATTCATCGAAGACGGAGGAGCGCCCATCGCCTGCGTCTGCACGCTCGGCGCAGGAGGCGCGCCACCCGCGATCTCGGACGAGCGCTGGAGCAGCATCTGGATGGTCTGCTGCTTCTCGACCAGCTTCTGCATCTCCTGCTGGATGTGCTGGTCCATCTCCATCGCCGCGAGGTCGAGTGGAGCGGGCGGAGGCGGGGCCGGAGGAGCCTGGCCCATGGCGGCCATCGCCGCGTCCTGGCCGAGGTTCGGGTCGCCGCCCATGCTCGGGTCCATGCCGGGATCGCCGCCCGGAGGTCCGTCGCTCGGGGGCGCCTTCTTCTTCGGCTTGTCGGAGTCGGACTTCTTCTTGTCGTCGTCCGCCGCGCCTTTGAAGTACGACTTCAACGCTGCCGACTTTTCGTGACCGATCGAGAAGTGATGTCCGGTGGATGTCACGATTGGAACGCAACCACGATCATGGTCGTAGGGCAGGATCGCGATGCTCTCACCCTTCTGAATGACGTGACCGTCCGGCAGGCGCATGTCGGCGTGCGCGTCATGCATCACGGTTGCATGTTCGGCGTGCGGCGCGTACTGACGCCACCAACCGGGTGTTTGATCCGCAAGCTTGTCGAGGCGCATCTGCACCCGCGCGAGCTGTTGGCTCGTCGCAATCCACGCAGTCGCCTTGTGGTCTGCTGCCGTCTTGACGAGCAACGCCTCGGCATCGACGACCGAGATGTTGCACGCGAATGCGAGCTTCTTGAGCGCGGGCACGAAGCTCAGCGGTGCCATCCCGTTGATGGAGAACTGCTTGGCGCCTGCGTCCTTGATCGAGACCTTCTTCGCGCCGACCGCGGAGAGCATGTTCGAGACACATGCCTGTAGGTCGAGCGCTGACTGGAACCAGCCGCGCTCGTTGAGGCGCACCTTAAGCGGCACCCAGATGAAGTCCGTCGGAAGGTAGACGACATCGGCGCCCTTGGGCATCCAGATCGTGTTGTACGGATACGCTGCGTCGGTCGAGAGCGTCTTCTCGGGACCGAAGTCTCCAGGCGTCGCCTTGATGCGACGGACGCCATCCGACCCCGTCGAGATCGACTTGATCGTGACGGGACCCGTCGCTTGGAACGTGGTGCCGCGCTGGCGGACGAAGAAGCCCTTGCCCGCCTTGGGCTCACCACTGACGTCCGTGAACATGCGGGCATGCAACGAACCGCCGACACCGTCCGCGATCGAATCACGGCCCACGAGCCTGTTCGGCTCGATGTAGTCACCGTTGTCGAACACCGCGAGGAACGGCTTGGCGTCATACCCACGGCGCGTGGCGTAGCTGCCCTCGTCTGGCCGCCCGTGCGGGTAGACCTTGTTCGAGCTGCCGTGCGTCTCGGGATCGGTGTACGAGTTGTCGACGAGTGGGTTGTGTGCGGGAACGGCCGGACGTCGGCCGTAACGCGTGCCCTCATCGAACAGATCGATCGGGAAGGGCATCACGAACGCGGTGCGCTCCTTCCCGTCCGATGCGTAGAGCGTGTAGATGCCGGGCTGCTTGGGCTCGACCCAGTGCTCGTAGGGCTGCTCTTGCACCGCCATGTTGCGGTTCAGGCGCTCGTCCTTGGCGGCGAAGCCCTTCTTGCGCACACCCGTGTACGCCTCCCCGGCCTTGTCACCGAAGATGCGCTTGAAGTCGGTCGGTGTGTTGTCGGCGTCGGCGATCCACAGCGCACCGCCATGTTGCTGCCTGGCCGCGACCTTCTCGAGGCGGGGCTGAAGTGCGGCCGCGAGCGTCTTCATGCCGTACGTCGACGCCGCCTGCTTGAACAGCGTCGGGTTCCGTTCGAGAAGTCGGACGTAGGCAGCCTTCATCGTGTTCGGCGCGGCCGAGAGCAACGACGGGAGCATGAGGTCTGCTTCGCTCGCGACCTTCTCGAGCGTCTCCACCGTCATCACCCGTGCGACGTCGATGAGCGCCTTGGGCACCCACGAGGCATACGAGAATCGGCCGGTGATCGGCGGCACGACGACGTTGCGGATGTCGACGTCTGTGTAGAGCGTCTCGGGCGTCTTGACACCCGCGCCCAAGGACGCGAGTCCGGTCTTGTCGATCTCGTCGAGCCAACCCTTGGAGAGCGGCAGGAAGACGTTCAGGGCCTTGTGATAGAAGACCTCGAGCGGCTTGATGGCGTTGTCGACCATCACCACCGGAACGTAGATCGGTTGGTTGTGGCGCAAGACCACGAACGACCCCACACCTGACCCTTTGTCGATGTCGACATCGAGCACCTTGAAGGTGACGACGTCTTGCATCAGGTCAGGCATACGCGTCGACAGCAGGTTGTACGCCATCTCCGACATGCCCTGTTCGAACAGGGCTGTCTCTTGGTCGGGACCCGCGTTCATGCCGGCCTGGAGCTGTTGAGTGCGGGGCGACATTGCCGGCATATGGGACCTCGTCTACGAACTGGGGAAGCTGACGACTTTGGAGAGATTCGCGTCAGGAAGACCGCCCAGCTGCTTCGTCTTCTGCGCCTTGAGCGAGCCGAGGGTCGGGTTCAGGATCTCAGCAAGCTTCTCTTCGACGACGAGACGCCCCATTTCGCGGATGTGGCGCGGAAGGCTCACGCGCGCTGTGCCGCGTCGATGCGACGGAAGAAGTCGCGAAGCGAGGCCTCCTTGTGCTCTTCCTTCTTCGACTCGCCTTCCTCGTGCTTCTTGCCCTCGATCTTCTCGCGGATGAAGTCGGGCATGCCGCCCTTGTCCTTCTCCTTGTCGTCGTCCTTCTTCTCGTCCTTCTCGTCCTTCTTCATGAAGGGCGGGAGGTCGTCGGCCTGCTTGGTGCCCTGGTTGCCAGAGCGGCCATCGTAGGCGCCGGGCCGCGAGTGCGTCGCGTCCGGGTTGTGCTCACGGTAGCGATCACCGCGCGAGCCCGGCGGCAGGCTGGAAGAACCCGTCGACGCATCCGCCGCCTCCTTCTGCAGGCCGCGGAGGTAGTACGCCTTCTCCTCGGTCGTCATGCCCATGCAGGCGCGGACCGCGGCGATCTTGGCGTTCTCGTGGAGACCGCCCGGGAGGTACTCGTGCACCTCGGCAGCGACCTTCTTGAAGAGCGCGATGTACGGGTCCTCGGCAGCCGCCTTGGCGGACTGCTGGGTCACCGAGTTCGAACCGCTCGGCGACTCGCCGGGCTTGTTCGGCTGCGCGGTCTCCTTGCCGACGACCGCGGGGCCGCCGACGAGGTTCATCATCGCGCCGAGTGCACCCTGCGTGGGCAGGACGGCGTAGCCTGCGGGACGTTGTGCCGCGTCCATCTTGGCCTCGGCCGACGACATGGCGGTGTTGCCCTTGTCGCCACCCATGATCGTCGAGCCCTCGGCCGACTTGCGGAAGAGGTCAGCGAGCGACGCGGTGCGCGAGTGCTCCTGCACCGAGTTGTCCTTGGAGTCGGTCTCCTTGGGCTTGTTCGGCTGCTCCTCTTCCTTGCCGACCGTGCCCGGCCGGGTGTCGATCTCGGTCTTGCCGCGGCTGTCCTCGGCATAGCCGGGAGGACGCTGCGAGGCGTCCATCTTGGTCTCGCCCGCGGGCGCCTCGGCTTGGGTGTTCCCCTTGTCGCCACCCTCGATGGTCGAGCCCTCGGCGGCCTTCGTCATCAGCTGGGTCGCGTTGCGATCCGCGAGCTGCGCGACGTCTTCCCACGTCGCGAGCTTGTTGAAGCTCGCCGCCTTGAAGCCGGGCTGCTGCTTGATCCAGTCGGAGGCTGCGACCAGGTCCGTCCCGATCTTGTGGGTCGCCTCGCGCGACACACCCTTCAGAGGGTCGATGTCGACACGGTCAGCGATGTAGTCCGCGACCTTCGCCGCGGTGGTCTCGTCGGGGAACGCGGCTGCGCCGCTGTTGACCAACGCGGTCTGGATGCCACGGACGTACGCATGCTTGAACATTTTTGCCTCGGGGAAGCTGTGCAGAGATTGACGAAATGATAGGACGAGACTCTCAAATATCCAACAGTTGCGCTAACCGAGCGCGCGAGCCTTTTGAGCCCCCGCTGCCATGGGCGGCGCCGCGGATGTTGGAGCGGCCATCGCGGGAGGCAGTGGTGCTGCCATTCCCGCTGCGCCAGGACTGCCCGACGTGCCACCGCCGACGCCACCACCGACATTCATACCACCAGCACCCATGCCCATGCCTTGAGCGAGCTTGAAGCGGGTGAGTGCATCGGTACGGCCTTTATTATAGGCGTCGTTGATCATTGATAGAGGTCCTTCGGTTTACTGCCGAGTAGATGTCCGAGGCCACGTCCAGCTCGTGCGCCCGCTTGTGCGAGAAGAGGTCCGCCAAGCATGCCAAGCGCCGGGAAACCATATGCGCTCCCAGCGATTCCACCAAGCGCACCGAGCGCGTTTGATAGGTGGCCCTCTTGCGGGTTTGACCGCATGGCAGAGAGTGCCATGAGCGGTGCTGCGATCGTGCCAGCACGTCCAATCCAGTTCAACGGCTGGCCCTTGACGCTGGGCCACCATACGTTCTTGGTGGAAAGCATTCCACCCGGAGAGAACGTACGCGGTCCTTCCACGAAAGCACGCCCAGGCTGTCCGATGAAGGTCTGCTTGATGCCTTCCATGATGCCCGCGTCTTTGACTTGGAAGCGCGCAAGGGCATCTTCGATACCCTTTGCATGTGCTCGAGCGATCATCAGTATTGCCCCTCTTCACCAAGGCCAAACTCTGTGCCTGCAGCGTACGCTGGAACAGGGGACGCCCCGTGTAGGTTGGAGACATCGCCGCGGTGGATGCCTGTTAGCAATGACTCCTTGAGGTAGCGGTGTGCGAGGCGTGCCATCCAATCCGGATTGAGAAGAGGTGTGCGCGACGCCGGGCGCATGAACGGCAGTGCACGCGGCCCCTGGCTGGACGTCATCACCGACGTCACGCCGTGGCGTACGAGCTGGTCTGCGATTGGCTGCGTCACGACAGTACCCGCCGTGTGGTGGAGGATGCCGTCCGCGAGCGTCTCGCCGATCGCGTCTGTCGTCGGGAGGCGTTTCTTGGATGCGGCCAGGGACGCATGGAACCGATTGTAGTCGACGACGTCACCCTTGATGAATGCGTCGTCGGGACCGGGATCAATGATCTGGACGTGGTTGAGCACGGACTTGGCGAGCGTCTCGAGGTGGCGCTTGTCGACCTCGGAGCCTGCGCGCTTGTAGACATCGGAGAGCGCGTCGACGAGGTAGCGTCGACCTTCACCGAGGCCTTTGTGTTGAACGATCTCGTCAGGCTTGGGTACGCCATCGGAGAGCAAGTCCCCTGCATACATCGATTGCCCGATGCCCACGACGACCTTGTGTGCGGGAGGCACGTAGTGGCTACCGTCGCCGACGAAGACGTAGTGACCGCCCTGCGGAGCCTTGTCGATCTTCGTGATGGAACCGTCGCGGTCAGCAAGTACCGCCTTGTGTGCGAACGATGTCGGAATCTCGAGCAAGGCTCGCACGCCTTTGATGCCCTCGAGCCGCTTCTCGTCGTCAACACCGACGACGCGCCCGCCGTGCTTCGCGTTGAGGGCGAACTGCGTGAGCGGCTCGGCGAGCGCTTGAGCCGCGCGAACGCCAACGTTCGTTCCGATCGAATGCATGCCACCCGAAGACGACAGGCCTTGGCAGCGCTGACAGACGCCGTGCGCAGCTTCGCAGGTCATCGGAGAACGGACGATGACCTCCTTGCCTTCTTTGGCAAGGTGAGACGCGTACTGCGGCGTGATCAGCTTGTTCGTGCCCGCCTGGTAGCGGTCGATGAGGTGTGCGTCGGTCGGCAACATCGCGATGCCGTTCTTGGTGCCGCAGTCCACCGTCGTCACGAGCTGGTCGCCCATGTTGTTGACGAGGATCTTCGCAAGGTCACCGGGCTCGACAACCGAGATGTTCGAGACCACCGCGTTGACACGCGCCTGACCGCCCATGATCCACGCATCCGCAGGCTTGAGCCCTTCGGAGAAGCTCTTGTCGACGAGCCACGGAATGACCTTGCCCTTGGAGTCTTCGGCGAAGACGGGTGCGCCCACGGTGCGCATGAGTTGTGCAGCATTGCCGCGACCGCCGGCGCGAACCATCTCGCCCATCGTGCCTGGGTGGTTGCGTGCCAGCATGAGCATCGCATTCTGTCCGCCCACGAGCGTCTTGACCTTGTCCGCGTTGGTCGTCGCCTTTCGAAAGGCTTCGACGTGCGGCTTCAAGGCAGCGTCGCGTTCAGCAACACGGGGCGCGATGTCGTCGAGGCCGACGGAGATGCCGTCGAGCGTTGCGACCTCGTCACCGAGACGCTTGAGCTTGGTCACGACGTCGGGGTACTTGCTCGGGTCCTCTTTTGCGACACCGAGGAGGACCTTGTTCAGGTTCCCCTTGGTGAGCGCCCCCTGTCCTCGCCACTTCGATGGGAGGATGGAGTCGACGAGGTGCTGTCCGAGCGTTGTCGCCATGTTGGTTAGAGACCGAAATGTTGTAACGCAGCCGCTTTGCCCATCCACCACGCTTCTTTCATGCTCGAGAAGTCAGGGTGTTTCCGTGCAGCGGCCCACTGTGCATTCAATGACTGCATGTCGGCCGTGTTTCCGCCACGGTCTGGATGCATATTCATTGCTTGTTCTCTGAAGCGACTCTTCGCCTCCGCCTGTGTTTGCGCTCCGCTCATCCACGACGGAAGTCCGCCACTTGGCGCTCCGCGTGGAGCTGATTGTCCTATAACAGCACTTGGACCCGCACCAGCGCCCTGTCGCGCCTTACGCCAGTTGTTGAAAACATCTTCGTTCTGCGCACCCCAGTGCTTGTCCTCCGCTTGTTGACGGTATTTGAAACCGTCTTGTGCGGACTGGCTTTGTTGCGTGTGTTTGTACGCCTCTTCTTTGGCGCTCTGTCGTGCCTGCCGTGATGCGGACGCACGGGCCTCATCTTGCGCCCGCCACTGTTGTCGCATTCTGTCTTCCCAGGACGGACCTGCTGGACGCGGACCTGCGCTTGGACCAGGAGCACTTGGACCTGCTGGACGCGGACCTGCGCTTGGACCAGGAGCACTTGGCCCCGGAGGACGCGGTCCTGCGGTGGGTGCCTGCTTACCAAGGTGGTAAAGGGCACCGCCGGCGCCTCCGATCGCTGCGCCTTGCAGCGCACCTTCTTCACGATGACCTTTTTCAGCGGTCAAGGCTCCGCCGGCTGTGCCGATCGCCGCGCCCATGAGGCTGCGCGCTAGTAGAGGGTTCATCGGCACGTCAGTATCCTCCACCCATCGACATGCCGCCGCCCATCATCGCGTGCTGCCGGGCCTCTTCCTCTTTCTCGGCCTGGTTGTGCTGGTGCAACATGTAGAGACCTCCGCCCGCGAGCAGCGTCGGTGCAAGGGTCTTGAGGTTGCCGACTGCAGCACCGCGTTGTGATGCACGCGCCATGTCCATGCTGTGCTCGGGTACGGCGCCTGTGATGAAGTTCGGGTTCGCCTTTCCACCCATGCCACCGCGTACATTCGCGGCGAAGTCTTTCGCGGCGCCCCACTGACCGGCTCCGAAGTCCTTGACCTTGGACGCGAAGCTAGGACCCGCAGCAGGGGCAGGCAGGGGAGCAGGGGCTGCGATCTTGAAACGCACGAGTGCGTCGGCAACACCCACACGATAAACCCCGGCCATCTTGGGATTCCCGAGGGGGGCACGGTGCATGTTGTGGCGTTCGAATGTCGACATGAGGTCTCCGTGGAAAGACTCAGGCATGTCCATCCCTCCGTGCATGTTGGGGCGTCCCCCGAGCCCCTTCAGTTCTTCGTTCACTGCTAACTGGTCTGGCGTCAGTTGCCCTTGCATCGGCATCGCCATTTTTCCCCCGCTCAACAAAGAGTCGATGAGGGAACCCGCTGTAGGTTTGGGGGCTTTACCTGTGGCTCGATCGATGATGTGGCCGATCGAGTTTTCAGAGGTTCTCGTCTCTTCACGGGGCATGAGTGACATCAGACGCCTCCAAAAGCAGTGTTCTGTCCCATGTCACTGAGCCGGCTCGCCGAGTCGCCGCCCGCAAGGTTCGAGGGAGATCCCCACGCAGTAGTACGGTCGAGTGGATCGCGGGCTGCAAGCTGTACATCAGGCGACACGTTCACGTCGATCTGCTTGAGCACGTCGGCGAGGTTGTCTGCGGTGCCGTCCACATCCGCCTTCTTCGAGCCGCGGTTCGCTTCCGTCTTGTGAGCTGCATCGTAGCCGTGGAACGTGCGGCTTGGGATCTTCAAGCGCAGCTCCTCTGCTGCTTGCTTGAAACCGAACTGCTCGAGCGCGTCTGCGATGCCGCGCACGTGCGACTTCTTGACATGCTCGGGCAGCTTCTTGCCCTTGGGCGTCGCGTTCGCAAACTCGCGGGCGACATCCGGGTGTTGCGAGAACAGGTAGCGACGTTGAGCCTCGCTACGGAACGGCATGGAGAACTCCTCGCTTCGTCTGCCACGTCAAGTGGCCCGCAACTGAACGGGTGCGCGCGACGATCCCTGACGTCCGGGGCCAGTACGCTACCGTTGCCGTTGATCGAGCGCCTGTCGTTCGCATGATGTCCGTGTACGACATTTTTTCGTCGACGTACATTCGTTGGAGATCCTCGAACGGAGGCCGTTTGGACGTTCGGTAGGATTGAATCAAAGTTTTGAGTCGCTGCTGTTTTCGAAGAGACCGCAGCGGAACTTGCGTCAATAGTCGCATGAGGGCTTCGCGATCTTGGATGGCGACGTCCCAAACTTGTTTCCAGTGTTTTGGACGGCCTGTACGTGGCCGTTCGACAACGCAACATCGAATGCCGAGAGTCTCGCAGCTTTCGACGGTAGCCGTGATGATGTCCCAGTCGGTGTTGCAAACCTTGACCACGCGATTGCGCGATCGAGAGGTGAGCACCGCAACCGTTCCTTCACCGTCGATCATCGCGGCAAGGTAGTGGGCTGCGGCGGCCGGGGACTCGAAGGGCACGCTTTATTATAGGCGCTTGGCCCTGATTTCGATGGGATCGTTGAGCGCGATGTCGCCCCGGTGGTAGGCCGCCATCGCCTCCTCCTGGGAGTCGTAGTGCCGCGTCTTCTTGCCGCTGGCCGCCTGCGTCGCACGGTGCAAGCCCAGCACAGCCTCCATGTCGGGCGCGATGTTCAGAACGCCTGGGCGCTTGTCGGCGAAGATCATGTGCGAGAGCGTCATCTTCTTGACGTCCTCGACACCGCCCGGTGTCACCGGGGCATGGATTTGAAGGGCGTCGCCGTCGTAGTCCGCATTCATGCCCTTCTCGGCGAACGGATTGAGCTTGAGCGTCTTGCCCTCAACAATCTTGGGGTATGCACCCACGATGTTGAAGCGGTGAAGTGACGGTGCACGATTCACCATGACCGGACGTTCACGTGATTCGTTGACCAGCTCTTCCCGCGCGACGGGCGTGCGGTCATCCACCATCTTCTGCGCATCGGTCGCTGTATAGCCGCGTCGGACCAAGCGTCCGATCACGAACTTACTGTACATGCCCCAGAGCATCCCTTCGGGCACGCCGATCTCGTCCATCGACAATGTTGGGTCAGGTGCGATGGTCGCGCGACCGCTCACGTCTTGCTGCCGCTTCATGAGGCGCGACTGGAAGAAGCCGCTGCCTGGTCGCGTGCCCGTGATGGCCGCGAGGTACCCCTTCGCACCGCGCTTCTCGGCGCCAGGGCTCACAGGGTCGCCGACGCCGTAGAGCGCGCTCACCGCGTCGTACAGGTGTTGCCGTGGACCGGGCAACTCGGATGACGGCAACGACTTGGCGGATGACTTGAGCTGATCGTTCGCGAGGAACGCGTCCTTGTAGAGCAGGTTCGCGTCGCTGACCTGCAGACGCCCGTCCTTGAGCGGCAGGATCGGACGAATCACCGGCGGCGTCACCGGCACCTTCGAGATGACGTAGGCGTCCGCAGGCTTGAGGTCGCGGTCCTTTAACGCCTCGAGGTACTTGATCTGCTTCACCACGCCGTCGAGTGCGGGTCCACGCGCCTTCTTCGATTGCGCCAGCAGATCCTTCAACTTGTCATCGATGTTGATCTCGCCGAGCGCCGTCTTGAACCAGCTCCCGCCCTTGCCCACACGCTCCGTGAACTCCTTCTGTGTCAGTCCGAGAAGGCGTCGCACGGGTTCCTCAAACACGGGGTTGACGATCGGCTCGTGCAGGTCGACGTGCGACCACTTCGTGCCCGACATGCCGCCGGTGATCCCTGGGTCGAAGAGGCCATCGGTCTCGGGGCGTAGGTCCTTCGCGCGGATCAACTTGCTCGGGTCCTTGAGCGCTCCTGAGGACATCGACTTGACGTCCGCGTCGGTGAGCGGACCAAGCGCCAAGCGTGAGCCGGTCTTCGTCACCTTGACGCCGGCGCCCGTGAGCATGCTCTGCAGCTTGTCGTAGGCGAATGGCGTCTTGGGCGAAGGCGTCGGCAGCCCGAGTTGGATCGCGCGCCAGAACTCGTCGTTGCGCTGGCTCTTGATGGACGCCGCTTCACGCAGCACGTTGCGTGCGTTGTGCGCGACGAGTCCATCGAATTCCATCTTGCCGATGCCCTTGGCACCTTCGTCACCACCACGCGCCGGTTGTTGGTTGTAGTCGTACTTCTCGGCGCCGTGCGCTGCCCAGTTGGAATCTGTGGTCTTGAAGAGCTTCAGGATGTAGCTCTTGCCGACCAACACGTCGGGAACCTTCTTGCCCGTGATAGGGTCAAGGACCGTCTCTTTGTCCGAGAGACCGTGTTCCTCGAGCAACTTCTTTGCGAAGGCGACGTTGTCACGGCCTGGCATGTATTGCGGGATGACGATCGGCTTACCCGTCTTTTCGGCAACCTTTCCAAGCACCGTCTCGATGACCTGCGCTGGGTTGATGCGCGAGACGATACCCGCCGACGTGAAGAGAAGATCGACAGGGCGCCCCTGCGCATCCTGGATCATCTGGTGGTCAGGGATGATCTTCGCGATCACGCCTTTGTTGCCAAAGCGGTTGCACAGCTTGTCGCCGATCTGCAGTGTCTCCTGGGTGCGGATCGACGCAGCTGCCTGTCGGGCGGTCTTCGCCACGTCTACGACAATGCCGGGTCGATCGTGCGTCCAAGTCTCGACCACTTCTTCGTAGGGCTTGACCAGCGACTTGGACAGCTTACCCAGCAGGAGTGCGTCACCCGTCACCTTGTTCTCGCGGATGCCCGCAGCGATCAGGTCGCCCTTGTGAAGAGTGACCCCCGGCTTGACAACGCCGTCTTCGTCGAGCTTGTCGTACTGGTCCTTGGTGTAGCGGCTGCCGAAGTAGGTCCGGTGCTTCTCACGTCCGAGCTGCACGTCCCCTTCACGCGAAAGCGCGTGCTGGTACATGTGTTCGCTCGTCAGCTTGTCCGCTGCGCCCTGCGAGACGACGATGCCGTCGTTGGTGTTGAGGCCGCGGTACGGCATGTATGCCACCCGCAGGTTCGTGCCCAACGCGAGCGTGCCGTCCTTGGTGAAGTTCGAGTCAGCGAGGAGCTGGTCCTTCTCGACACGGTCGCCGACCTTCACGGTCAGCGTGTTGTGCAGCATCGTCTTGGCGGCGAGCGGAAGGTTGGTGTCGTAGTGGAGCTTCGTCGTGAGCGCGGCCGTCTTCGCGTCCGGCTCGATGTGGATCCAGTCGTCATCGATCTTCGTGATCGTGCCGGCCTGTCGTGCGGTCGGGACGATCAGCTTGACCATCTCCCGTTCGACCGACGTCCCTGGCTTCCACGATGCAACCTGGACGAGCGGCGCCTCACGATGCGTCAACGGCAGTGCTTGGCCCTGGTGCTTGCTCGCCATGAGCACGCGGTTCGCCTGGATGCCGTAGAGCAGCGGCAGGAGGTTCGACGTGGGCCCATACTGGTCTGCGACATGCTCCAGTTGGTGGGTCACGCGATCCGACGACACGCGCGATACGACGCCATGCGCCATCGCATCGACGATCTTCCCCGGTCCCAGGTGTTCACCAGGGAACGCGATGATCGACTTCGCCATGTCACCGGCCTTGAGGTACGTCGACTTCTTCGCAGCGACGTCGTAGACCGGCGCGTAGAGGTTGCCCTTGTCGTCGCGCCGCGCACCGATCGTGGCACGAAGGTCGACGCCGACCTTGAACGAGTTGCCCGACCAAATCGGGACGCTGCCGTTCCGCCGCACGTACAACAGTCCCCCGGGGACTTCAGCGCAGTACACGTTGCCGCGATAGTGCTCGGTGTAGTAGCCCCGCTGCTCCTCACGTGTCCGCGATTGTCGAAAACGTTGTTTCAACGGACGTACTTCGTACGTGTCCAGATACCGCTCTTCACGCTTGTCGACGTAGCGCGCGGTGCGTGTTGGGCGTCCCAGGGAAATCGCGAGGCGGTCAAAATCGACGGCCAAGCGTGCGCTGGTAGTACAGAGTACATTTCGGTCGTGTGTTGCACCTGGCAACGGAACCTTACACCTTCGACCGTCTCCCAACAGGAGAGCTTCGAATAGATTCTCTCGTACTTCGTACGACGCCTGAAAAAAGTATTCCGGGATGTATTTATCCCCCGCGTGCCCGAACTGCTGCACATATGCCGCTAGCTGCTTAACGCCGATGACATACGTGTCACCCCCGCGTTGTGACCATGCAAACGGCATACGCCGGAGCAGTGCTTCGATAATCTCGCAGTTTTGTGGATTCTTTTTCACGTCCTGTGAGATCAGGACGTGATACGTGAATGTTTTTTCGGTGAAGTTGAAACACCCTTCGGACAGATACCATCCCATAAAGGACGCCCAGTCCGTCATGGCAATCGGGCCAACATTCTTTACCGCGTTGCCGCCGGCGGCCCGGGGGAGCTGAAACGTATCAACACTCTCCCCAACGTACGGCAGGTGTCCCGTGTCGAATGTACGCGGTTTGCCGTGTACCTCGTCCGCTCGGTTGATGCGCCAGTGTTGGAGTCCGCGCGTTTCGAGCGGCTTACACAAGACGCGGTGGTTGGGCGTTACCAGGTAATTGATTTTGCCCGTCTCTAGGCCATACATGAGGCCCTCATACGGCTGTGCCGTGAGGTTGGTCGCGCGGTGGAATTCGAGACGTTCATCGACACGACATGCGAGCCAGTCGTTCGCAGTGACATCCGGCCACCGCTTCCACCCGCGTGACGTGAAGACCTCGGTCATGGCGTCGTAGCACTCTGGGGTCCTTGCAGGGTCAAGGATTCCGAAGTGCGTCGGATGGACGTCGCGAGCCTCGAGCGGGATGGCGCGCTCGGACGCGATCGCACCCTCGCCGAGCATCGTGACGCGTGACGCTTCGTCGAGCAACTCCATCGGGTTGATCTGCATCGGGACTGCCGAGAGCGATGACCCCACCAGGAGCCCGTGCATCGATCGCGTGAACGGGCCTGCCGGCAACGCCTTCTTCAGGTCCCCGTGGCTCGCGTCGAGCTTCCAGCCAAGCTTCGCACGCATCGCCCGAGCCTCGAGCTGCACGCGTTCCTTGATGAAGTCGTCCGCCGAGTGGAACGTCTTGAACGCCAGCGAGTCCCGATCGTCAACGTCGGCGGCTGCCTTGTGTACGTCGAGCAGCTTCTTGGACGCCGCCAGGATTGCAGACGCCGACGCCTTGTCGTACGGGTAGCCGAGCGTGTGGGTCGTGACCTCGGGGTCCATCGAGGTCTGGTCGAAGTACTCGCGCAGCACGCGGGATTTCTCTTCCGTCGTGGTCGCGGTCTGCTTGGCCGGATGCACGAGCGTCTCGTAGAGCTTGCTGACGTGCTTGTCCGGGTTCTTCCAAGCGTCGCGATTCATGCCCGCGATCTCAGGGCCCCAGCTCGCCGCGATGTCCTGGTGAGGCATCCCAAGCGCGCGGAGGATTGGATGCAGCGGGATCTTCGTGGTCGTGTGCGATGGCTGCATGTAGAGGAGACCCTTCTCGGGCTCCATCGACACGCGGAAGTTCGCGCCCTTCGACAGGTTGAACGTCGCCTCCAGCTCGTCGTTGCCACGGCGACGTACGTACGCGCCTGGCTTCGTCCTCAGCTGGTTCGAGACGGAGTACTCCGTGCCATCGAGGATGAAGGTGTGCCGTGGCGTGAAGTACGGCAGTTGCAGCAGCGTGAAGTCCTTGGCGTGGTTGACTACGCCGCCCGCCGCGTCCTTGACGGTGACGTCACCGCGCACACGTTCCGACAAGGTCTTGCCTTCGAGCACGGCACGCTTCTGGTCCCGGGACGAGTAGTCCTGCGGGTCGACGCGCACGTTCGATACCTCGACCGTGTGCTTGCCGGCCTTGAGCGGGAACGACTGCTCGAGGCCTTCGACGACCTTCTTGCGGATCATCTCGCGCCGCGTTGCCGCGTCCTCGAGTATCGGTCGTAGATTTGGCAGCATTTTGGTACAAGGCTCCGTTAGGGCAGCCGTCGCGGTCGTTCAGCAGGTTCGGCGTCGCCTGCGTCTTGGTTGTTCACGGGAGCTGGACGTGCACGGGGCGTCAGGTAGACCAAGGCCACCAGGAAGTCGCCCTCTTTCGAGAAGGTCCGGTCCTCGTAGCGCATGATGGCTTCGCCACGCAGCACCTGGTTCATGACGTCTTCGTAGCTGTCGCGATCCGCGGGCAGCGCGAAGACCTCGGAGTGGGCTTCGTAGTCCAGCTCGGGGCCGCCGCGGTTGCCGCGCTGTTCGAACGCAACACGCCCCGGTCCGTTCTGCGCACCGAACAAGCTGCCCAGGTCGTTGCTGACCTTCTGGGCCTTTTCGATGACGTCGGCGAAGTCTTCTGAGTCTTGCGGCATGGGTTATCTTACATACCTGGCGCTGCGGGTGGTGCGCCACCGCCGGAAGGATCGCCGCCTTGACGGGCTGCCGCGATCGCCTGTTGGTTCTGCTGAGTGGTCTGGTCATGCATGCGTTCCTTGACGACCGCGTACATCACCATGTCCTCGGTCTGCAGCGCGTGCATCTGCGATTGCCGGCTCCCGGGGTCCAGGCCCATCAGCTGCTGGATCACCTGATCTGCCTGCGCGATCACCGCCTGCTGGTCGTAGGAGAGACCCTGCTGACCCATCTGCGCTTGGGCTCGTGCCTGTGAGCCCAGATTGTTCTGACGCTTCTGCATCTCGACCTGCAGCTCCTGTGCAGTTCGCGCGTCGTCGATTGCTTCCTGCATGCGCCACTTGCGCTCGTCGGACGGGTCGATGTCGAACGCCTCGCCCATGGTCCGCTTGGAGATCCACGGGCCCGTCGAAGGGTCGGCGCCGTTGAGCTGCAGGAGCAGCGCCTTCTGCTGAACGTCATCGATGAAGCGGAAGGGTGCGAGCGAACACGTCACCGTGCCACGCCCCAGCTGCTTGGCCGACTTGTCTGTGACCCACTGCAGGAGGTCGTTGAGGTCACCCGTTTGGTGAACGAGCTGGTTCTCGAGCACGCGAAGCTGGATGCCCGAGCCCATCGCAGAGAAGCCGCCGTAGATGAACTCCTTGGGCAGGCCCATTGCAGCGATGATGTTGTCTTCGGCAGCCTGGACCTCGCCGAGCGTCATGAGCGCACGGGCTTGGCCACCAAGGTGCGTGACCTCCGCGGGGATCGGTGACCACATGATGTGGAGGGGATCTCGCCGCCACTTCTTGACGCTGGTCTTCATCTCGTCGGACCACTTGGCCAACGAGATGGTGGTCATCGGATCGGCGTTCGCCGACGACTGCTTCGGCGAGATGATGCGCAGCGGGACGATGTAGTCGAGCGCGATCGCTTCGTTCGCCTTGCGCAGCACCGCCGCGTAGAAGAACAGCTTGATCGTCGATGCGAGCGGCGGGAAGCCCCATTGAGCCTCGATGCCCGCGGGCGCGTCCATGCGCATGTGGAAGACTTGACCTTCCGCGAACTTGAAGATCTTGTCCGAGCGAATCGTCTTCAAAAACTCCATCGGCATCGTGTCGATGAGGTGCTTGTTCCCCTTGGCGCAGCGTTCCTTAATCTCCTTGGGGATCGTGTAGTAGTACTCGCTGTGCCCGGTGATGGGGTTGTAGTCGATGTCCATCAACTTCGGGTCCCAACGGATCACCGAGATGCGGTCCTTGCGTGTGATCTTGCGGTCGATGACGTCCTTCTCACCGATGTCCACCTTCACGTTGCAGCCTTTGCATGCGTAGTTGAAGGCGAGCTTCTTCAGGTTGAACTTGTAGGTGACCTGGTGGATGTTCGTCAGCGACTGGCAGCGCGGACACTTCAGGAAGCGCACGAACGGCGCGTACATCGAGAAGAACGCGTTGCCGTAAACGAACTTGTCGACGGCCGCGCGGATCAAGACGCGCTTCGTCTTCAGCGTCTTGTCGTGGAGGTCCTCGTAGTAGTTCTTGAGCGCCTCGTTCTGCGTCTCGTAGATGATGTCGGTGACGGGGTACGTGCAGAACTTCTGGAGCGCGGCGTAGATCTGCGCGCTGTTGAAGTAGAGGTACTCGCACAGTCGGAAGAGGTCCTTGAGCTTCCGTGGCGCGAACGCCGTGAGGAAATCGAAGAGCGGACTTCCGTGCGACGACGTGTTTTGCGTCGACAGGTCGGAGATACCCGGGTCGAACATTCCATCAGTGGCCATGGTTTACCCCGCAATCATCACATGATAGAAAGGCGGACGCCCTATGGGTCGACCCCGAATGGAGATCCGCGTCGGACGCGCGGGCAACGGCACGCCCGTGTTTCTGGTTCACGGACAGAATGCTACGTACAGTCGCGTGTTTGGCGCTACATGGGACGCTTCGCGGGCCTTGTGGATGTACCCCGCGTTCTTCCCTGCATCCAGCAAGGTCATCGCGGACCTTCAAGCAGTGGCTTCCGACGTTGACGTGGTGATCTCGGACGTGGCCCAACGCCACATCGAGGCGCTCGAGGATGTGCGCCGACGCTTGGAAGCGCTGACCTTGCCCACGGGATTTGAATACGTCACGGCGCCATACCAGCATCAGGTTGAAGGACTCTGCCACGTGTTCTACAACATGCGGGCGGCGTTGTTCTACGATCCTGGTCTCGGCAAGTCGAAGATCGCGATCGATCTCCTGCGTTTGTTGCGCCACACCGGCAACCGCGCCACGGCCCTGGTGCTCGGGCCGCGCGTCACCGTGCGGAACTGGGGTCGGCAGATCGACCTTCACTCGGGCCGCCAGCTCACGTGGGCCGCGCTGGTCGGAACGCCCAAGCAGAAGCGCGAGATCATCGAACGCGCTGCCGCCGAGGGCACCGACATGGTTCTTTCGACGTACGACACTGCGAGAAGTTTAGTGGATTTCCTCGTAGAACGGCTGCCTTACGGCGTTCTGGTCTGCGATGAAAGCCATGGCGTGAAGACCTGGCAGTCCGAGCGCACCAAGACGACGCATGAGATCGCACAGAAGGCGATGCGCCGCATCCTCATGACGGGGTCCCCCACCGAGGGGAATCCTCTCGACCTGTACGGCCCCTACAAAATCCTGGGCGACTGCTTCATGCCCGAGACGTACTGGAAGTACAAAAAAACGTTCGTTGTCACGCGAGGCGCCAACTCTCCTATCGTGGTTGGTTACAAGAATCTCGACGTCATCAATGCACGTACGACCTTCTTGTCGATCCGTCGTACCAAAGAGCAGTGCTTGGACCTGCCAACACGCTCCTTTGTGGACGTAGAGTATACCCTTACACGCGCTCAGACCGTTGCGTACGACAAGATCGTCATCGACATGGGCATCGACCCCGAGGTGCTGGGTAAGCTAGGGATCCAGATTCGGTCCGGGGAGATTGGTGCGAAGCCCATTCTCCCGCACCAACTTTCTGCCATCGAGATGCCGCACCGAGCGGCGGCCTTGATGAAGCTTTTGCAGATCACGTCAGGCTTCCTCATCAAGAGCGAGAAGGATCCCTTCTACTGCGACTCGGCCCGGGGAGGCTTGCCGTGTGAACACCGTGACGCCTGTGTCGCGCGGCAGATTCAACCACGCACCCCACGGTGCCTGGTTGACGCGACGCCATGGCCCTCCACGACCATCACGTTTGACGAGCACCCCAAGCTCGAATCGATCATGGAGCTGCTCGACGGGATTCTTGAAACGCCGCACCACAAGGTGATCATCTGGTGCGCGTTTCACATTGAGATGGACCTGATCGAGGAGCGGTTGAACGCCGAAGAGATTGGGTACGTACGGGTCGATGGCGGTTCACGAGACCCGATGGCCTCCGTCGACGCGTTCAACGACGCCCCTGCCGTCCGCGTCTACATCGGCCAAGTCACCACAGGCCTCGGCATCACGTTGAATTCGGCGACGTACATGATCTACAGCTCGTTGCCGTATTCGCTGAATTCGTACTCGCAATGCTTGGACCGAAACTATCGGATTGGACAGAACGACAAGGTTACCGTGTACAGGATGATCGGGCAGGGAACGCTTGAGCTGGCGGTAGCCCATTTGCTCGATCACAAAATCGATGTCGATTCGATGCTCACGAACAAGATTGAATGCGCGCTATGTCCGAAAAACATCATATGTCTTGCGAAGGGGATTGAACCCTTTCAGCTAGGGTGCATCCACCCCAAGAAGGTGGACCGCCCCGTCATCAAGGCGTATGCCTTGCCCATGCTACCTGAGAGGGCCAAATGAAGATTGTAGTCACGTACGAGGCGTCCGACATCACGCGCCTGATCAAACAGGACTTGGCCCAACAAGGCATTTCAGCCTCGGAGGACGACATCAAGTTCTCCAAGAACAAGGCGGTCGTGTCGGTCGAGGTGACGCGCGATGATGTGCCGTCGTCATCGCCGGTGATCACCTCGAGCGGTGTAACCACCCTCGACGAGTACGCGCGACAAGAGTCGGCGGCGGCACCGCCCGCACTCGCTGTTGTTGATGGAGGCCAGGCGCCTGTCGACATGGATGCAATCCTGCGGGCCTCCGCCAAAGCAGCCGCGACCAACCCAGGCAAGTTTCCGACACCCGAACGTCAACTCATGGAAGGGGAGTCCCTTGACTTCCCAGGAGGAAAGCGATGACCACAGGAATGGAAGAGGTCGAAGCGTTTCTCGACCCCGCGATCGAAGTGCCCGCTGACGTCGAACCCGAGCTGGTCGACATCTTGCCTCGCGGCTATCTGTCGCCGTCACAGGTCGGCATGTTCCTCAAGTGTCCCAAGTCGTGGCAGCTCGCTTATCTCGAGCACAAGCCGCGACGCACCGTCGCGCGCATGTTCCAGGGGATTCAGGTGCACAACGCGGTCGAGAAGGTGCTCAAGGGGCGGCTCGAGACCGGCACCCTGCCCACGCGGGAGATGGCGATGGACGCCTACTCGGACTCGTTCAACGAGACGAAGAAGCTGATCGAGGACTGGGAGGGTGAGGACGAGGGCTCGGTCAAGGACACCGGCGTGAAGTGCACGAACGCCTACTATGACGAGGCGGCGGTCGATGCGACGCCGATCGAGGTCGAGAAGACCTTCCACGCCGTGTTCCGTTCCGCGGATGGCAAGGTCAAGCTTCCGGTGCTCGGCCGTATCGACAGCATCCAGGTGCAGTCGCACACCGAGCAGGAGTACCAGGACATCCGCGAGGCACTCGGGTCCAAGCAGCCCGTCAAGCCCAAGCGTGTACATGACCTCAAGGTCGTCACGGACAAGTGGTCCGAGAGCGACCTCGCCAACGACCTGCAGTTCGCAGTCTACGCCGGCGTCGAGCATGTTCCCGATGTTCAGGTCGACATGGTCGTCAAGGGACGGGCGAAGGTGCCACGTCCTCGCTACGAGAAGCTCACCGGCGTCATCTCGGACAAGATGGTCAAGCACGCCGAAGCGGTCGTCATGGGCGTTGCACACGGGATCGCCTACGGCGTGTCCACGGGGCACTTCCAGATGACCGATCCCTCGAACTGGTGGTGCGACAAGAAGTGGTGCTCCATGTGGCGCCATTGTCGCGGCAAATAGTAGACGCGCGATTCGCGTGCGTGCTACGTCATGTTTATGACGCAAGCACACACGAATCAGAACAAGCCGCTCGGCGTTCAGGCTGCGGCCGCCGCCACCACCTCCAACGCTGCGAAGCCGGACGACAAGAAGGCCGCGGACGCCAAGGCCGCGGACGCCAAGGCCGCGGACGCCAAGGCCGCGGACGCCAAGGCCGCGGACGCCAAGCCGGACGCCAAGCCGGACGCCAAGCCGGATGGCGAGAAGGACGACGACGCTGACGACAAGAAGTCGCGCGTCTCACGCAAGGTCTACGTGGTCGTCGGCCAAGTCCACGAGTTCGACTCGGTCAACAAGGCCGAGAAGTTCCTGAACGCCGACGGAGCCCCGGCCGAGTACTCGGTGCTTCGCGGCAACCGAATCGGTACCAGCAAGAAGGTCTCCCTGCGCTAGAGTAGCGACATGGAGAAACTTGGCGTTGATGTTGACCCTGAAGCTGTGAAGACAGCCGCATTGAAAGAGGACCCTAGGTGTCCGTTGTGCAGTAGCGCGTTGGTGCCATCAACCAACGTACCGATGTGTCCACGGTGTGGTACCAAACCTTGGGAAACGAATCCGTGTGAGGAAAGCTAGGCCTAGTCGCACGCCTGAATACAGAGCCCGATACGGGCGTGATTCACGTTTGAGAAATGCAACGGCACAGGCACGATACCGTGCGGCAGGGCTATGTGCCCAGTGCGGACGCCGAGAACATCTAAGCACGTCTGTGGTTTGCCAAGAGTGTTTGGAACGTACCCGTAGGAACGGGAAGGCGTATCGTGAACGTTTACGTGCAGAAGTTCTTAACGTGTATGGAGGTCCTGTTTGTGTGTGCTGTTTAGAAACTCAACTTGAGTTTTTAACACTCGATCACATCGGCGGCGGAGGGAGTGCTCACCGAAAGGAAGTTGGTACTGGAGACAAAATGTATCGTTGGCTTCGTGACCAGGGGTTTCCTCCGGGATTTCAAGTGTTGTGTTTCAACTGTAACTACGCAACATTCCGCTATGGGTGCTGTCCTCACAGAAACAAACGAACTCACAAGGAAAAAACGTGAGTCGTCGTCGTGGAGGTCGGAGCGGAGTTAGCGTCCGCGTCGCCAACGACGTGGCTGGACGCCTGCGCGACATCCGCGCCGTCTGGTTCGCTGTGCAGAACGACCCCAACAAGACCGTGGCGGACGTCGCCGCGGAGTTCTACTACGCCGTGGGCGAGATCTTGGAGGGGCGGACCCTCCGCTCGCTATCGCTGCGCAACATCGATCGCGCGCGCGTCATCGCGCACGCTGAGGAGTAACTCCATGCGCATTGTAACGTCGGCACGCATGCGTGCCGTCGGATTCCTATTGCTCGAAGTGGCCGCGGTGGCCTTGTTGGTCGTTGACCGATTCGGGAAAGACCCCGCACTGCGAGCGTCCGTCTTGGGGCTGATCAAGAAGGCCCGTGCCTTGTGAGCAAGCTGACGCTCGAAGGGTTGGCGGCGTTCGACACCGACGAGGTGTTCGACCTGCCACTGCCCATCGACCTCGAGATGCGGCTCAGCGAGCGTCCGACGCCGTCGGTCTTCAAGAACCTCGCTAAGCTGAAGAAGCTCGGCATCTGTACGCCCGAAGCAATCATGTCACTGGTGGGTCAAGCCCCCATCGACCCCATCAACCTGATGGCCACGCTCATGCAGATGGCTCCTGACAGTTGGAGATTCTCTCCAATCGATTTCTCGATGATGCGCGTGCTTGCACGTACCTCTAAGAAGACGGTTTCAGCCGCCCTCCATGTCGACCTCATGGGCGCGTCGATTTCTGGGCTCGCATTGAACCAGGCGGGTCGGCTGACGATCTTCAAAACGCTCGAGGTCAAGCCAGGACCTGACACCCTCAACAACATCCAAGCACTGTGCGACGAGACTGTCGCTGCCGCAGTACGTGAGACCAAACCATAGGAGTTCCCGTGATTCCAAAAAGGATCGACCACATGTTCAACTTCACGTTCGAGAAGACCACTGCCGAGATCGTCACCGCCTCCACCAAGAAGGCGATGGAGACCCGCAACAAGATCGAAGAGCGCGGCCTGCGTATCAAGAAGATGCGTGACGAGCACAAGGTCACGGATGCCGTCCTGCTCGACATCCAGAACCAGATGCGGGCGCAGCAGAAGCGTGGCGTCGAGTCCCAGTCCTACACGTCGAACGCTCGCTCGAGCGGTGGCGGTTCGCAGGAAGAGGTGACCGTTGGTGCCGGCGTCATCAACTTTCTGCTGACCGAGCAGGACTACATCGATGCAGAGAAGGCGGAGGTCGAGAAGCTCGACGCCATCAACCGCAACCTGAAGGACATCACGGCGTACGCACCGGACGGCACGGCGTACATCAAGAAGTTCACCATCGGCTACGACGAGCTGAAGTACCTGGGCTTCTAGAGGTACGCGTCTTCAGTCGACAGGCCGACACGCTGCTTCAGCTCGTTGTGCAGGAGCTGCATCCCGCTGAGCTTGATCTGACGGACGCGCTCGGGGCACATGCCCATGATGGAAGCGATCTGGACCAGGTTCCGCGGGTCGTCTTTGACACCATAGAAGAGGTTGAGCACTGTCTGCTCTCGTGAGGGCAGGCGGCTGATGCCCTCACGCACGAGCGCACGCAAGCGGTCCGACCCATAGGTGGAGGTCGGCTCCGTGTCGGAGATGTCCGGCGTGTAGCGCGCCGCTTCGATCGGCATGACGATGCTCTCGGACAATCCCGGGTTCATCGCCTGCACGTCCGCGTTGTCCGGTCCGTGCTCTTGCACTGCCGCGCGATACTCGCGTGCGTTCCGGCGCTGCGCCTTCTGGCGGTGGGCGGGGACGTGCACGAGCGTCGCCGTTGTGTAGTCCTGGTTCGACATCTCTTCGTAGACCCACCAACCGGCGTACGTCAGGAAGCGGATGTACGGCTTGCGAGCCCAGTCGAACTTGTCGGTGGCCTTGAGAAGCCCGAGGTTCCCGGCGGCGATGAAGTCCTTGACCGCCTCGGGATCCTTGCTGCGTTTGTGAGCCAGCTTGACGACGAACCGGAGATGCGTCTGCACGATGGCGTTGCGCGCCTTGACGTCCTTGCGCTGTTGCCAGCGTTGCAACAGGCGGCGCTCTTCCGCGGGATCGTCCACCAACGGCATCCGCGCAACTTCCGCGTAGTACGTCGAAGCGGTCCGAGCCTGAGGAATCACCATATTGAAGAACAACCTACCAAGCGCGCCACGTGTGATCAAATAGTTCCACGATCGGACGCTACCCGTTGGGTGTCGATCCCGACACGTACACCAGAAACGCTTGGGTGGGGTTCGCCTATACACCCCAGCCCTAGCGCGACGAATTTCGGTTCGCGATGCTTGCCAAACAAACATCGAAATCACTAGAGTGACTTCCCCTTTCTCGCATTCCAAAAGGACATGACATGACCGAACCCACCAACGGAACCTCTGATAACTCCACCCAGATCATCCCGGCCAAGGCCTTGGTCACCAAGCCCTCGATGGGGGCACTCGCCGCTGCGCAGGATCCCGCCGAGCTGGAAGCGATGGTCATCAAGCGCCGCGATGCACTGAGCGCGCTGGCTGATGACACGACGCTGCCCGACGTGGCGCGTCAAGCGGTCCGCATCCTGGCCGCGCTCGCGTCGCCGAACAAGCCGGGCATGGAAGAGATGATCTCGGCCTGGAAGGTGCCGCGCATCAGCATCGTGCAGCCGACCTCGCAGTCGGAGGCCAAGCCGGAAGCCGCCAAGAACGGCGACCTCTACACCTCGGCGGGCCAGCTGCTCGAGCGCCCGTGCCCGGTCATCCCGCTCTACTTCTTCGAGGAGAACATCAACTTCCCGCAGAACGGGAAGAACCCCGCGTGCCAGGCGCCCGATGCGAAGCTCGGCTCCCCGTTCGGCGAGTGCCTGAAGTGCCCGCACCTGCCGTTCGGCAAGCAGAACAGCGGTCGCGGTGATCAGCAGCGGACGGACTGCCAGAACAACATCGTGGCCATCGTGATGTCGGCCGATCTCGCGAACCCCGCGGTCTACATGGCGCAGTTCGGCAAGACGTCGCGCAAGGCGGGCTCGGCGCTGATCTCGCTCGCGGGCCAGCAGACGGCTGTCTGGCGGCAGAGCTACATGCTCAACACCGAGAAGAAGACCGGCGATCTCGGCCTCTACTACGTCTACAAGGTCGAGCCCACCGGCAAGGACAACCCGGAGCACGTCATGCGTCTCGCCGAGGCGCTCTACGGGATGTACGTCGCGGGTCGCAAGCTGTTCCTCGCGGACTGGTACGCGCGTCCGCAGCGGGCGCCGCAGGCTGCGGTCGAGGCCGAGGGCCAGTTCGCCGCGGGTGCGCTCGAGGCAGGCCTGGCTGACAACGCCGGCGTCGAGCCGGATCTGAGCCCGGTGGTCGAGACGGCCAAGCCGACGAAGGGATCGTCGGCGCGTTCGTCGAACAAGCCCATGTAGGGCAGCGAGACCAAGGAAACGAAGAGCCTCTGGATAGTTGATGCGGGTCGCACCCGTACGGAACAAGGCAATTGGTCGCCGCCAGGAACATTCGTGACGGTTGGAGAGACAACTGACAGCCGGAAAGACGGCACTTCTTTTTTTCAACTGAACAGGGGTGGATGTGGCCGCTTACGAGATCTCTGCACTCGCGCGCAAGTACGCCCCCTGGTCCTTCTCCAAGATGGAGACGTCCGAGTCCTGCCCCGCGCAGTTCGGACACAAGCACATTGCCAAGACCGCCGCGAGTGCCGCGCCCTCCGACACCAAGGTCGGGATCGTCGCTCACGCTGTGCTCGAGCACCGCGTCCTGGGCAAACCGGCAGAGGAAGCACGGAAGGTCGCCGTCGACAAGACGCCGCTGACCTCGTCCGAAGTTGAGTCACTGCACATGCTCAACGAGTGCATGGATGAGTTCCTCGCGCGCTTCGATCGTTTCTGCAAAACGCAGGGCGTGACGAAGGTGTTCGTCGAGGCCGACTGGGGCATCACGGACACGTACGAGCCCGCAGGCTTCTTTGCCGAGAATGTGTTCTTCCGCGGCAAGCTCGACCTAGGGGCGCTCACCCGCGACAACGACCTCTACTTGATCGATCACAAGTCTGGCGTCGCCAAGCCCCTCGAACGTGACCAGAAGAAGCGACAACAGCTTCAGGCCTATGGCGTGCTCGCGCTCCCCAACATGCCGGATATCGCCGGCGTGCGTGGGGGCATCAACTTCCTACAAGGTCCGGCAGATCTCCGGCTCCAGTGGACGCCGTTCATCCCTGCAGACCGTTTGCGGTTGCAGTACGCGCCCTGGTTGTACGGTCGCATCAACGCTGCGGCGGACAACCTGACCGAGCCGTTCGAGGCGCGTCCCGCAGGAGGGCGTCGTCGCGACAAGAAGGTCGGCTGGCCGTGCGGTTGGTGTCAGTACTCGGACGTGTGTCCTGCCTACAAGGAGAAGTTCGGTGGCGCGTAAAGCGAAGGGTGATTCGAAGGTCGCGTTCACGCGGCTCAACCGGGTCTGGACCGACGTCCAGAACAGCGACTGGCTCAGTTGGCTTGCGGAGGCACAGCCCGAAGCGGCTTTTCATTCGTCGGGGCCACACATCAAAGGCCGTTGCCCGTTCCATTCTGATGGGACGGCATCGTTCATCGTTACACCCTTCAAAGGGCTCGCGCGGTGTTTCGGCTGCCACAAGCACTTCGTCAACCCGATCCACCTCATCGCTGCGGTCAACAACACGTCCGTCTCCGACGCACTCGTCTTCGCCAAGAAGCGTTGGGGCCTCTCCGCGTCGATTCCCAAGGAGCTGTTCGAGAAGGTTCAGAGCCACGAGGTCTACCAGAAGAACAAGACCGCGCTGATGACGTTCTTCAGCACCTTGTTGTTCAAGGCGCTCGGCTCGTATGCCGCAGGCACGCTCGAGACCGATCACCTGAACTGGACCAAGCCCACGCTCGACTACCTACTCGCACGGCGTCTGGGCGAGAGCGCGCCCAACGAACTGGTTGCAGAGAAGGACCAGTCGGATGGAACGTTCGATCAGTTCGGCGTCTGGGTGACGCTTTGCTCACGCGAACTGATCGGTATCTTCCCGCGCATCGTGGACGTCGAGAACCACTTCGGCGTGACGTCGGAGGAGTACAAGTTCTTCCGCAGCTACTTCGGCAAGTACACCGAGGGTCAGACGTATATCGGGCACCTTGTCTTCCCGTACGATGACACCCCGACGTCAATCTGTCGGTTCAAGCTACGCGAGCCTGCCAAGCCTTGTGTCAGTCAAGCCTGGGTCGAGGACTCCTACGAAGCCGAGATGGACGGGTTCCACGGGTTCTACGGCCTGCGCTACTACCGCACGTACCTCAGCTCCGAAGACCACGGCATGGACGGTCCCGACAAAGGCTTCGTCGGGCACCTCTCCGAGGGAGAGTTCGACGCGCTCTGTTCGATCGCACAACAGATCCGGCGTCAGTCGGATGACTTCATCGCACTCGGTCTCAGCGGCAGCGGTGCCCAAGGCGTCGATCGCCTTCTGATGATGGGCATCAGCCGTGCGTGGATCGTCCCTGACCGTGACGGCGGCGGCGACAAGCTGGTCGCACGTCTCCTGGATCAGACGAAGACGAAGGCCCTCGCCTTCCGCGTTTTCACCTGGCCCGAGGAGTACGTCGATTGGCGTGACCCGACGCGTCCTGACGTCTGGATCAAAGACCCCGACGACGCCATCCGAGAAATCGGGTATCCGCGGTGGGTTCGGTACATCACCAACGAGAAGATGTACGAGTCCACCGATGTGTGGTGCTACGACCAATTCTCTGCGGAGATTGCCAAGAGCGGAACGACTGACGTTTCAACCATCAGCCAAGCGGCCAAGCGCTGGGGCCTCTATCTCAAAGACGAACATGTCTGCAATGCGTTCTGTGTTGCGGTAGCAAAAGACCACAACCTAGACGCGGTCATTCTTCGACACGACATCCTGGTCAAGAACGACAACGAGGAAGAGTTCATCAAACGCCTGCATACAGCATTGCTGGACCGCTACCATCCGGTAGGCATCCAGAACGGCGAAGGACGTAAGCGTATCTTGTCACTCTGGAACAAGGCGAGCCGGACAACCGACACCGTCGTCTTGAACGACGAGCGCAGCGCGGAGACGCTTGTCTCGCGTCAGTACGGCCCGATCTACGACTTCATCAAGGACACTGTGGGAGATCCGCCGTTCATCGTGGGCGACGACCCCGAGGCGTCCCAGTTCAACATCTCGATGAAGTCCAAGAAGTACCGTGAGTACTTGAACTTCGCGTTTCTCATGATGGCAAAGGGGTTACCTTCGATGGACCACGCACCGATCAAGAGCCAGGGCATTCACATGATCGAGTCTACGGAGACGCGCATGCGCTCGTACCTCGTGAACGGACGTGACGTGTACTGCCTCACGCACGACGGTGCGAACTTCACCGCGACACCCCTCGACGGACCGCGTCACGAAGGCGTGATCTTCGACAACTCGGGAGCCGCCTGGATCGAGACCGTCGTAGACGCGAAGGACCTGACCACGCCGGTTGACCTGGTCGACCTGTTCGTGCGGGTCAAGGACATGATCGAGACGGGGTGGGCCTTCCGCTATCAGCAACTCGACTGCACGTTCCTGGCGGCCTACGTGATGTGCTTGGCCATGATGAACGTCTTCACACGTCAGACCGCGGTCATCCTCAACGCCGAACACGAGTCCGGCAAGAGCAAGTTCACCGCGGGCTTCGTAGGCGGCGGAAGCTCGTCACGCATCAACATCGTGGCGCACGCGATCACGATGCAGGGCTACACGGCCGCGTCTATCCGCCAGCAACGCAACAACTCGAGCCTCACCCTGTGTCTCGAGGAGTTCGAGGACTACGGCGGCAACGACGCGAAGTCCATCGCGGTGCGCAAGGTGCTCGAGTTGTGTCGTGACTTGATCTCGGAGACCGCCGTCAACTGGTCCATCGGGACCACGACCGGCGAGAGCCGGACCTACCACCTACGCTTCCCGTTGGTGGCCTGTGCGATTCGACCGCTGCGTGACGCCGCGTCGCTGTCGCGCTTCGTGCAGTTCGAGCTGGTCAAGGACGCAAGCCACAAGGACCCCGTCCTGGCGCTCGCAGGCAAGTTCGGCGACCACCTGATCAGCAAGACCCGTCACGACATGGTGGTGGGCTTGCTTCCGTACATGCTGCGGCTGCGCCAACACCAGGCAGCGATCGAGCAAGAGTACGTGACAGGCAACAAGCTGCCCGCCCATGCGTCTTCGCGCTTCCGTGAAGCCATGTTCCCTGAGATGGCCATGCTCAAGCTGCTCGATGAACTGGCCAAGGAGCGCGGCGGTTCCAACCCCATCCCGAACTACCAGACGTTCGCGTACGACTTCGCGGAGTCCCGGCGGGAACAACTCGCGCGGCTCAAGACGACGTCGGAGAACGAGCAGATCTTCGAGACCATCCTGGGCTCGGCGATCCAAACGGCAACCGTCGGAACGCAGGACCAGATGTCCGGCATGACGACCATCCGCGTCATGCTTGGCGACTTGAACAAGCTGGACGACATCAACAAGACGAAGAAGGGCGTCTACCTCGACGTCAAGCAGGAGTGGTTGGTCGTGAACTGGGTCGAGGCCTCGCAGGGGCTTTTGGCGCAGACGCGGTACCGCACCGAGACGCCGACGTTCCTCAAGCAGGTGTCGGAGCGTTCGCCGCATCACATCGGCAACGATGAAGTGAAGCGTGCGCGGGTGCTCGAGCGCCTCGTCGACGTGATGGGCCCCTGTCAACCCATCGACCTGATCTCCGTGTTCTCGATCAAGCACTTGCTGGACGCGACACGGGCCCGTTATGCCGAAGGAAACGCTAAGGCACCAGCCCCTGGCGATCCCGAGATCAAGGTGGACGAAGACAAGCCGCAGATCATCGGGAGCGGAACGGACGACGACGACATCATCGTGTAGGATATGTTTATGTCGCCAACATCGGAGGACTTGTAGTGGCTGCCAAGAAAGACAAGCCTCCGGCGATCTCCGTGGACGATCCGTCCCTGAGCCTGGAGGGTGAATCGAAACAGAAACCGTTCCCCTGCCGGGGCTGCGACCTGTTCGACAAGGCGTGTGTGAAGGGTCAGGGTTGGCGTGGCAGCGTGGACATCATGTTCGTGTCCGAGTCCCCGTCGTCCTGGTCCACCAACAACCAGCAGGTGTTCTACGGGCGCGGTGGACGCATCATCCGTACTCTCTGGAAGGAGTTGAAGGAGCTGGACAAGCGCACGGGCGGAAACCTGCGCATGGAGTTCCTGACCAAATGGGACACGTACGCCGTCAAGTGTCAGGTCGAAGACGGGCGTGACCAGAGCGCGACTGCGAGTGCCGCGACCATCAAACGCTGCTCGGACTATCTCCGCCGTGAGTTGAAGGACCACAAGCCGAAGATCGTCGTGGCGTTCGGAGCGACCGCTCTCAAGGCTCTCGGGTATCGCGACAACGCGTTCATGGAATCGCGCGGGCGGCTTCTCAACATCGAAATCGACGGCGTTGCGTACAAGGTCCTTCCAACCTTTTCGACTAAGCACCTGGTCTCCAAGACGGGCCTTTACAACCTGTTCTACGCGGACGTTGTACGCGCCATCCGCATCGCGGGTGGTGTTGATGAAGCGGGGACCAACGCTACGATCGAGGAGATCACCAAGGACTATCGGATTCCGCAAACGGTTGCGGAGGTCAAAGAGGTCTGTGACACGATTATTGACCATGTAGTCACAGGTGCCAAGACCGCCGCGCAGTGTGCCATCGCGGTGGATACTGAGACCAACACCGTCAACCCGCATCGCAAGGATGCGAAGGTTCTGTGTGTCTCGTTCGCATGGGACACTGGGTGCGCGACTGCAATCCCATTGTTCCATCGGGAATCTCCGTGGAGTCCCGAAGAGCTTGAAGAGGTCATCGGACATGTCAAGCGCGTGCTCGAGTGTCCCAAGCCCAAGGTCTTCCACAACGCCAAGTTCGACCTCAAGTTCCTCGAGCTGCGACACGGCTGGCGCGTCAACAACGTCGCCTGGGACTCGATGCTTGGGGAGCACTTGCTCCGCGAGGACATGACAGGCTCGTATGGCCTCAAGACGTTGGGGCGCAGCTACTTCCCGATGTTCAGCAACTACGCTGACAAGGTGCAGGAGTTGGCCGAACAGCTCACCCCGGAAGAGGAGGGGGTGCGCACGGTTCTCGTCAAGGCGCGCAAGGGCAAGCCGAAGAAGGGCATCGCGGGCATCGAAGACGGCCTGACGATGGAGATGAGCAAGAAGGAACTCGAGGCCTACTTGTTCGGGACCAAGAAGGACCGCAAGAAGCAGGTCTTCGATGAAGGCTACGAGCGCGTGGCCCTCGATACGCTGCTCATCTACGCCGCTGTCGACACGGACCTGACGCGCCGTCTTCTGCGTCATCAGTTCGTGCGTATGCAACAAGAAGGCTTCCAGCAGCACGCGCGTGCGCTCATGGCCTCGCACTGTGTTCCAGCGTCGCGTGTGCTTGGGAGCATGGAGTTCACGGGCTTCCGTGTCGACCGGCCGTACATCGAGAAGCTCGAGATCGACCTGAGCAAGATCGTCGATGAGAAGAAGAAGATCCTCGCCGAGATGTGGGATCCCGAAAAGGGGACCGAGTTCAATCCCAACTCGACGGCAGACATCGCATACATCCTCTACAACAAGGGGGTGCCTCAGCCAGACGGCACACGTGTCGCCTACGACAACGACTGGCTCGAGCGAAACAAGAAGTCGAACAAGTACAAGACCGACAAGAAGATGCTCAAGGCGCTCGTCGAGCGCATGAAATGTCCGTTCTCCAAGACGCTGCTCGAGTATCGGTCGGCACACAAAGCGCTGACCGGGTTCGTCCACGACATCAAGATGTTGTCGGAGTACGACGGCTATCTGCACACCAGCTTCCACCTGCACGGCACATCGACGGGGCGACTGTCCTCCTCGAACGTCAACATGCAGAACCAGCCGAAGAAGCTGGCCGGCGTCAACATCAAGAAAATCTTCATCCCGGATGACCCCGAGGAAGAGCTGATCTTCAACGTGGACTGGAAAGGTGCGGAGATTCGCGTGTTCACGGCGTACGCGCCTGACCCGCAGTTGATCAAGGCGCTGAACGACGGGCTCGATGTCCACAGCTGGTTCACGCAGGAGATCTTCGGCATCCCGTACGAGGAGGTCGAGGCACAGAAGGACATTAGCGACGAGATGGGCAAGACACGCACGACCGTGAAGCGTGTCGTGTTCGGCATTCTCTATGGTGCGATGGCGAAGAAGATCGCCGAAACAGCCGGCATCTCGGAAGAGGCTGCGCAGAACGTCATCGACAAGCTGTTCAACCGCTTCCCGTCCTTGCGCGACTACATGGACGAAGTGGTGTCGCAGATCCACTCGAAGGGCTTCGTCGAGACGTTGTTCGGACGCCGCCGTCGGTTCCCGCTTCAGACGGTCAACGGCTTCTTCCGGGGGCAGGCCGAACGTCGTGGCAAGAACATGAAGATCCAGTCGACGTCGTCGGATATCGTCGTGGCGCAGCTGATCGAGATCTTCGAGAACATCGGCCAGCTGGGCGGCCGTTGCTGCATCACGGTGCACGACTCGATCGTCGGCACCATCAAGAAGAAGTACCTCCCCCAGGCGCAGGCATTCTTCGACTACTACTGCGTGGAGCGTGTCAGTCAGAAGTTCCCCTGGCTGCCCGTCGCGTTCGCACACGACGTGAGCGTCGGTCCGAGCTACGGCGAAACGATCGCCCTGTCCGACTACATCACCCGGAACCCTCAGAAGGTGATGACGCCCGACGAGGAGTTCCTGGTCGAACTGGACGAGGAATCCCTCAACGATCTGCGTGAAGACGACGAGGAGCGCAAGGAGCGCGAGGCGATCGCCGAGATTGCAGAGGTCGCGTCGTGATGTGGCTCATCGCATTCCTGGTGGTGGTGCTCCTCCGGATCCCGCCTGGGGTGTGTCAGGTATCGATCGACCTGGAGGTCACGTGCGGCGGAGACGGCTGGACGTGTGGTCACGAAAAAGATCTCCAGGACCGTCTTCCGCGCGCCGTCGTGCTTGCTAAATAAACCTACCTTTCTGGTATAAGATTTCGCAGAGGACCATCAATGCCGCCACGCCCCGCCATGAAGGACTGCAACCTCTTCTTCTTCGACTGTGAGACCGGAGGGCTCAACCCCGCCGTCGCTGACATGGTCGAGGTGGCCTGTATCGTGACGGACCCGTCAGGACAACATGTCCTGAACGAGTACTCCGCCAAGGTCATCCCGAAGAAGCCCGTCGACCCTGGGGCGGCACGCATCAACGGCTACACCACCGAGAAGTGGGCATCGGAGGCCATCGACCTCGACATCGCCATGGTGAAGATGTTGGGCTTGGGGCGCGACTCGGTGTTCGTCGCGCACAACACGCCGTTCGACTGGTCCTTCTTCGAGATGGCGATGGCGCAACGCAGCCAACGCTGGAACGGCGACTACCACAAGATCGACACGGTCGCGCTCGCGACGCCACTGCTCAAGGCAGGTCACGTTCCGAACCTCAAGCTCGTGACGCTGTCAGCGCACTTCGGCATCGAGCACGAAGCGCACCGCGCGATGGGAGACGCTCGCGCGTGTCGCGAGGTCTACCTGAAGCTGATGGAGATGTACGTCTCCGTGTTTCCGACCGTACACTGACGGCTTCTCGCGGATCGTTCAATGGCAGGACAACGGCCTTTGACGCCGTTTATGAAGGTTCGAGTCCTTCTCCGCGAACCGGGCTCGTAGCTCAGCTGGGAGAGCGCTAGCTTTGCAAGCTAGATGTCAGGGGTTCGATCCCCCTCGAGTCCACCCTCACAAGAACTTGTAGTTCTGCGTCAGGATGATCCACGCGAACCAGCCGAACAGCTGTGCATGCAGGCAGTCATCGGGCATCGTCGGAGAGTGGCGCCACACCTTGCGTCCTTGCATCGTGACTTCCTCGTAGACGTTGAGGATGTCGTTGATGGCAGGCTGGGCCTGTTTCAGCATCGGGTAGATCAGCTGCTTGTGCAGGAGCTGCCGTGCGAAGTTGTCGATCATCGTGGTGCGGTCGGCGTTGTAGACCATGCCGTTCGGGTTCCACTCGTAGGGCTTGGACAGCGCCATGTATCGAATGGAGGTGACGCGGTGGTCGCCGAGCTTCGCGCGCAAGAACGAGTTGCCGATGGCGCCTTCGCCGGCGTCGCCCACCACCATCTGGACTGCCCAGGCGTTGCACAGCTCGACGATCTCCTCGACCCACCCGATCGCGTGGCCGTTGGGGAAGATCTTGTAGAAGAGCGTCTTGAGCCGTCCATCGGCTTGCTGGCCCCAGATGTGGAGCACCGTGCGCGACTTGAACATGCCCTCGCTGCCCTTGATCTCAGCGCCACCGCCAGACCAGTCGACGCCGGCAACCGTGCGCACGATGCCTTCCTTCGACAACGGCAGCGGCAGACGTGTCATCTCGTGCTTCTCATCACAGAGCGCCTCGAGGATCTCCTTGGTCAAGAGACGCACGCCTGTCGACGTGCTGACGCCGATGCACTCGTTCAGGAAGCGCGACTCGCCGTAGAGGGGCGAGTCCATCTTGTAGAGCAGCTTGTTCCAGCGTTCGATTGCGGCTTCGTACCCTGACGTTCCGGGCTGCCAGGACGCAGGTACGTTGACAGGCATGATGGCCTGCGAGATGTGAAAACCTTTGATGCCGGCCGCCTTGTCCTTGGACATGTCGACCCACTGACCCTTACGCGGATCGAGGTACGTACCACAGCCAATACAGACAGGGCCCAGCTTGCCCAACCCCTTCACGCTATCGATGAACGTCCACTTGTTGCATGCTTTGCAGCGCATGCACCATTCGGTCTGTGATGACTGGGACCACAAGAATTCGATGGTGTTCTCCATCGTCTTGGGCGTTCCAGCGTAGGCCGAATACTGATAGCTCGAGTTGGCCATACATTCCTCGATGACGGGAATGACCGACTCGTAGAGAATGTCTTGCACCTCGTCGAAATTGCAACGATCAGCGGAGTACCCGCGTGCGCGATCAGGGTCATCGAGCGCATACGTGAACGCCATCTCGGACCCGTTCCTGAACATTCGCAGGAGCACGTTGTCAATGGAGTTCGCGTTGACGAAACCCTTCCGAAGGTCTGGGCTGTAGGCGAGAATCTTGGCGACGCGGGTGTGCGAGAACTTACGAGTCTGTTCCTGCGTCGGCGAGACGTAGTAGGACTTGAAGTTCGGGGTCGCGACGGCCTCCGCGATCATGAAGGCGGCGAGCGTGGTCGACTTGGTGACCTGTCGTCCCGTCTTCAAGAGCAGGCGCGGGTACTTGCCATCGTACACCGCGCCAAACATCGGGTAGTCCTCGAGCGACAAAGGCTTGCCGTCGACGTAGAACATCCCCTGCGCGATGGTTGAACGATAAACCTCTTCCGACATATCAACGGGAACCTAGGAGAATGAAATGAGTACTGCTGACACCAAGGCTTCGATGGAAGAAACCTTCGCCTCCAAGCTCGGCGTCGAGATGGTCACACCTCGCGTGTTCGAGGAGTTGATCAATCTGAACGCCGGCACACGCACGGTGGTGTGTGCGATCGGTCCGTCGGGCATCGGTAAGACGGCCATCCCGACGCAGGTTGCCAAGCGCCGGAACGGCGGCAAGGGCGTGCCCTACGTCGCGTTGCACATGCCGACCGCGACCCAGGAGGGCTTCTTCATCCCGACCACGGCGAGCGACACGAAGCAGTACTTCGACCAGCGCGTGCCGCGTCTGTTCCAGCCCATCATCGAGTGGGCTGAGCAGATGGGCAAGAAGTTCAAGGGCAAGGTCCCCAAGGACATGTGCCCGATCCTCTCGATCGAGGAGCTGAATCGTGCCGTCGACAAGTCGGTGACACGTGCGGCCTTCGTGCTGATCGGCGATCGCATGATCGGCGACATCAAGCTCCACGACTGCATCCAGATCGTGGTGACGATGAACCCGTCGGGCGGCGGCATGAACGTCAACGAGTTCGAGCGGGACCCGGCGATGCGTCGACGCCTGCAGTCCGTCGGCGTCGCCTACAACTACGGCGACTTCATGAAGTACGCGATGGACGCGAGCTTCCATGAGCACGTCATCGG